TTATTCTACATGCATATTACCTTTTAGTTTTTTACCTTCACGTTCTGATAAAATCAACGCACATGCGGCATCACCCGTAATGTTGACAGCTGTACGCGTCATATCTAACAAGCGGTCAATCCCTAAGATAATACCGATAGCGGCTGGATTTAAACCGACTGCAGTCAATACCATCGCTAACATGATGAGTCCTACACCAGGGACGCCGGCTGTTCCGACAGATGCAATCACGGCTACAGTGACTACGGTAATGAGTTGTAGTACTGTTAAATCGGCACCAGATAATTGTGCAATGAAAATGGTAGCGACACCTTGCATGATCGCTGTTCCGTCCATATTAACGAAACATTTTATGCTTGGTACACAACAATAAATAGAACAACTTTTATTTAAAGTTCACTTTAATATTTACCACGTTTGGATTATTTACCGTTCTACTTACTATAATTTTATTAATTAATCGCTTATAGATTTGGTTCAACTCATTTACATCTGTTGTGGTTTCAATTTTATTATAAAAGTTATTTATCCTTTCTAGTTTTGTTATGTTTTTACTCTTAGATACTTTGTCGATTTCCCCTTTGATACCCTCAATTTCACTTTTCTTTTTTGTGATGATTTTTAATTTTTTCTCTTTAATTTCTTTAGCTTCTTTAGCATCAAATAATCCAGACAAAAATCCATCTTGTATTCTCATGATTTCATCTTCGATTTTAATTACTTCTTTGCTTATCTTTTCTGCTCTACTTTCTAGTTGTTCAACTAACTTTGTATTGTCGTCACTATCTAACATTTCCATAATTTCTTCTTCAAGAATTTTTAATGACTCAAGAATCACAGACTCAACGAGCATTATTGGTACAGCTATATAGTTTTCTGCTTCTGTCGCTTTCCTATTTTTAACTGTAATATTTTTAGGCATTTTTGTGTGTCTATCATAATTACCGTTTGTGTAAAGTAAACCTTCGGGCGTATAGCATAATCCCGATAATGCCGAGCGTCGCCCTTTATCTTCTCTAACATATTTGTTTTCGTTAATTTTTTCGATTATTTGTTGATATTCTTGTTTAGAAATAATAGGTTCGTGTGTGTTATAATTACGTTTCCATTCTGACTCATCTAACCTTTCAAACGGCAACCCTGATGAGTATAAATCTTTAGAGTTTCTATGATTTCCTCTTGATTTGTTATATACAGTCGTACCCGTATATGTTTCATTTTTTAATGTCTTATATACGCTGCTAGAAGTAAATAACTTTCCCCTTTTTGTTTTATAGCCTTTTGAATTTAACTCCTCTGCTATTTCTACACCATTATAATTTGCTACAAGGTATAATTCTTTCATTAAATCGATTATTTCTTTTTCTTTTTCATTGATAACTAATTTAGTTGTCTTCCTGTCAATGTCATATCCTAATGGAGCTTGACCACTTACCCATTTTCCTAGATGCCTAGCTAAGCGTCTACCTTCTCTGAATCTTTTCTTTGACTGCATTAATTCCATATTGCCGAAGAACATTTTCATTTCTAACATTTGAGCATGGTCTGAATTTGCTAAGTTATATACTTCATAAGGTGATTCTTGAACTATCTTAACATTATTGTTTCTAAAAATACCTAATATCCTATCTAAATCAGCACCCTTACCTCTTGATAACCTGTCCAAATCAACAACCACAACAGCGTCATATACACCAGTCTGAACGTCATTTAATAATCTAATCATTTCTGGTCTATCATCTATCGTGCTTCCGGAACCAATTTCTTTGTATATTTCGTACCGCCATTCGTTTAAATCACACCTAGCTTTTAGCCTAAGTAAATGATTAGCTAAGTCTTTTTCTCCCTCATCTGCACGTGATTTCCTTGCATATATAGCTACATTTTGAATTTGGCTCTCTTGGTTATCTAATTCGTCATAGTAGCCGCTCATAATATTATTCATTAGCTTCCTTCTTTCTTTTCTAAACTAAGTTCAAATTCTGCGTTTATAGACATTACATCTTCCTCATCAAATTCAATCTTTTTTAGTCTCCACACTTTGTCTGTTTCTAGTCCTTCTCTTCTTTTAACTCTGGCTATGACTTGCCTGTCTACATTCAAAGCTCTAGCCAGTTGAATATTAGTCATCTTTAAATAATTTTCTTTTATAAACTGTTCTTGTTCATAATTAATAGTATTATTTGCTACTCTTTTAACCCCTAATTTTTGCATTCTGTTGGTAATGCCGTTAATGGTTCTGTCAGGAAATAATTTCATCAATTCTTTGTATGTGTTGTCTTTATATTTTTTTAAAAGGTTGTCTTCTTCATGCGTCCATTTTCTATTTGTCCTAAAAGAGCCATTTATCGTGTAATCATATTTGTGGTGACGTTGATATTTACTAGCACATTGCTGAGGTGTTTTGTTTAAAATATTAGCAATGTCCTTATATTTAAGTTTCTTATTTTCTTTTAAGTCGATAAGTAGCTCAACCTCTTCCTTCGTCCACCTTTTCATTTTATCACCTTTATCTATTAATTTATTTCCTTATAATCATTATATACTCTGTGCATTTATTTGTCTATAAAAATTCCCCACAATTTTTCATGTGAGGAATGCAAATATGTATTAACAATATTGACTTATAACTTTCGCCATATCAGTAATTCTTTCTCTTCTGATTTTAATTCTCCACTTAGTTGCAAACTCTTCTAAAACACATCTATCCATAACAATTTTCATCTTACTTCTTCTCCTTAAACTTAGAACAAACGTATTGATTGTCTTCTTCAATGACTTCATCAATTAATTTATTTTCTAATGTTTTCTTCAAGATTGAACAAACACCGTTTCTATACCTTGTGCATAATTTACACTTGCTTTCAAACTTATCTCTTTCGTACTGGTTGTTAAAAATGCCATGCCAACCTGTTTGAGTAAATGTTAATTCTAAACGAGGGTTAGCTGAATCGATATATACTCTGTTAAATCTTGGAACTACTTTTTTATCATTAATAAAAACTAATCCCGATTCCTCAATTGAATCATTAAGTGACTTCAAAGTATTATCCAAGTCAACGTTCACTCTTGTTACATATGCGTCAATATCCATAAATATGTAATTATCACGTGTATATTCAATATCCCAATCAACATTTATTGGCAAGGACATTTGTCTCTCAACATTAATCATAATATCCATTCTGTTCTCTTTGCCAGCTTTGGATAAAATCTTCTTGCCCGTTGGTCTGCCCCCAGAGAATTGTTGTATGTATAATTTGTTTAATGATGTAGGTAGCGGTAAAGATAGCTTACATGTTTTATTTGTCATAAAATTATTTCACCAATCCATCACTAACAAATATTTTTTTCATGCTATTATTAAAATATTTATGAAGCGTGCTAGCTTTATCAGTATCACTTGGTTTAAACTCTCGTTCCTTGTACAACATGTCGCAATATTCTTTGTAGTCTTTTAATATTTGTTCTGCTCTGTCTTGAAGCCGTTGACCATTATCTGCTTCATCTTCGTCCACAAATGAATTAGCATGTTTGATTGTAATCATTAGTTGCATAGTAATATCATGGTTGTTCGTGTTGAATGAGTTGTAATAATTTTTACTGTTGTTAAACTCTACTGAATCAATGATAAGGTTATCATCACATAAAGCCAACTCTTCAATTTCGTTTAAACACCCGTGTAACTGGGTAACTAAATTTTCTTCTTTTTCTTGCGCTTCTTTTAACGTTAATTTGCCCATTCTTATTGTCCTCTCTTTGATTTATTTAATTGAGATTCGATTTCTTTCTTAATTAGAGGTTCTGGTTTATACTTTTCTTCCCAACCATCTGGCTTCATAATTTTGTTAGTTACAGCATCAATAATAGGCTTGCCGTTTTCGTCTAGCTTCTTCATATTAGCTTGGTGAATAATTTCAAATACTGGTTTAGGATTCACACCAGTCTCAACGATTGAACCATAGTTAATGTAATTAATATCATTGAGAGCGTCAGTTTGGTGTAATAAGACTTCATCATTAGGGAATGTACCTTTAGCAAAACATTTATTCTTAGCCTTATGTACTGAATGAATTAAATCATTTACTAAATTTTCTGTTTGTTGCTCATCACCTGACACTGAAGCCCATAAGAATTCAACCAACTCTTCTACTAAATAGTCGGCACGCTGTTGAGCTCTTTTTGGTGTAATTGGAGTTGGTTGAATTGCTACTGGGTGTCCAAATGCTTTATGAAACTCCATAACGTCAAAATATGGCTTGTATACTTTGTTGTTCTGCTTTGGATTATATGGTTTAAGGTTCACATGTGGTACTTTGATTAGTTGTGTTGTACGTGTTCCTTCTTCTTTATTTTGTTCAAGAATAACTTCTACTAATACGTAAGCACCTTCTTGACCAATCACTTTACCTGATTTCTTAGTTTCTGTATCAATGACAAAACTTCCGTTCTTAAATTTTGTAAACATATTCTTTTTCTCCCTTATTTGTATTGTTGTATTTCAATTACTAATTTTTGTAATTTACGCCTAGTCACAATCACATACCACAAATTAGATAAGCTAAAAGGGAGCTTTCTTAACTCCCTAATAACTTTAAAGACCCGATATTCAAGTATAACAGCTGACATCTTGTCCATTTCTTGCTCATCTAATAAGTGTGCGTATGTCATGTAAATCCCTTTAACTACTTTATCTAGTTCTCTCCTTTTACTTGTCATACGTTACACACCTCTTAAAATTAAAACCCTTCTGCGAATGCGTTAATCTTCAATCCGACTTCTTTATTAACTATAATGTCGTCAATTAAATGAACCATAGTAGGAGTTGACATTACGCCATATTCACCTGCTAAGTCTGGACGTTCCGTTACATCTACATATTCATATTTAAAATTGATTGACTCTAAATGATTCTTAACTGCTTTGCATGGATTGCACGTTGGTGAGCCGAATAAAATAAATTTAGTTTCTTTCATTATTTATTTACCTCTTTATCTTTATTTTGTATTAATTCACTCAAATCTTTGACTCGATGATATAATTCATTCTTATTAATATGTGTGGTTGTAATTAAGTAATCATAGTCAAATGAGTCGATATAAGTTTCTGTTTCATGTTGTAAGTCTTTTTCGTCAAAGTCATCATTCAACTCTTGCATACGTTTAAGACGTACAACATCATCACATTCAACTTTAATGATTATGAAATCATTCTGTTTAGCAAACTCATATTCGTTTGGTTGTCGCAAATCAGTAATGATGTTGACAATAGTATAGCTACCATAGTCAAACCCAATATTTCTTAGATTGTCATTAATCTTTTTAGCAACAAAATCAATCCAAATGTTCTCATTTCTCTGTCTTAAAGTTTGACCTAACCACTGAATAAGTTGTCTAGGCTTTTGCTCTTCGTTAAATTCATGAGGATACAATTGTCTAGCTGTTTGTTTCAACGAATCTCCAAAACTAAATGTTCTAACATATACGTTTCTATGAGGATTACTTAAAGATTTCACGATAGCGCTGGCTACTGAATCTTTACCTGAACGCATTTTTCCTGTTAAGGCAATATTAATTTGTTTAATGTTAATTGGTTTGTATAATGTAGGAATTGGGGTTTTAGCCATATTGTTCACTCCATTAATGATTTAAAAATTTCTTAGAGATTTCATATGATTCAACATTATTGAAATCAAAATCTTTATCTCGTAAGTCCTTGTTATTAAGTGACAAGACATATCCGTCGCCTTTTGTTGAGAAAAAGTCGTGATTCTTAGTTTCCGTATTTAAACCATTTTCTACAATTGGATTAAATGGGTCTGGGTTAAACACAACATCGTGTCCTAAGTTCATTAGCGCTTTATTACCGTTATATTGAATGTATCGAATTACATCTTCGGTTAGACCAATAGAATCGTATAGCGACGCTGTGTACTCGCACTCATTAAAATAAAGTGCATCGAATAGTTCCATCATTTCTTTCTTCAATCGTTTCTTAGTGTCTTCATCAAATGTACTGTAAATATCTTGTGCTGCAATACCCACACCAACACCATGAATACTTTCATCAAGAATAATCTTACGAATGATTTCACCTGAAGCAATCATCTTACCTTGTCCGGAAAGCAACAATGGATAATAGAAACCTGAGTAAAATAAGAATGACTCAAGGAATACTGACGCAACCATTGCCATGTATAATTCTTCATCTGATACTTTTTCTTTGAGTAATGAACGATAATATTTAGCAATAAGTGTTGTTTTCTTATTTAAATACTTATTGGCTGGCACCCATTCTTCTAAGTAGTATTCTGTTTCCTTACGGTCAATTAAAGTCGTAAAGATGTGAGTGTACGACTTATGATGAATGTTTTCCATCATACCCATAAATGAGAATACTGATGACCATAATGGGTGAGGATAATGAAATTGAATTAAAGGCATGCCCTCTGCGGCTTGAGTGGTATCAAGTCCCGCAAGACCTGATAGCACTTTAATATAAACCTCTTGCTCATCTTTAGATAAACTTTTCCATGATGTAATATCTTTTGATGGCTTGAATTCATCTTCTGTCCACATTTGTGCTACGTTTTGTTTCCAGAATGTTAATGCAATATGCTCTTTATCCCAGTTAGTAGCTTTAGCTTGAATTGTTGTCATTTATGTATTATCCTTTCTGTCTTTTAATGTTTTTATATCACACAGCACAACTTGTACACTCAGCAATGCTTAACAACTTATTACGAGTATAGTAGAGTGATTTTAATCCTCTATCATGTGCATATGCGTACAATCTAGCTAGCTTGTTAGTTTCAATCTCGCTATTAACAAATAAGATTGTTGAAACACCTTGGTCAATCCATTTCTGTGCAACAGCAGCTACATTGATAATATGTTCGTTTGGAATTTCAAATGCTGTTGGTGAATAGTACCACATTGTTTGTGGTGATAAATATGGCATTGGGTAGAATGTTTCTGAATTACCATATGTGCGTCGTTCAACAATATCGACAACAGGCGTTAATGCTGAACTACAGTTTGTTATGTAACTGATAGACTGGGTTGGTGCCACCGAAAGCCTGTATCCGTTGTACAAACCATATTTACCAACATCTTTTGCTAAACGTTGCCAGTCTTCTTTTGTTGGAATGTAAATATCTTTAAAGATTTCTTTTACTTTATCAGTTACAGGCTTAACATCTTCTGTTACACGATTGTTTTTATAGAAATATTCACCGTATTCTTTATCTTTAATTGCATAATCAGATGTTTCAAAACCATAGAATTTATCGTTGCGTTCTTTTGCAATTCGCATTGATTCATCTAATGAATAATAATCCATCATCATACAGTAAACATTAATTAGGTCTAATGATTCTTCTGAGCCGTATCTAATTTGATTCTTGGCACACATTGAGTGGAATGACATTACTCCAAGCCCAACGGCACGAATATTTTTGTTTGCTTTATGAACAGATGGTAAATGTTCAATACGTGAGTTATTTGCTACAAATGTTAAAGCTCTCATTCCTGTTCTGATTGATTCCTCAACTGCGTTTTCTTCAATCGACTTAACCATATTTAACGAAGCTAAATTACAAATAATATCTTGTCCTAAGTTATCTTCTTTATGGTAGTCGTTGATTTCTGATACGTTCATGTATTGGAAAATTTCTGTACACAAGTTAGACATTTTCACTTCGCCATGTTCGTTCAAAGCATGATTCTTATTAGCATTATCTTTATACATGATATATGGGTATCCAGATTGCAATTGTGTTTGTGCAATCATATTCAGCATGTCACGTGCGTTCATCTTTTTCTTAACAATATTCTCGTTCTCAACTAATTTGTCATACCATTCAGCGATATTAATATCATCAAGAATTACGCCGTATTCTTTTTCAATTGAGTATGGTTCAAACATGTACAAGTCTTTGTTGTCCTTAGCTAAATCAAAGAATAGTGAGGGAACAATTAACCCAATGGATAGAGTCGCTAATCGAGCTCCTTCATCAGCATTAATCTTCTTACTGTTCAATAATTCAATAACGTCTGAATGGAAGATGTTAAGATAAGCGGCTCCTGCACCATCTCTTGAGCCCATTTGGTCAGCATAACCAACCTCACCTTCAATTAACTTAGCCACAGGGAACACACCTTTAGCAGCATTCTTAATACCTTTGATAGGTGCGCCACGTCCACGCAAACGAGTTAAGTTTACTGCAACACCACCCGCAATTTTACTTGCTTGTGATACTTGACCTCTAATAAAGTTAATTGAATTCAATGTATCGTCCATTGTAAATAAGTAACATGAAGCTAATTCTCCACGTTGTTTACGCCCTGCATTTAAATATGTAGGTGTAGCTGTTTGAACAGTTTGTAAAGTATGTGTTTTGATGTACTTCTTAGCCTGTTCTACATCACCATTAGCTAGATACAATGAAACAATTACATTATGTTGTTCAAAGTTTTCTAACCATTGCTTCTTATCCCGTGTCTTCAATGCGTATGTTTCATAGAATTTACTTGCCGCCATGAAACTTTGGAACTCGAAATTGAATGAGTATGCATATTCAGTAAGCTCAATTAAATCTGATTCATTATATTGCTCAAATACGTCAATATAATAGCCTTCTTCAACTAAGTAGCGAAGTCGATTAATCTCATTCGTAAACTTTTTTGTTTTTGAATCAACGTGTTGGAGATAAAGTTCAATAGCTTCTTTATCTTTATGAAGGCTTAATTGACCCACTGAATCTCTTCTCATCATTTCGTTATTCTTTTCAATCCATTTGCTCATTAAATAACCTCCATTAATGATTTAATAATTTATCTTTGTAATCTTGTACTTCTTTGTCGTCAGCATTCCTGATGAAGTCAATGTCTTTGATAATTTTTTGTGTTAAAGCATCATTCATCTTTTTGTACCAAGTTAATGAGTTATCCATTGCCGCTTCATCAAACTCATTGAAATTATCATTCATATCGTCTATGAAAAAGTGCTCTATTCCAATCCCGCTAAACTCGGATATGATATTGAACTCTGTATCTTCTTCAAACTCAAATTGTATATCCTTTAACTTTTTTAAACATTTCACGGCTTTAGAGATTAGTTTAAAATCTTGCTCGCTAGTTGTTTGTAATTCATTTATCAAGGCAATTTGATTATCCACTAATTTTTGAATTTTAATGATTATCCACTCCTTTTATGTATGACACCAACTTTTCCACATCACTTTTGTTTCCATTCATTTCAAACTTGCCTATCAATTGAACACCGTATGTTTTTGATACAATGTCACCGGCTATAGCGAAGTTACCTCCCCAGTTTCTGTTACCTGAGGACATAACTGCTTTAAGATTATCGCTGTTGTTTTCAAGAAATGCCAGAACTGTTTTCGGCACTTCTCCAAAACTATATGTTGGTGTAACAAGGATAAATGGTTCATTAACAACACTGCTTTCGTCAATGCTAAGCGTTCTAATACCATAAGCTCTTAACTCTTTTGCAAAGACTTCTGTTTTTCCTGTATAAGTATAGTAGACAACTAGAATATCTTTATCCAAAAGACTTACCTTCTTCCTTTTATCAATTAATTTATCTTTATTCATAAAAATCATATTGTAAGTTGACAAGAAAATCCTCGTATATCTCTAATGACTCGGTAAAATCAGCTGTGTTATCTGTTCCCTCAATGTAAACATAACCTTGGCTTGTTTCTGCAATCTCTGTATTCATTTGTATGACCTCTCGTCTTTAATAATTTTAGTCTGTTAGTCTATAATTTCAATCTTAACTTTCTTTTTGTTTTCTGAAGCATAATCAAAGATATGGTTTAAACTCGTCTCACCAACTTTAAACTCATCACCATTGAACTCACCTTCAATAGTTTTCTTGAACATGCCTTCGATTAATTCTTTAATTAAATCAACATCAATTCGGTTTTCTTCAATTACTAGGTATGACTGTAGTTGTTTACCTGTAATAGTGTCTGTGATAGCAAAAATCATTCTACCACCATATTTATCAACTTCTGCTACTACACGTAAAACCAAGTTTTTAAAATCAGTAACCAAATCGTCGTTTAAAGTTTCATCAGTTTCAATCTTGTCTTCAACTTTGCTAATCTCACCATTAGCAACAATTGCCGCTACATCAACTGATTTTGAAACTTCTTTTAAGGTTTTGGCTAACTCTTCTTTAGTAATTTCAACTGGTTCATTGTAAGTGTTGATAACAACACCTCGATAAACTTTTTCTTTGTGACTAGCTGCATCTAATGCAATATGAAACTCTTGCTCACTAATCCCTGACGCTTGAATACTATAATCTCCCCAATCTTGCTCATGAAGATATTCATAGAACGAACCAACTGGGCTCTTATCAGATAGAGTTGTAAGAAACCAATTAATTGCTTCTTCTTCATTCTCGAACCTTAAACCATCTACTGTGTATAATGGCATAATGTTTCCCTCCTATTTAATTGAAAGTGTTTGATTAGTAACCAACTTGGCGTAATCAATCTTTTCTACTTCTTCCTCACTCAAACCTTTAAGATACCTTTTGAAACCTTCTTTATCTGGTTTGCTGATAAGTTCTTCTTTAATAAACTCTTTAGGCATTTTAGACTCATCATAGATATGTAACACTTTTGAATTCCTAGTTGATACTTTGATAGTAGGCGTTTCTACTTTCTTTTTGTTAAGCTCTTTCATGTTATGTAACAAATATTCTTTGAGTCTAATAATTTGTTTCTCTTTCTTTTTTCTTAGGTTATCAATCTCGCTTTTACGATTCTTAATAACTAATAAATCGTCTTCTAACTTTTGGATAACCTTGCCTGTGTTTGCAATTTTTTCCTCGGCACCATCAGCGATAGCATCTAAAGTATCTTTTAAATCTTCGTAAGTTAAATCCTCGTTCTCATCAATAAGTCTTAATACGTTATGATAAGATTCAGTGTAATCATAAAGTTTCATGTCTTCCATAGGGCTCTCTCCTTTTATGGTTGACACACAACTCATCATTACTGTTACTATATTAAATGATTGTTTATAGTGTGTCAACCTATTTCAATAATTTATTTCTTATAAATCACAGCGGCTACGTAACAAACGAACAATAGACCAACATTGATTGATTCTGTGATAATAACGTGTGTGCTTGCTCCCGTGAGCAATAAGATAAGTATTAAGACTAAAATACCTGTTGCAAATAGCCCATATAGTAATGGATTAGTGCCTTCTGACGTTTTATTAATATAAAAATGTTTTAATTGTGACACATATGCCGCTACAATTGCGACTGAAGCAACGATTTGTGAATGGCTTACATCTAATAAGTTAGTAGCCATTGGCGTTACTAACAGGTAAGCTACTAGAAAAGCGATATATCTTGCTTTGTAATGTTTATTACGCATATGGTTGAAATATACAAAGAAAATGACTGCAAACAAGGCATTGACGATTTGCCCCATATACATGTACCACTCAGCTTCACCAGTAATAATCATGTTATGCAACGTAATTGAAGTTGACACAGCAACATAGTACCAAAAAGAAGTTGACACGCCTTTGTGTTGTTTGTATTTAATAGTTGTATAAACTTGTGGTAAATAACCAACCATAAAGATTGCCACAACCAAGATGTTTAACATATGTAAAAAGTTTACCATTATTTTCCACCAACGATTACGCCTTGAGAATTAATTTCTAAAGGATTCTCGCCTTTCCATTTATCAATCTTTTGTTTTTCAATAAGCTCTGGTGTTAAAGAGTCATTAAGAATCTTATTTGCTTTTGCCTCACCTTCAGCTTCAATACGTTTCTTCTCAGCATTAGCGCTAGCGATTTGTTTATCCGTTTTTGCTCTTTCTAATTCTTGGTTAGCCTTAACTCGTTCATCGATTGATGCTTGTGTTGCTTTGTCTGCCTCTGGGCTCGATACTGCAATATCTTCAACAATAAAACCTTCTTTTTCTAATCGTTTTTGCAATGTTTCAATAGTATCCTTTTTAATTTCTCCTGCTTTTACACCGAATGTTTCGATAACTGAGTATTTTGATACTGATTGACGCAAGCCATCTTGTACTCTTGTACGTAAATAGCCATTCTCTAATTGTTCAATATCAGCATTACCAAATTTATTAAAGATAGGAACAACTTTAGTAGCATCTACATGATAGTTCACACTGATGCTCATTGTTAAGTTCTTACCATCTGATGTTGCTACATTCAATTTATCGTATTCTTTCGTTTGTGTACGTACAGGATAATCAGTAGTACGTGTCAATGGTGACACTAAATGCCAACCAGCGTTGAGTGTCTTATCTTTTACCCCCGCTGTACTATACATTACTGCTACATTACCTTGTGGTACTTTCTCGATACAAGCAGCTAATAAAAGCAATGCTGCTACTGTTAATGCTCCAATTGTTGCAACTAATCCTTTTGACATTAAATATTCCCTCCATTTTTAATCTCATCAAGTGTTTGATTTACTTGTTCTAGTTCATTTTCAAGCCTACGTATTTCACCCATAGGATAGAACATACCAACTTTTGCTCTAATTTGTTCTTCTAAAATACGTTGTCGTGTCTTTAACTCTGCTTCCATTAACTTTTGCTTTCTTTTACTCTCTTTTGCTTTGCTTAATATTTCACGTTTCTCCTCTAAATGACTAAACACATTCATTAAATATGAAAGTAATAAATACAAAACAACAGCAATGATGATTATGATTATAGCTCCTAAGATAAATAGCTTCATTTTAATTTCAACAACTCTTTTAATTCCGGTTTGTCTTTTAGAATATCACGCAATACAGCAATAAAACTTTTTCGAAAAATATCTTCACCTGAATAGTTATAAATCGCACAATCTCTGATTAACGGCTTAATTTCACGCCATTCTAAATGTTCATGCAACTTATCAACCACATTAGACAAATCCTCTAAGTCATCTAAATCTTTGTAATCGTCTAGTTTTAATTGAATTGCGTACACAACATAAGTATTTCCTTCTGATTCAAATTTTCGGAATGGGTGTACATTATATCCAGCCATATAGAATGCACCTAACTCTTCTTCACCCAATTCCTCAAATGTTGTAAACACTGGTGTTCTTTGTAATAATGCGTCTTTGCTTTCTGTAACAGTGTAATTAAACTGTTTAATAACATTTGTAAATTCTCTTTGTTTTTCTCTTTTTTCTTGTAACTCGCCTTTTAACTCGTCTCTTGAATAAATCAAACCTTCAAACTTAACTAAATCACTCATTATAATTCCACCTTCCATTAATTTATTTTTATAAATTCTCAATAACCTCACCAATAAAACTTTCCAATACTTTTACATTAATTGAATTTCCTGCTTGTTTATACAATTGAGCATCTGCTTTAATTAATTCACCATTCTTATATGTATCAGCTAATGCTTTTTGAGCTTCATAAAATTGTTTGTCTGTAAAACCTTGAAGTCTCCAGTATTCTAAAGGAGTTAAACCTCTAATATGTATGTTATTATCCACTAGATAGTTAATATCTTTGGGGTTAATCAGCTTAGAATAATCTTCTGTGTTGTATAACACAAAATTATTAGTCCTAGCCGCCTTTCCACCTTTAGCCACTAAACAACAAGCTAATTCATTATGTTTTAACACTGTCATTCTACCTTTAAAGTTAGGATTGTTGTTTGCTAGAGCCAAAACTGATTGCTTAGAAAGTATGTATGATTAACTTGCTTTTGGCTCTAAATAATCGCCAATCACACGCTGTTTTTGCTTTTGAATGTCGGGAAACTCGAATTTGCCCCCTAATATACTTACAACAAAGACACGAGGTCGGCTTTGAGCCTCACCAATATCTCTTGGACTTATAATTTTGTAACTAGAAGTATATCCTAAGCTATCTAACTCATTTAAATAAGCGTCAAAGTTATGTTTATGATTCTTATTCAATACAGATTTAACATTCTCCCAGATAACAACCTTGGGCTTACATTCTGATACAATTCTAACTGTTTCCCACATTAAAGATGATTTTGTTCCACTATTTTTATCTCCACCTTCTTGTTTACCCGCTATACTAAACGATTGGCAAGGTGAGCCGTGGAACAATAAATCAACATCTTTAATTGTTGTACCGTTAACTAATCTTACGTCGGATAAATTTTTACTTTTATCACGTTCACCTTAAAACTATATAATACCAAGGAGAGAAATAATGAAAAAGATTAGAATGTTGAGCTTATTCTCTGGCATTGGAGCGCCAGAAACAGCGATTAAAAACTTAGGATATGACCTAGAGCTCTTAAATTTTTGTGAGATAGACAAGTATGCTTCTACCTCATATGAAGCAATTCATAAAGAAAATAAAAGTAAAATTTAATCTTCTTCATTAAACCATGCTTCAAGTATGTTTAATGTACTCGTGTCTATGTATAAATTTAAATCGTGATACGAATAATAACCAACAACATCTACATCGTCGTATCCTACTTCATCACCGTTCCAGTCTGAATGCCACATTAATTTACTATAATCAAATGTTTCAAAATCAAACATGGTAATATCACCTTATTTAAATAATTTATTTTTATTGTTTAGCTGACTCAATGCGTCCAATTGCAACATCGTAATATTCTTTATCTAGCTCATAACCAATATAGTTTCTACCTGTATTCATACAAGCAATTGCTGTTGTGCCACTGCCGACACAGTTATCCAGTACCGTATCTCCCTCATTTGTATACGTTTTAATCAACCACTGAAATAACTCAACTGGTTTCTGAGTAGGGTGTATTTTCCCTTTCTGACTAGCATTACTAACTTCGATTACCGATGTAGGATAGTACTCATCATTCCATGATTCATACCTTTTAGTTTCGCCATAACATCTGCCACCTTTTTTACCTGTATTCCCTTTATTTCTAAACTTTCCTTTGCGCATAATAGGATTGTATACGGGAGGTTTTTTGTAGAAAATAAGAATACTTTCATGACTTCTTAAAGGCATACGTTTTGCATTTAAGAATCCGGTAGGTAAACTCTTCTTCCAAATTAAATCGTATTTGAACATTTTAGGATTGCTATTAACAAGTCGTGATTCAAAAGGTTGGGCTGCTGTAAGTGCGATAACGCCATTATCTTTAATAACCCGCTTATACTGTTCCCACAACTTTTCTAAATCAATAACTATATCCCATTTATTCCTAGTGGTTCCATAAGGCAAATCACATAATATCATATCAACTGATTTATCCGGTATTCTTTTCATACCTTCTAAACAATCTTCGTTATAAATTTTGTTAAGTTCAATCATTTCGAAACACCTAATTTCTCTAATTCTTCAAGCACTTTCTCCCAAGAAATGAACCCTACACCATTAGTGAGCTCCAATACAGCACCGTAAACAAACTGGTTCGTACTGAACTCCGCTCTGTCAGGGTTGTTGTAAGGCTTGCCATGTCCCTGACGAATATCAGAACAATAGCAGAGTACTGGTTTATTAAAAATCTTTTCTTGTTCTTCAATTTCATCTTGTAGATGTTCATATGAATCAGTCTCATAGCCCTCAGTATCATACCTTACAATTTCTGACTCCTCTTCTAAACGTTCAATAGTTTTTTGAGCTTGATGCTTCATTCCCAAAACAATACCCAGTTCTGCAATTGTTCCTAATCCCTCATTAAGAATATCAAATACAAAAATATCTGATTCTTGCATAGCTTTAAAATCATTGCGTAAAATACGCTCAGCTAATCCTTCTTGTACTGCATTTTGTTTGTCGTTAATTGATTTATCCTTGTGCGGTGAATAAGGTGTCACTCCTACAATATCCTCTACTATATTATGCTGTTTCTCACGATACTCGACCATAGCTTCGTTTAACAGATGTCCACCCATATAAACTACTTTATCTTTAATATGATTTGCCATTTTTCTCCCCCTAAAACAAGCCTTTATCAAACATTAAGTCATAAACTTCATTCTTATCAAATAACTCAAAATCGTCTTTTTGCAACCACTCTAAATCACTCAACAAATTGCTTAACTTGTCATGTTTTTTATGCTCAATAATTTTTGATAACTCTTCAATTACTTGTTCTAAATTGTTTGGTCTAATGTATGTATAGTTTGTCATATTTTCACCTTATTTAAATAATTTATTTTTAATAACCTTTCCAATTTAGCTGCTCATAACTAATATCACCATTCTTAAACTTGATGAATCCATATCTTAAAAAGTCATGAATACAAACTTCAAAGATGGTTGCGTCGTTTTTCTCGCTATAATACATCTTTTCAATTTTAATATCTCTGAGTTTAATTACTTCTAACTTAGCCATTAAGCCTTTTAACTCATTTTCTGGTAATTTCCATTTATCTTCTGGCAGTCTGGCGAACAGCTTCTTAGTATTATTAAGCTCAATAATAAACTCTTTAATATCTAAATACTCATGAAAAGGTATTACACGGCTACTCAACTTCTTTCACTCCATCTCTAATTTCATCTAAAGATGACTCAAGCGTGTTAATCTTGTCTAACAAATATTCATTTTCGTTTTTTAATTGTTCACTTTTAGTTACTGTGTCGCTAATCACTTTTTCTGCCGCAAGCCTTGATTCAATTAATTCAAAAAGAATAATGTTCGTATCATCAGCGTCCAATGATTTTTCCAATAAATTATTACCGTTTTTGTTCATTACAATATTTTTGATAACGTATTCTTCTTCATCTCTTTCCAACAGTACATAAAAACTTGGCATTGTAATCTTGTAATCATTTTTGTTTTCCATATGCATATCCACCTTTTAAATTTATTCAGCATAACCGGCAAACTGTAAATTAGAATCCTTCAGAATGATATTTACTGTTTCAATATCAAATTCATCAACGTCCGGCTCTGTCGTAAGCAAAATGTTTTTCACATTAATTTGTTTAGCGCCATTGGTGATAAAGGTTATCCACGTGTCACCTAAATCACTCTTGATAAAGCTGAAGCTGCCTGTAACCTTACCGTCGGCACTTTCACATTTATAACTCTTGTCATACACAATTTCTTCAATCATAACGTCTCTCCTACATCTTTTGTAATAACTCATCACATTTTAAACCAATGTGTTCAAGTGTGCTTTCAAGGTTTTCTCCACTAAATAGTGCTTCTTCGCATTTATCGAAGAATTCTGTTAAAGTCATTGCAATCTCTCTGTGCAATAAATAAAGATTCTTAGTCTTTTCCGTGCTCATTTTCGGTCTCCTTATTCCATTTTGAATTATCTTTCAGTAGTTTTTCTTCGTGTAGCAATTCGTTCAAGCATTTAAGTTCTCCTTCATCATAGAAAAACACTTTTGCTAAGTATCTTCCAAAATTATCAGATTTATAAGTTTGCACATAAATATCCATCTCAAAGACTTTCTCGATAACAAATTGTTTGGCTTCTGCATATAGCGGCTGCCCACGCTCAGGCGTATCAACATTTAACAAGCGAAGTCTTTTGTCTGCGTATGTCTTGAAGCCGTAATCTAACTGTACGTCGATGGTATCTCCATCAACTACATTGACGCACTTTCCTTTGAATATATACAATTTATCTTCCATTTTATTTTCCTTTTCAATTAATTTATTTACTAATGATAAGACACATCAGTAACTTCTTTGTCTTCTCTAATTTGTTTAAATGTTGGAAAGCGTAAACTTAGTTTCCCGTCTTTATCACTTGACTCTTCAAAATAACCAACTTCAACAATCTTATTGACGATTAGTTCAGGCTCTTGCCAATACTTAATTCTTTCTTTTTCCGTAAACCCAGAACCTACTTGTAACTCATTCCCTTTATATTCAACAACGATACTTCCTAACTTACCACCACGAGTGTGTTCAACTACTCGTGACACTTTCAAATCAGCGTTATAAAAAGTTTTAAATTTTAGTAACGTCTTTGTTCGTGTAGTTGTATAGAAAGCATTAATATCATCTAGCATAGTCCCCTCATATCCTAATTCTTCCATTTTCTTTTGAACACGTTGAATCTCTGCTAGGTCATTTCCTTGATACAAGGACTTAACATTTGTGAAATACTTGCGTCCTTGTTTGTTTCCATTCGTATATGTATTAAGTAAGCCTGTAAGCTCAGCAAGTTGCTCACGTCGTTTAATGTATTTAAGTTTTGACTTACCGTCTTTAAATTCTTCTAATGGCATACAATCAAACATAATATATTGAATATCTGACTTAACACCATCTTTTCTTAATCGACTTGAAGTAACTTTGAATAGTTTGTCGCTACTTAAATCATTATCGTTAAATGCTAAAAGTTCACCATCAAACATCATTGGTTGCTTATGTTCCTCGTAGAACGCTTCTAGAGCTTTCTCAAAAGTAATCAAGCCCTTATACTCTTTACCGCTTCGTGCGAATAATTTCACTCCTTCTTCATCTACCAAGGCTACGCAACGATGCCCATCAATCTTTACACTTTGAGAATAAATTACGTTTGGTTTTAACTCTCCTTCAAATTTACTTCCTTTGCGCACGTCAAATTTAAAAATAAAGTTTTTACCAAACACTTTATTCAAAGTAATCTTACTTACACCAGCAGGATAATCTTTAATAATGATGCTTTTAACAAAATTAGCAACATCTTCTCCATATTCTTTTTTAAATGCTTGGATATACCCTTTTGCTAACGCAATGTCTTTGTCCTTACCAGAGTTGTTTCTCTTCAAGTAGTCCGTTAATACTTGCAAATTTGGAATATCGACCTCTACTGGATTAACTGGTTTGGCAATCTTTTTTGTGGACAGCCCAGTTGTGATTAAGTCGTCGTATAAGAATTTTAAAACATTTTGTAGTAATTCATCATTCTTGTTATTTCGTAAAATATTTTCTTTCACGATTCTACTAGAAGTTTTCTTCAAACTTTCAAGCACTTCGTACAATTTCTGAATCTCCATGATAACCTCCTTGTGCTACTAAGCACGCTTTTGTATTTACGGCATGTTTTTTTAATTCAGGAATAAGGCGATGAAGCTCACGTGATTTGTAATTATAAAATGACAATTGTTTCTTTGTTTCTTTACATTTTTTATCATTTAATTTATTCTCTAAAGCATTAATAGTTGAATCAACCGTTTGTAAGTATGGCTCTAATGCTTCGATAAACTTGTTGATTAATTCTAAATCTCCCTCATCTAAAGCCTTATATCCTAACTTTTCAATATCATCTACCAATGATTGTGTTTCTTTCACTTCATTATGTAATTTACTCATATGTTGCTCTCCTCTTTGTCTTATGTGTTTGTTTATATTTATATTATACCACATAACCATAAGGATAACCAATAAAATATTTTATTTTTGATTAACTAAAGTATCATTGCGCTTAACTTTGATTGCCGTGTTACCAGCCATAATTTCTTTCGCTTCCTCAGAAAAATGGTCAAACCAAGAGTTTAATTTCATAAACTTATTAACTCGATTCTTTTGCCGTTTTTTCAATTGGTTTAATTTCTTCTTTCCACCTAAATCGTTAAACGATTCTTTTGCTTCAAAGCATCTTTGCTTCCATGCTCGTCTTTCTTGTAAGACATTTTGTAATTCTTTGCATAGCACCCAAGCCTCATATGCATTAAAATTTCTTGTCTCAATATCATGGTACAATTCATTAACTTTTGCAGCTGACTCATTAATCATTTGTCTAGCATATGTAATTTCACTTTCTAATTCCTCCAAATACTGCTGTGTGTTGTTCACAATAATCGTCCCTCTCACTTTTATCCTCCTCTCTATTTCAAATAATTTATTTCTTTAATCATTATATGCTCTAATTTACAACAAGTCAAGAGAATATTTTAAATATATTCTCTTTCTAGTTTAAAAGTGACTTCGCCGTTCTTTCCTACATAATCAATTAGCTTTGTTGTCGTGGAAGTGTTTGAATCAGCATATCTCTTAGCGACAAATTGATTACCTCTTCTAAATCCACTAACAATTAATAAATTCCCTTTACCAAACCAACTATCCTCAACTATCTTGCCATTTCTTTTTACTGCCTTGTTGTAGTAAGAGAAATTTCCTTGATACTTAATTGGTACTACTGAACCATCGGTAGCAATAATTGTGACCATATTCTTTGTAGCGTTCTTAGAAATCACAACACCGGCAATTGAATCGATTTTGTACTTAGGGAACTCTCTTCCTTTAAACATAAATGTATCAACTATTTGGGGTTCTTCAGGCAATTCATTGTATCTGCTTAGGTTGTACATTTTACTGTCTACTTGAGATAGCTCGTGTTCATGGTAGTAGAACGACAATGTTTCCATTTCCCATTTTGAATAACTACCTAAAGCATATTTAATCCACTGCTTATTCAATTCATAACTCTGTACTTTCTTAAGTTGCTCATCAGACTTTAACCATTCTTTAAGGTCTTTAATCTTCTTATCGAACACTTTCTTGAACTGCTTCTCATCAACTTCATAATAGTTACTTGTAACATTTACGACACCTGTGTTACCAAACAATTTGTCGTACAATTCCATATCTTCAACTTTAAATATCTTAACATTATATTTACCTTGCTTCTCTTTTCTGACCACTTTGTTCTTAAATGATTCTCTAAATAGCACCATTTCTTCTTCTGGTCTACCTTCAAGAATACCGGACTCAATTAATGTCTTAATATTTTGCATAGTCAAAGTTTCAGGGACTTTAGTTATATGTTTGATAACTTCCATCATCGCTACTTTACGTGACTCGCAAATGTTATCTAACATGCCAGACTTAACCATATTAATTAATTGTGTGTTTGTAACCAGTTTATTGTCATATAGCTTAGTAAGTACATCTTCGATAGAGTTGTATGGTCTGTTTTCGATAATATGGTGCGTTGTCTTTGAGTTTAATGACTTAACAGGCTTAAGTCCATAAATGATTACATTGTGTTCAGCGTCAGGTGTAAACGCAAAATCAGACTTGTTAACATCAGGTAACTTAACTTCTACACCGAACTCTTTAATCTTACCAATACCATTAGCAATCTTTTCATGGTCTACGAGAAATTCACTATCTTCTGATGTAGCGCCACTGTCAACGTTTAAACACGCTGTTTGCCAATAGATTGGATTGTAGAACAAGTTGAGATGTAAATTCTGAATACCGATGATTGAGTACAGATTAGAGTGAATGGAACTGAATGCATAACTGAACATTGGTGTGAATTGAGTTTCCCATACATAATCAAGTAAGTTTTTGCTTGTTCCTTGTTTCTTACCTTTACGATAAAACAGCAATTTTATTTCATCTAAAGCCGCTCCTTTTGGCTTTGCAATAGCCTTTCTGAGCTTATTCTGCTCTTCTACAGTGAAGTTTGCGATTCTAGGGTCTCCAGATAGTCCCATAGCTTGTTCTTGCACAGGAGAGACTCCTAACGTATGTCCAATATGCTCTTCCATAACCTTAATTTCGCTATCTGTTAATCCCCACTCATTCATTTCATCATACCAAGTTTGAATGTTTTCTTTATGCTTAATGAAAATGTCCATTGGTGGTTCTTTACCTTCTTGTGACTGCAATCGCATTAATGAGTTAGCAGCACTGAATTGTTCAAAGTTTTCAGGCTTGATTCTCTTTAATGTTTCAATACCAATATTAGTGTTGAATTGGAATGTATCGTTTACTATCCCTCTTGAAGCTAATTCATAGTAACGTTTATCCTCATGATTAAGTACACGTGGGTGTAGATACTCGTTAAATGTATCTTTTAGACTTCCTTTTGATTCAATCACACCGTCTTTTTCCATCAATTCTAAGGTGCTTCTAATCCTATCCAAGTTATCAATCGATAATAAGTCAAACTTTACTAAACCCATGTACTCACTATCTTTAAGCGACCATTGAGTAATACTTGCTTCTCCTTTTGCCGCTTTCATCATTGCACTGTGTTTATGAATCTCATCATTAAAGATGATTACTCCACCAGCATGTTGTGATTTAGCAACGACAATACTTTCTAAACCTAAAGCTGTTTTCAATAATTCTGGATACTTTTCCATCTCATTAATAAATTGTTGTTGTTTCTTTCTACCTTTTTCTTCATTGCCATATAAACAGTCACTGAGTGTATACTGTTGTCCACGCTCAGTTGGAATCAAACTAGCAATATATTGGGCTTCTGTATCCTCGATTCCCAATCCTCTTGCTGCTATTTTAATACAAGATTTAGTACCAGCTGTTGTAAAAGTAGCAACATTTAGAACCTTATCTTCACCATATTTATTCTTTAATGCTCGAATAACTTCTTGTCTTCGTTTACTTTCTATGTCTACATCTACGTCCTTATACACCGTTAGTTTCCTAATACTTTAACACTGAATTAACAGTCGGAATAGACTATATCACCATACATATGTATGTAAATGCGCTTCCACCTGTGACAAAATCAGGCGTACTCCTTTACAGGATAGTCGTTGCACGTTCCTTTGAACTAAAGGCTTCGCACAGTATTACCAGCTATCTATTTTTATTAATAGACCTTAGGCTCTCTTAGTCAGCTGCTTCGTCTTTTAATTTATTTCCATTATCTCCTTGTAAGGCTTGAATGGTAGTCTTATTCAACTGATACTGTTAGCACTTAGAATAATTCTAAGCACACCGCTTTGTCTTGCGTTCACATTTAATCCCCAATAATTTAGGGAAATCTTGACGACTTTTATGCAAATGTCTGAAATGTGGCATATTTTTATGTTCTAATGGATTAACTTGAGTAATTCCAAGTAAGAACAATGATAAGAAACCACCAGATGACCCACGTCCACTGCCAACTAATGAACCAGAATATCCGTTACAAGTATCTTCTTCCCAAATTGTGTTGATTATATCACGCACAGTAATATAGTATGAGCTTACTGTTTGATTAATCTTATCTCCTACACCTAAAATCTCTTCCATTTCAACATCTAGCCTTGCTAATATTTGATGAAACTCTTCTTTAGTTATATCTTCTTTGTGTAGCTCCCTCAGATAACCTTCCTCTAACAAATGAAGCATATATCTTTCGTCTTTCTTATCAGAATACGCTAATCTTTCAAGACTCTTATATTTGTCATAAGCGGGCTGAAACAAGTGCTTTAACTCAAATTCAGGAATCTCGGCTCGTGGAATAATTGGTGAATGGGCTAAGTCATAATCCTCTGATTTATCGTATAATTCCGTTGTAGTTTCTAGCGCTTGTTTGACCACGTCTTCACCTAAATAGTAAGCCATTTGTTTATAAATATCGTCTACACTATGCATATATGTATACTTATAGAACTCTTCTACCTCACGCTCTTCATTTTTAGAGTTGAGAAATGCAGCATGAATTGTAGCATGAGACTTGTTGGCGTAATGTGTGTCACAAGCAACTATATATTTTAAATCAAATTCTTTAACAAACTCTAATAAGTTTTCATTAACATAACGTTGCACGGGTGTATCCGCTGGCTGTAATTCAATGTAAAAATCGTCTTTACCAAATGTATCAACACACCATTGAACTTCATTTTTAGCTTTGTTGTGTGCTTCTTGAATCTTTTCTTTATCAAAAGTTTGTTCCATAAGCATTTTTTCTTGTAAATATAAGCAGATTGGGCTTCCAAGACATGCGCTGCTTGCCATCAATGTTCCTTTATACTCATCTGACTGCGCTACTTCTCTTAAATATGCTTTTTCAGTTGGAACACGTTCCATAATAGAACTACTAAAAAACGAATTCTTCCACGCTTGTGAGCTTAATTTACTTAATGCTTCAAAACCTTTTCTATTCTTTGCAATTAAACAAAAATGTGGGAATTTTGTTTTTCCGCTTTCATAGTTGTCTCTAACCTCTTCCAAGCTATCAACGAGATAGATTTCATTGCCCAACAGCATTCTAAAATCTTCTCGTAATTCTCCACTAGCTTTCATCTCTTTCACTGTTTTAATCATATCGACAGCGCTAGAAAGTGATTCATGTTCAGTAATACTCATACCTTTATAACCATATTGTTTGGCTGTCTCGATTAATTGTCTTGGTGAAGTAATCGCATCTGTTAAACGCAAGTTAGAGTAATATGAATGGTTATGGTGTAGTACATATTCGTTTCTTTCTGCCATTTTATCACCTTAGAAATTTATTTTATTTCTTTTTGTTCTGTAATATTTAGCTTTTCGAGCCCTGTTTAGCTTCTTTTCTTCTGATTTCATCATCATCTCTCCTCCAAGATTTTATAGTCATATTCTCTGCTTTCTTTGCCGTCTGAAATATGCACTCTAGAAGTTGGGTCGTCTTCATCAACATGCTTTATTAGCGAATCGATTGTATCAAATGCAGGTACTTTTCTGTACCATTTTTTGTAAGTATATTTACCTTCAGATGATTTAATAATGTCTAATTTCCATTCCTCACGAAACACGTAGGTACCTTTAACCTCGATTGTAAATGATTCGGCTTCTTCAGTTGGTACAAAATAATAATCAATACTCAACTCACCATTTTCATCATCAAATAACGTAAGATAGTCTCCTTGTTCTGATTCTACTCGAAGCTCTTCTCCAAGCCACGATACAGATGACCTTACCTCTAACTTAATGCTATCTGATTTGTATTTATTTCTTAATTTTTCTTCAAACTCAACTACTTTATCTGCATATTTAACAAGCAATCTTTCCATAATTAATCCTCCAAAATTGTATAATCGAATTCTACCTCATTGTTGCTGTAAGTAACTTGCTTAGACAATGTGTCGTGCTCAATTACGTGTTCCACTAATGAATCAATATCAGTAAAACTATGAGTAGAAACATAATCACGCCAGTTTTTATAAGTAAAATCACCATTTTCTAGCTTTATAATTTCTAAATCCCAACTCTCACGATAAGTAGCCGTTTCATCAACAGTGATAGAAAATTCCTTATCATTTTTCATTGGCGCATAGTGGTATTTAACCTCTAACTCACCATCTTCATCATAAAACATAAAGAGATAGTCTCCTTGCTCACACTCCACACGTAACTCTTCTCCAAAATATGACGTGTAAGATTTTACCTTTAGCTCAATATCTTCTACTTTATACTTCTCTCTAATTATCTCTTCAAATTCAATTATTTTATCAGCGTGTTCCAATAGTAACCTTTTCATGTTATCTTCTCCTTTGAATTAAATTTCAATTTGTCTAATAATAGTATTTGTATTCTCATTCGGATAACCCAATGCATTACAATAATGCTTCGTGTCAGCAACCTTATACATTACTTGATGTTCATGTACGTGCCCGAAAAAGTTAATCGGCGCAATCAATTCACTAACCTCACATTTATATGAACCGATTGAACCATCACTTAGATTCTTTCTATGAGATGATGTTGTGATTAACGGATAATGTGAGAGAAATACATCTGGCTTTACTTTCTCACTTAAAATGTTCTCATAAATTACTTTGTCATAAGTGTTGTACAACTTGGGCTCTTCTGTAATGTACTTGCTATCATTCATGAATTCACGATAGAATCTAACTTCCTCTTCTGTTGTTGGTAGGCTAGTCATAGTAGCACCAGCAAATGTAACCCCTTTATACACTTCGGAATTATCACTATACATACTATTAAAGAAAGTCACATTGCCTAATTGTTTAACTAACTCTGATAATTCTTTAGCCCGCAATTTACTTTCATTTTTATATTTTTTCGTTTGTTGTTGAGATACTAAATAATAGTCATGATTACCACTCACAAAGAATACTTTATCAAATTGCTTAGAGAACTCCTCTAGCACCCACATTGTGATTCTATTGTAATGTGAAATATCTCCAGCAATAACTAACACTTCCTTGACTTTTAAATTACTTCTTTCAATTAAATTATTAATAAACTCTTTAACTTGTTTTTCGTGTTTGATTTGGTTGTTATTGTGTTTAACCCAATTATCAATATGTAAATCACTAATATATGAAATATTCATTTATCTAACTTTCTCCTTATAATTTTTGCAATTATTTTATCTTTAAAACCTAGAATTTATCACACGTCTAAGTTTTCTATAATTAAATTTAAACCGAACACTGACATGAGAAGCATGCCAGTAATAACAAAGCCCATAAACGATGTAGTTATCACATTAACTGTTACGGAGAGTGATAAGTATAAAAGAACAACTCCCAACCATAATTTTGCTTTCCTGTTTTCCATCTGATATTTCTCCTTTAATCAAAGACTTTTCACCTTTTTAAATTTAGTCTCAAGCTGTTCAATAGAATTCTCATCAACTTTAACTTTTCCATGATAATCTGTATACAAATACGTTTCTTTTCGTTTACCAGTCTTAGCGAAATAATCGTCTGAAAATTTGATAGTAAATACTCCAAAGCCTTTTAATGTAGTACCAGTCCCATAGTAATCATCGTCCAGTGCCACAGCTCTGAATAGTTCATTCATTCATAGTCCTCCCGTGTCTTATCTTCTTTTTCAATCATTTTCATTCTGTCATGCAACATTCTGAAAAATTGATACCTATATCTATCTGTTAAAGCGTATTTATCCATGCGTTCTTTCACTTCGTTGAGTAGCTGTTCCCACATTTTTTCATATTTCATTATTGCCTCTCCTTTCATAATTAAATTATTTAAACTTAGCTAATTGAGTTATATTTGCCCTAGTTCCGAACATTTCGCCTTTTTTATAAATATCATGCCGCTCCATTTTAAACCCATCATTTTTTAAATATTCAATTGCTTCTTCTTTCTCGACAAAGTAATAGTCGTCTAAAGAATAACTTTCATTATTTGGAAAATAACTCGTATATTCAATTATAAACATATTTTTCACCACTCGATTATTATTTTGAATGCTTGTGTTCAGGAAGTCTCGACTCTTCCTCTTACTGGAATTCAACTCCTACGCCTAATTTCACTATATCTGCTTTGTATCCTAAATATGCAAGCCCTGACATAAAACCATCAATTTTTTCTTCGATTTTATCGTGATAAGTATCTCCTTCAAGAATCACTTTGCCGTTGGTATCTCGTAAAGCAACATATTCGTCCCCCGCTTCCACCATTTCTGTGCGTAAAAAATATAATTTTTCCATTCAATACCTCTCCTTTGTTATAAATTAATTTATCTCGAAAACCAATACTGTTTTGCACTTTTTGGAATCAACCCAATATCTTCGTCTGCTAAAATAATCATATAATCATTACTTTCCGCCCATGTTTCTATTTTACTTATAACTTCTTCTGTAGTCATTACCGCTAATTCTGATGCTTCAACTTCTCCTTGATTTAACAAAAATTCTCTAGCTTGCTTTTCTTGCGACCGCACACAAAATGTCATATTAATTTAACTCCTTTTCTACATATATCTTGTTATCAATCACTCTACAGCAAAATTAAACTCTTCTTTGTTTTTCACATTAGCACTTCCGTATTTAGCTCATACACCTTGATGAAAGCATATCCATCTTTTTGAATATCGAGACTGAAATCTTCCCGTAACTTAATAGAATGATTACTTGTGGCAGGAAACACTAAATTTTTATACATCTTGAAATCATCAAATAATCTATTATATTTATATTCTCTACCTCCCATATTGAACGCTTTGTAGCTTTCAATTTCTTTAATCGCTTTAGCTATGTTTGTATACACATAATTACTCTCCAATTCAATATGGTCTTCATAATATTCCCCATTGTAATAACATGGTTGATATACTTTCATTTAAAACATCTCCTTTAATAGTTCTACGTTTGCACTTTACTTTTTACAATCTTTCAATAAGCACATACTCTAAGAAATATGCGGGATTACCAGTTTTCTTATTTACTTCTTCAACTTTACTCATTGCTTCTTCTTTAACATCATAAATTCCAATCATGTTACTATCACCGTTGTACCCCATTATTTCCCACAGACGTACATACTATCGGTCAAGTCGATATTATAATTTCGACCGTTTTGCGAAACTTCCATAAAAATTATCCTCCGCACGTATTATTTCAAAACATTCAATTCTTATCTAATAAATATCTCGTTATCAATCTTTCTATAGCAAAATCAAACTCTTCTTCATTCTTTACGCCAACTCTTTCATATTTAGTTTTTATAGTCACATAATCGCTAAAATACATTTGAGATATTTCAAAAATCTCGAATGTGTCTTTATATCTCAAAGCCAATACAAAAACGCTTCCATCATCGGTTGCAAAACTATTAGAAATTTTTACTTCAACTTCTTTGTTGTCAATATAAATTATTTTATTTTTATTGTTTATAAATTTTAAATATACATCAGTAATTATATCCATATTTCCACCAACTAAATCTCAACATAAGGTGTCAACATTTTAATTGTGGCTACTATCTTATCTACATCGTCACCAATAATGTACTGGTCATCTTCGTAATGTTTAAATCCTTCTTTTAACAAGTAGTACTCTGCTTCGTCGAAACTACGAAAAAATGAACCATCTGTCATATTATCTTTCTCACCGCCCCAGTCGTAAATTCTATATTCTACAATATAAACTCGCATAATATTCTCTCCTTTTGATTTTGGTTATCATATCACTTCATAACTATATATTAAATTATTAAAATCGTCAACACTATATAGCTCATTAATCAGTTTCTTCACTCCTGCTTCATCTGAAATATAAGCACTGACAAAATCTTTTGAATATTCTTCCTTATATCTTTCTCTAGAAAATAGTACAAAACACTTTAGCTCATCATTTGAGTTATTTGCTGAATATCTTATATTTCTAATGCATTTTTCTATTACTGCATATTTTTGTGTTTCGTCATTATAATAATTACCCCACTTTTTCATATAATAATTATTACTCTCGAGTTCCTCCATAGCGTCAACGTCTGAATCGAAAAGTACAGAAGATAAATACTTGTTTCTAGTGTCATAATAATTTACCACACACAGACTCATTTTTAAGTCTCCTTTTTCATTTATTTTTAATATCGCTTAAATTTTATAACTATTTTTTACATTTTACCATTTCTCTGTTTGCAAACTAATCTATTATAAATTTTCTATTCATGTTATATATTTAATTTATCTTTTTAAATAACTTGGTACTGTTACATGCTGTGGGTAAAAGACTATACCATCATAGTATCACTACTCTGTTAAATAACTTGGTACTGTTACTAGAAGATTACTACATGTACCGAATTTATAGTATCACTACTCTGTTAAATAACTTGGTACTGTTACCTCTAACCAATCTAACGTCAAACATTGGCGAGTAGTCTAACTCGGTATTTGTGAGCTAGATTTCAAACTGATTATTCAGTTTACCTTTCGAGTGTATTTCGTTTTATATATCGTTAAAAATTATGTATTTACCTTGTTAAAACGACACTTTCTCGATTTTGTGACATGATACTGCCACGATGCTATGACGTTTAGCACCTTGCGATATTTAATTTATTAATTTATTTTCAATACTTAATTTTTTGTGCCTTACATTGCGCTTTTATTTCTTTTTCAACATTGAGCATTGAAAGGTTTCTTGCGGCATTTAAATCAGCGTTAGTTTTATGCCCACAATTCACACATTCAAACTTCTCTTGACTTTTTCGGCTCTCTTTATCGATATAACCGCATTTATTACATCTTTGAGAGGTAAATTTAGGAGAAACTTTTTTCACCTCAATACCTACTGCTATTGCTTTATTCTCAATTTTTTCTTGTAAATCAAAATAACTCCAACGCTTCAGAAATGTGTCGTTTTTCGAGATACCTTTCAATTCTTCCATTTGAATAATTGAGCAATTATTTTTCAATGCGGTATCAACAATAAATTTAGCATAACGATGATTTGTTAGTTTTCTAAAATTGCTGACTTTCTCTCTAAGTTTTTCTAACGGCTTTAGTTTCGTTGCTCTGCCATGTCCGCTTCTGTTGCTAGAGTGATATTTCAACTGATTTCTCATGCCGTTCCTTCTAGCTTCAACGCCATTTCTAAACTGCTCAATTTCTCCACCATTTATATATTCAGACACTGGTGATTCACTAACAGCCATATATGCCGCTTTTGATACTCCTAAGTCAACACCTAATACTTTATTCGGAATCAAATCGTTATCGTCTTTTACTTTATGTCTATAAGCAATGATTAAATAGTTAGTTAATTTATTTCCTTTCTTTTTAACGTGAATATGACTATCTCTTAAATCATATTCACCACTTGTTAATCTGTCTAATATAACTTTTTCCTGTCCTTTAGAGCTAAGTAAAAATTTGATTCTTGTACCATTCTTCCCTTTTCTGCCAAGCTCTTTCGCTTTTTCAGGACTTAGCAAAGTCAACTCAGCATAATATTTCCCACTTTCTTTTGTGATAAAAATCATTCTTGAAGTTATAGGGACTGGTTGATTTCTTTTGAAAGTAATGTTGCTTGCGTTCCCATTTAATATTTTTTTCATGTTATATTTTACAACCTTTTCACCCTCACGAGCCATTAAATTGAAATATTCTCTGTATAAATCTCCTTTATTTAATTCTTTATCTTCTCTTGCGCATTCGCTGTTATAGGCTGAAAATGTCTTACCATATCTCGTTTTAAAATACTTATCATATGTTCCTTTACCATGAATGTTTTCATATTCTAATTTCTCAATTACGTTCATGTAAGTTCTAGTAGCTGCTTTATTTTTAACTCTAAAGCAAGCGTAGTCTAAATCTCTTAACACTTTACCAGCAAAATCCCAATCTCCTTCATCAACACCTACTGGTTTAATTAGCTTAATCCCGTACGATTGCACGACATATTTTTCTTTTTCACTTTCCATTCGTTTCACCTCATTTAATTTTTTTTCTTTGTTACACTTAATACTATACAACCTCATTTTCTATATGTCAACAATATTCATTAATTTATTTTTAATCTTTTCATAATCTGTATAATCACCGCCCAAATAAAAAGGTGCGCTTAAAAAATAAACACATCTTACTAATATATAAAACATATTCTCTTGCCCAACAAGAACAAATGTTCTACAATGTGTGTGTGAGGTGACAGAATGATTGATAAAAACTTACCTGAAGAATATCAACATATAACTGATTATCGTAAAATACCACGACATTTACTTAACCCAAGAATACCCAAAGGACGTGGCTCTGTGAAGTGGCAACCATTTAAAACTATTCCTGAACAATATGAAATGATAAAGCAATATGAAGAAAATCAAAACAAAATAGATATGCCACTACTTTCTGAAGAACAAATACAAGATGTAAACCAAAAACTTCAATATGTTGTGTATAATAATAGTTATATAACAGTAGAATACTGGAAGAATGGTTATATGCACTCAGTTAAGGGTTACATTAAAACTATTGATGAGCTAAATCAAAAGGTTCAATTAACCAATGAACGTTCTACCGATTCTATTTGGTTACCGTTTGATTGTTTATATGATATAAAAATTTAAATAATAGGAGATGTTGTTTATTGTCTAATTTTACTTTCCCCGACCCATTTAGAAAGAACATGGAAATTTTTCAAAGAATGAGTAGAGCCGTCTCAAGGACAAATGCATTGAGACCACAAATTAGATTGGCTCAAATGTATAACAAGGAAGTTTTACCTGAACTCAACAGTACGCTTGAAATTAGCCGACAATTAAATAAAATTTACAGAGATTTTTATTTTCAGTTAAATAAGCCGATATTAGAGTTGGCAGCACAACTTTCTAAGATACAAACTCCACAGATACTTAGCGTTCCTCCTCAAGTTAAACTTCCCGTCTTAAACATTTCTACTGGTGAGAAGATATTAAGAGAAATTGAAAATGATGATTCAATAATTGAAGAAGCTGTTTCAAACATAGAGAAAATAGAAAAACAAGATTTTAGTTTACAACAGTCGTTTTTCACTTTTCAGCTCCTCGACCAGCTACTCGATACTCTGAATACTGGGAGAGTAAAATACCCAAAAACGACTTATGTTATTAACGACTTCAGCAAATCTATTAGTGATTTTTACGAACAAATGATTTATGAATATTTATTTAGTAAAATATTCGGGTCGCTCCCAACCGGTCTCGTAGAGCAAATGCCATTAATTTTCATAAACATACTTATTGGCTTGATTGTTTGCATCGGTTGCCAGAAATTATCAAAATAAAAAGAGATAGCTCAACACTATCTCTTCCTTTTCTACATTCTATTCTTAGCATACTCACTATAATTTCGTGTCTTATCCTTGGGATATTTAATCTGACAACCAAATAAGAATAATAAAGCGAACACTGGCGATAAGAATACAAATAACTCAATGTTAAACAAGATACGAATAACATTAATCAACGCATCTACAAGCAATACTCCTACAACCAATAATCCTGACAATACAATCAATAAAATTAACTTTTTATACCAAACTTCATAATTCATAATATCTGCAATTTTCTTTGTTAGTTCTTTCATTTCTTTTTCCTCCATGAATTTAGTTTCTTTTTAGTTTTTTAATCTCTTTTTGGTGTAATTCAAACATATCGTCTGTTTCAGCATCTTCAAGCAAAGGTAAGACCACATCATGAGCATAAGTATTTAAATTATCTGCTGTTTCTAATTTACTTACTGTTAGATTTATTTTGTTTTCATGGGTAACGGCTATATCGTCCATTTTCATAGCAATCCACTCGAACGGTATAATCAAAGCATTAACGATGTTGCTCAGCCCTTGCAATATATAACTTGGAGTTTTACTAATAAAGGTAGTAATTTTTCTCAAACGTCTTTCTCTTAAAGATTCCTTTAATAATTTTTGCAGCTCTTTGTTGTATTCATTTGCTATTTTAATTTGTTCTGAGTTTAAAAAATTGTCATTACCATGAACTATATACTCTCCCAAAGCACCATATATCAGTCGTCTATTTCTTTTCATATAATTCACCTTCCTGTTATTTTGTTTTCATATCACATACTTATGCTAATCTCGTCCTTTCTGGCATCGTAAAAGTAATGTCTAGATTTTACAGTTAGATTTTTAACCTTATTATCTTCAAAATACCAGCTAATCTGGTATACATAGAGTTTTTCTATTTTCACATGATATATACGGGCAACTTCTAGATTCCCATTTACATCGCCTAAGATTTCAATTATCCAGTCGCCTTGTACGATTACTGCTTTTGTATAGTGGTACTCCGAAACTATGGCTGTTTTATGTATTCTTTCACTTTGACTTATATTAATGAAATTTGGTTGTTTAAAATCGTGACAGCTTACATCATGTTCCTCTTTATTAGCAAGTTTTAATTTAACTCTTTTTTCTAAAGGTGTTCTTAAAAATACTTCTTCATCGATTCCTTTTACAATTGCGACAACTTTCTTCATTCTCTTTCTGTCTACCACAATTGGTTTTACAAGCAAGATTAATGCACCAAAAAAGCAATTGTGAGTAAAGAAGCCTCTATTGTGTTCATTGTTTACCCCCCCCATTTTAGCTCGTTCCATAGCGCTAAGTCTTAATCTCTCCACGACAAATATAGTTCATCTTCGTATATTTCTACTTCAAAACCTTTAAGTTTCAGCGCACTTTCTATAACACTATTTCTAAATTCATATTTATTTATACGATAGAGTGTTCTATCAAATCCTTTTATAGCGTCCTCTCTAGCGGCACGTAATAAATCTCTCAATAACAACTTTTCTTCCGTAGAAAAAACGTATTCTTCAATACTTTCAAATGTCAGTTCTTTAAGGTCTTTAGCATCAGTTTTTGAAATTTCAGTCAAATCTTTTTCTTCGTGCTGAGCATAATCTGCTACATGGTAATTTATTTTCAACGACACTACCACAAACGGTTTATCAATGCGCTGTTTAAACCAATCTTCAGCTTGTTCTTTAGTGTTCGCAATACTACTCAACATTGTTGCATGAACAGGTTTAACCCAATCATCTGCGTGTTCGTTCCAATATCCTTTCGGAAGTTTTGCAACCCAATATTCTTCCATATTTAAACACCCTCTCTTGTCGATTTATCGTTGATTAACTGTAAAGCTACGAGCGAAATGATTATCATGAAAATGTCCCACACAACACCTGCTAAGTTTTCATTAGTAGAATCCCATGTGCCAAATAGCCAAAAAATAAAAATATTTAAATATAATATAAAATTGATTGATTTATTAATTACACTTTCCATAAAATCCTCTTTTCAACATTTATTTGCTTTACCATCACGAATCTTATACTCCAATTTCTTAAACATTCTCTCATTCTTCGCATATAAAGAAGTAAACTCGCCATTACTATTTTTTAAATATGACAACTCTTTTTCTTTATACTTCGCTGTTCCTGCGCCGTACATATCGAATAATACAAAACTATCTTTTCTAGCTATTAAGCCAATATCTAAAGTTATAAAATCGCTATCTGAATTATATTGCTTTTTGTAGTCTTCTAAATCAAGCACAAAATTTTTACCATCTCTCATATACAGGTTTATTAAATCATAGTGCTCAATTATTTCTAATTCATCTAGATTGATTGTTTTAGGATATTTTCTAAAGTAGAGCCTATCCTCTGGAAACAAAACTATCATCAATAAAAATAAAGTTGTCAATGAAATCAACACAAACCCTAGTACACTCATTGTATTCACTCGCTTTCCAAAGGTTCTAAACCTTTATTCAGTTTGATAAGTTCGATTTTCATTTTCTTTTTATATGCCGCAACGAGTTGGTCGATAGTGTAGTATTCATACGCAAAAGCAAAAGGTAGAAGCATTTTAGTTTTGTAATCATAATCGTATAAGCCATATAAATCATACATAAATTGCGTAAAGGCATTTGCATATCCTAAATTACGATTTGCCTTTTCAATAAACTCTATTATTTCTTTTTGTGTGAACTCATCATTAACTTTTTCAGTCCCGTCAAGACATTGATTTGCAATACTCAACCCAAACGTTAACATGTTAGCAAGTTCATTCAATTGCGTTTCTAATGGTTTGCCTTTCTTCTTTTTCCAGTTTTTAAACGTTTCCAGTGTATTAAACCACTTGAAAAACTCAACTACGTAAGCGATTTGGCTATCTTGTAGATTAAGTGTCGGTATTCTATCGTCGAATTCCTTTTGTATCGTTAATAATTCTTCTAATTGCTCTACTGTTAGTATATTAGCCAATCTCATCACCTTTATCCTTTAATTTATCTTTTCTATTTTCTCTATCAAGCGACCTCATCAAACTTTCTAACAACTTAATGTTATCGCTCATGTTCAAAGTCTTTCTTCCTGATTTCTTAATAACACCTTTGCCTACTATCACAATTCCGATGTTAAACGGGATTAAATTAGTATTCTTTACTTCCTCGTATAAGTCTTCAGTCATCACTAAGTAATTGTAATGTCCAACAAACGATAATTTTGCACTACTTTTTAAGTCCTGTTTTGTAACTTTTATTTCATAAGCTCTAAAAACATTTTTGTTGTCGTAAGTTAAAAAATCTACAATCTCTCGACCTTTTCTTAAAGGTTCTATTCCAATGGTTACTTCGTGACACCCATAAATGCTTAACCTATCTTTTAATAATAAGTTATACAAGTATTTTTCTGCTGCTAACGTCTCATTAGATTTCATTTAGTGCTCCTCACTGATTTACACTTGTCTTAGGTTCGCCAACTTGTCTATTTTTAGCATATAAGTTGTATTTTTTAATTGCTTCTTCCTTACTTTCTGCTTCTACAACAGTAAACGCTTGATTACCTCTAGCTTTAGTTGCTTCTGTATACGTTTGACCATAGACATCTACGAAAGTTGTGATTAAGTATTGTGTCATTTCCTCAGCGCCTCCTTGTTTGAAAAACAGTAATATCTATGCTTCGGTTATCTCCAATCAATCAAGAATATCCGATAATGAGATTCAAAACTGCAAACGGTGACATTACTGCTAAGCCTTGTTCGCCATTAGTTCAATCTTCTTGTTATTCAATATCTGCGGCAAAACTGCTTCTAATTGCCAACCTATTTAATGAGTGTGATATTGCCATATTGATAATGAAATTAACCTCTTCCCAATTTTCTTCCGCAAAATTTAGTATCTCCTCGAATTCATCTCGGTCTATATCCGATAAAACATCATCAGTAGATAAGTCAAACTTACTCCTTTCAATCACTTGTTTTAATGTTTCTAATTTAATTCCTTTTGTCATAAATAATTTCTCCTATAAAAATTTAATTTTATTCTAAATAATTAATAATCTTGCTTATATTTAATATTCTGCACCCTCGTTTAATAATTCTGGATTTTGATGTATATTACCTACTACTTCTAAATTTGTGATATTAGATAAAGTATCATTTTTACCTGCACACCAACAAGCTAACTCTCTGTCATAATAAACTTTTTCATAATATTTGTAATATATATTTTCTTTTTTTATGATGTCTCCATCAAATATTTCTATTTTATTTGTATCTAACAACCCAGTTGAATATTCAACTAAATAAGTATTAGGCAATACATCATAAATTTCATCATAATAAAGAGCAACTAATTTTCCATCTGGTGTAATTGCTGGTTGGCATAAAGTTTTATGAAAATCATCTACAACAACATCTTCCACATATTTATTTTTAACTTTATTAAAAATTCTGTATTTATTAATCATCATGATTCTCCTTTTAAAATTCTAGTTTTATATGTTATTCTAATCCTCTTGGTAAACTTTTATTTCATCTAGTATTTTTCAAAGTTCTTGTTTTTTCCAAAATTTTCATATGATACAAAACAACCATAATCTATATCTTTAGTCTTAGGATATTCATCAGTTGTCATCTATGCACCACAACCCCACTCTTTAAACCAGTGTCTCCCTGTTTCAATTACTGTATATTGCTTTCCTGTAGTAAAATACTCATCACTTACACCTGTATAATAGTATTTCTCTGAAACATATGGCATCATATATTTTCCCCACCTCAAACTTTTTTATTCTAAATAATTAATAATCTTTCTTTAGCAATTCCAAAATATCCTTCTTCTAATTCATAGCCTATGAATCTTCTATTCAATTTTTTGCAAGCTACACCTGTTGTTCCACTCCCCATAAACGGGTCAAGAATGACATCTCTCTCGTTGGTCAATCTTTGAATTATCCACTCCATCGTTTCGATATTCTTTTGGGTAGGATGTCCGCCATTTATTTTTTCGGACTTAGGAGTGACTTTCGTTTTTATTAAAGGTCTTTCGTAAGTTTCAGATAATCTATTAAAAGTCCATTTCTCGCCTTTTTTCACTGCCCAAATTGCAATTTCATAATCCGTTATAAACCGTCTATCTCTGTTGCGTGGCATAGGATTAGACTTTTCAATTCTCAACATATCCTTAATGTCGCAATCCAATCTTTCTAATTCTTTAATTATAGGTGTTATTGCTTTCCAATCAGTGAAAATAACAATATTTCCTCCTTTTTTTATTTTAGAAATAGCGACTGGCAACCAACTTGTCATATCAAAATTCTTATCCCATTCACCGAAGTCAATCCCTGCTCTACCCATTGATTTGAAATTATTATCTCTTGCAATATTATATGGTGGGTCTGTAATTAAAGCGTCAATACTTTCTTTTTGTATTTCTTCCATTCCAATTAAGCAATCTATATTTCTGATTTTCATAACTCATTCCTCTATGCTTTTATTTTTAAGATAAAACTTTTATTTCATCACCTAATATGTAATTAAATGCCAGTTAGATGTTTTTTGTTAAACCATCGCCATTATGTAATGTATGAATAAATTCTTTTTTGCTCTTAATTTCTTTTTCAGGTGTGTCCCCCTCAAACTTCTCTTTTAATTTTAAATACGTTCTGTATTCCTGTTCTTTTGTGTACTTTTCCCTTTCCTCTTTTAATTTATTTTCTACATAGTCACGGTATTCTTTAATCGCTTCATGATTCACAAAAGGTAATTTTTCTTCAGTAAGATAGCCCTCAAATTGTAGCTCTTTGTTTAAAAGCATATATTTAAGTCGATGCTCACTAATATATGCTTTTGTAATAGCATCTATGTCGAGTAAGTCCATCTCTTCTTGCATTTCTGTGTCGATTCTTAAAGAATAAATAAATACTTTTTTAGTTTCAGTGACAAATATGATAGCAGGAAGCCTACCGGAAGTATCAACTCTCGTTTTTAAATGAAAAACATGTGTTAGTGTTTCACCCGCTAAGTCTTTTATGTGCTCGAAAGTGTATTCAGGTTTAAAAATGCTTTTTTCTATTTCTTTCAATACTTTATGTGGTGCTTTCATCTCACTCGTCCTCCTCATACTTCCAAGCCACAGAATCAATTAATTTTATAGCTTTATTAATAATATATCTATCGGCTTCGTTATCAATTTGCCGAATAGAATGTTCTAATTCACGCATTGCTTCTTGAAACACCTCAAATAGTTCCTCATTAGTCATTCACTTTTCCTCCTTATTTTAAAATTTAATAATGCTTTTAACGTAATTTTCTCCGTAATCTTTCATAACTTGTTCCGAAAGGACGCTGACATTATATCCCAACTTTTTATTTTTTTTACGTAACCTTACATAATCCGAAATAACAGCTCCGCTTAAAAGAAGTGATACTACATATAAAACAGTCATTCACTCGCCTCCAAAATTTCGTAAGTTTTCTTAAAAATATCCGGCTTAACTGGATAAAACTCGCCTTTTATCCCTTTCACAATATAATCACCTAATTCAGCTGTCATGATGCCTTCTAACGTTCTCACCTTCATTTTAGGTTTATGATTAGTGACTGTATATACTACATTGTTATATGTCCACTCTTCAATTGCTTCTGCACTCTCAATTCCAGTGAATTGAATAAAATCAATCGCCACTGGTTTCTTTTTAGCCTTATTTAAATAGCGCAAATATACCATTTTAACCCTCTTGTTCGTAGAACTCATCTCTCAATCTAATTAAGTCGCTATCTCTATCTGTTTTCTTTCCATTTTTCTTATACCAGTAATAAAAATCTCTTACTTCATGGTTACTTTGTAAAATAAATTGTTTTGGTGAATAACCAGTGTTAATCTTACCAATGAACTTTCTAATATACTTCCAGTCTTTGTACCATTTAGATTTTATCTTGAGCATATAGCCCTTGCTGTCTTCAAGTACCCAACCTTCATGTTTTGCGTCCAAGCTCTTAATTTGCACCTTATACCATTGATAGAAATCTTGCCAGTTATTGAAAGTAAACTCTAACTCCTTGTGCTCTAGTCCAATCATAGCAGCTAGTTCTCGACTGTAATCTTCACTCACTCTTTCAAATTGTAGTTGGTTCTTTACAACATCTAAGAGTATAATTTTACTTCTATCATATTTAGCGATGTGTGGGTCATTCTTAACATCAATTACTTCAAACACAGCTGATGCGTTGTACTCTTTAAGCTCATTTTTTAGCCTCTCCAATTCATCAACACTTAAAGCATTCTCAACTATATCCTTGAACCACAACGCATATTGATTGTCATACTTTGCTTTGTGAGTTTTACTCTTTGAAGCATACACAAGTTCGTCAATATCACTATCGTAAAACAGGATTCCTAAATATCCATTTTCTTTTCGATATGCTTTTACAGGAAACTCCAGTCTGTCAATAAGTTTATCTAATTTATTTTTTTTGTTTTCATCAATGTTGAAGAATTTGTTATACGCTCGACCTTTAACTACACTATCCGCTCCATCGTCTTTAACAAATAACCCTCTTGCATGCACTGCTAACTGATTCCATTTCCCACTATTAAACAGCTTTGATGTGAAATTAACAGAGCACACATTATCATATTGATTTTGAACTTTGATATACTTTCTATCACTTTTTGCTGCATCAATAAATTGTTCTACTGTTAAATCAACATCTAACTTTTCTGTGTAATCGTCTGAAATTAACCATTTTGAGTCAAACACATCATTCTTAATTTCATGAGTCTCAATTTTGTTCTTAACAAAAGGGTTCCCTTTAATAATAGTAATGGCTCTCAAATGCCCACCTTTCTCAACTCTTCCTTCTAAGTTGATTGAGCTTGCATCTACGTCCAATGGAATACGATAAAGATTTCTGTGACCATGTATTTGAATAATACGGTTTTGAATCATGTAAAAGTTTTCATCACTCCATTCATCATCGATTTCAAACTCATATCCACCAATTCCATTAATTAATTGGCTAGTAGAAACTAAGTTTAAATTTGGAATCATGTTCGGTAAAATACCACCATGAGTCACAATATATTGAGAACCATTTAACTCAAAATACAAGCATTGTAGCAATTTTCTTAGGATTGGCTTTACTCGGTCTTTTGTGATTCCACTATCTAAAAATTCTTTTAGTGTCGTTTGAATGAATCCACGAGACTTAATGTATTTATACATTTTATTGTACTTATCTTTTTCAGTATCACCTAAGCTATAATTAAGCTCATCAATTAACTCGTCATATACTTTTATATATGTTCTCAAATGTCTTTCATGATTCCCTTCAATCAGAAACACGTTAGACAAGTTATAAATAGATTCAATGAATTCAAATACTTTTGCGTTTTCTAACCCTCTATCGAACAAATCTCCTACAAAAATATAAGCTGTGTCTTGATTATCAGCAATTTCTTCATATGTAACTAATTCATTTAATGCAGTATAGCAACCATGCACATCACCAATAACTTTGACTTTATTAAATTGATTAAAATCTTGCACTTTCCATTCAATTTCTTCCAACAATTCTTCTGGTTTTAACACTTTAGCAAAACTAGGAATATTCTCGTACTTTAATCGTTCATGAATATTCTCAATAGCTTCTTCTGGAACAAATTCATACTCTTTTCTTCGGCTATTTCTCTTTAAACATTCTTCTAAGGGTATATCAAAATCAACCACATATGTACGGTAACCATAACTTTCTCTTAATTTTTTATATTTGTTAATTAGTTTAGCTGTTGAATGAGTAGCATCGACAATAATAAAATCACCATTTTTCATACGCTCTTCAAGAATCTCGAACAACAACTTCCATACTTTATTATCGTTTTCTTGAGACATTACCAGTTGACCTGTTTCGTTGACTACTGGTGCCGAATACCTTAACACATCAGGTGATAATGCGAACGGTTCTAAGCCATTTTCTTTTAAAAAGGTTGACTTACCACTAGCTGGCGCGCCTCTAAGTAATACTAATTGTTTCATTCATCATAACCTCATTCCGTTTTATTTTTAGATTTTAATTTTAGTGACCAAATCAAAAGGGAAATATTGGCTTTAAATATCGCTAAAAGTTTATTAGTTTTGTTTCTGTGTATAAATTCTTGAGTTAAATGTATTGTTGCTCTTTTCCTCGGCTCAGTAAAGACTTCAGGTGTAATTGGATTGATTACTTCACTTGGTAAGCCCGCATTATTCCGAAAATATTTTGGTAAAGAGTTAGGTTCGTTGTAATCCTCAAAGAGTATATAAGTATGACGCCACTGTTTATTCTTTATATGACCAGAACAACTAAATTTAGTTTTATATCCTTTTAAATTGAGAATATAAATTGTTGGCGCTATTAAAAAGTCTAAGCGTTGTTTTCCTTTAAATCTTGCGTTAGTTCCCATTTTTCAAGTTCCTTACTTTCCTTTCAATAATATTGTGTTCAGCTAGTTTGTCCATAATATACATTAAGCTGTCATATTCTTTTTTCGCTTCTTCATAACTTATAAATTTCATTGCTGCTACTTCTTCTATACCAGCAATACTATACTCATTCCATCGCTGTAAAACGTCAAATAAAAACGAACCAAGTTTTTTAATTTCATCAAAAATACAATCATCATTTTCTTTAATATCACGCTTACTTTTCACTAAGTCTAATTTTATTTCACTCATGATAATATACTCCTACCATTTTATATTTTTAAATGCTTCTTTAATCTCTTTAAACGTGTAATACTCATTCTTTGCCTTGTGTTCTTGACTTATATCAACGAGCACCATTGTGTTTATAGCAATGAGTTTATCTATGATGTAATTCATAAAGTTAAATGACTTATGTTTTGCCCCTTCTTCAAATATCGGTGTAACTTTATAGAAAGAATAATTGTCTTGAATGTATGGCAATACTGCTCCCCATACCCCTTCTCTAACTTTGCTACGATTGTATACCTTTAAGGCTAAATCTAAGTCGTGGTAGATTAGATAACCTAAGGAAAAATACCATACTTTGTTTAAATGTATATGACTAACTGGCGACTCATTGACGTAAGACCTGTATAAAATATGCTCAATTAACTTCTTGTTGTAATCGCACATAGTAACACCCCTTATCCGCTAATGAACATAAACATGTAGAAATCGTTGTGCTTACTATCGTACCCCACTAAATCACAGATGTGGGACATAAGGCTATGATAATAACTTCTGTCGTTAGAATTTTTAAAAGTTTGTTCGTTCATTTCTGTATTAAACAAATCAATTATTTTATCTTTAGTTAAAACATATATTCCTTCGTATTCCTCATTAATACTATCACGATATTCTTCAGCGTCTCTTAATAATAAATCCATTAAATAATCGGGTCTTCTAAAATCAATCTCGAAATTAAACTCTTCATATTTATTTTTCTTTAATACATCTTTGTATCTAAAATTGTTGACAAAATGCTGCAAACCTTTTTGCTCCACTTTCCTTTTGCTTAATGTCACTCCTACTACTTCAAAATCTAAACTCATTGCTTTTCCTCCTTAAATCGTTCTAGTCGATTAACCCAAATAGTCTATCAATATCCAAGAAAGTATGCCCATCGTATTCTGGCGCCTTATCTAACTCTTTCACATCGTACATGTGCCAATACACCATAGGGTAATGATATGTATACTGTCCTTCAGGCGTATCGACACCCACAATAAACATTTCATTAGGTTTACCAAACATTGTACCGTCATGATGTTGCTTAGATTTCCATGCTTTTTCTTTATATGTATTTAAAATTACTGCGAACAATACTGCTCTGTCATGATAGAGTTGACCAAAAGTGTGGTAACCGTCTGAAACTTCCTTTGTACTGATTATATTTTTTTCCTTTAATTGTTGAATTTGATTGTTTAAACTATTAATTATAAAACCTTTCATTAGCTCGTCCTCCTCAATTAGATTGGGTAATCAGTTTGTGTTTGAAAACTCCTTTAATTGTTTTTATTACTTTTTGTAGGTCGAACATACACAAGATTCTTCTCCTTTTTTTCTTCTTTGAATCTAGCTAATCTCTCTAAACCAGTATCATCTTCCAATTCTATTAACTTATTTTCAAATTTCTTCCTAGTATTTCTAACAAAAAGTGGGTCTGTACTTAAAAATTTAAAAATACGATACTCTATATCTCTTACTAAATCATTTGCCTTTTCCAAAAGGAAGCTCAACCCATCAAAAATAAATTCATTAATAGGTATTAAACCAATTTTAATTTTTGCTAAAGGTGTTACCAGTTTATATCTCCACACATAAGGTTTTACAACTTTTCTTTGTTCCTTGTTAAGCAAATACTCTTTATCATGATTCACATAGTAAATAAAACTATCCATGAGTTGTCTTTTATTTCTTTTACTCATTCCACCATCTCCCATCTTTCCAAATTAATACTAAATCAGTGCTACTATTAACCATATAAAACGCTTCAAGTTTTCCATCTAACTCGTCGACATACTTTTTAGCATCATTAATACTTAGATTTTTTAATTGAATATTTTGTAAATCGTCATTATCACTCTTATACATTGCTAAACCTTCAGGGAGTTTATACTCCTCCGTGATTGTCTCTTCGATTTCTACTGTAAATGTTTCATTCTTCGCAGTAATCTTGTTACTAATATCCAAATATCCATTTTCATCGAATCTAACAATTTGACCTAAAACCTTATCACTTCTAAAAGTTTTATTTCTAACATCGTTCTCCCAAGCCCATTGAATTAATTCATGTAGGTTCATTTTCTTTTTAACTTTAATTTTCATTTACTAATTCCCCGTTTCTCGTCCATAATAGAGTCATAGTCATATCATTGTTTAATATATAAAAAGCATCTGAATTACAGTTTTTCTCCCCTCTTAAAAAAGAATCATAATGAAAGTGAAATTCTCCACGATTCAATTCAATTAATACTGGTATATCTGTTTCCATATTCAGCTCTTCTTCTACTTCGACGGTGAAGGTGTCAGTTAGGTTTAAGTCAGTCATATAAAGGTATCTATCATCACCAACCACCACTTTTCCTTTGCCTTTATTATCAAAAAACACTTTGTCTGCTACCTCATTTTTTTTAATGTATTCAAAAAGTTCTAATAGTTTAAATTCCTTTTTTACTTTTATCTTCATCGTCGTTCCTCCTGTAATAATTCCCTATGTTCGTGTATGTTGCCGACGGTTTCCATTTCTTGATTAACCATTCTTAATACCAATTTATTTTCCATATTTTTAATTAAAGCTACTAAATCTTCAATAGCAATCTCGTATTTTATATTGCGTGGAACCTTACTTAATCCATCATGCTCTGCTGAGAACTTCACTATGTCTCCCTCAAAAATCTCTATACCATTCTTGTCATGTAGTCCTGTTGACCGCATTAAAACAACCTCATCAAGTCCTCTAAATGCACCATTTTCTAGCTCGACATATTTATCAAAAATGTTGATTTCACGAACATCTGACATTAGATTTTCAGTTTTTTCCCATGCCCTAAATTTTGGTATCATCTCAAACACTCCTTAAATTTTTAAATAATTCTTAGCGCTCATCACTATGAAATAATTTTCGCCTCAGTTAAAACAACTAGCGTTTAATCTATCAGCAACATCTTCTGCTACTTCTTTCTTTGAATATGAATTATATACTCTCTTATTTTCTCTACCAAAAATGTCAAAACCAATTTCAATTACGTAGTAAGTTTCTTCGCTATCTGGCATTTATCTTTACTCCTCAAATTTTTGTACAGACCAATGGCTTGTTGTCATTGTATTAAACTGAATTCTTAACAGACTTCGTAACACTGCGTCTGCTTCCTCAATATGAATTTGTGAATCTACAGGGAAGTCATGCTCCAGTAGTTCATCAAGTGTTACCGTTCTATCTAGTATTTCTCTAGTTTCTACTTCTGTCAGTTCTAGCTTCTTACACGTATGACGAATAGGTAATCTGTAATGATACGTTGGTAAAATTGTATATAACTTTTTATTCTCTTGCATCATCAAAACTGTTTGTTCTGTCTTACCTGTGCCACGTCCTGTCATAACTTGTTTCATATTATTTACTCTCCTAACTTTTCAATAGCTTTCATAATTTCTTTTTTACTTTGTATATCAGCTTTCATACTATGCTTTAAGAGAAATTGAATCTTTTGCACTAAACTGTCTTTTTTCAGGTGCACAAACGCTTCCTCATTTTCTCCCAGTAAGTATAGTTTTGCATAAACTGAAATTTTATTTTTATTAAAATAAGTATCGTCAGAACATTGTAAATTTAATTCATTGAATTTAATATCTTTTTTTTCATTATTGAAAATTTTCTCTTTCTCAACTTTACCCACTTCATATATACGAAAATGCCCACCAACTCTTTTCAACTCAATATTAAACCAGTATTTATAGTATCGTTGTTTTTCGATAAGTATCTCTTTGTTTAAATAAGGATATTCGTTTATAACGATTTTATAATCAGTACCGTAATTATCTCTAATAAACTCTGCTTCTTTCAAAGAATCAGTGTAACCAATAACATTGTTGTAATAAGTTGTATCAAAATCGTCATATTCATTAAAAACATACTCAGTTATTTGTTCTTCGATAATATAAATCTTTACCATAATTATTCTCCTCGTATTCCTTAATACTCATTAAACTTAATATCACTGCCGAATTGTAAACTTAGTAAACTTTCTTTAAAGTGGTCTAAAAAGAATAATTGGGTATCGCCATCTTTATATGTAATAAAAAGTCTAAGCAAAGTATCATTCCATTCAACTTTTTGCACATCTCTGATTGCCGATATAATTTCTTCGTTTTTGTCATCTAACGTTGTGATAAAAATTGTATTCTTGTAAGATTTACTCATCGTCCTAACGCCTCTTTTACACGTTCTAAAATATCTTTCTTATCCCAATAACGACTTTTCTCACTCATACCACCACTCCTTATCAATTAATTTATTTTTCATGATTTTTCAAAAACTCCAAATTGTCCTTTCAACCTTGCAAGGTCTCTATCAAATTGATTTTGCAATTCTTCTAGCTTATCTTGATATGAAGTTACTTTTATATAACCACCTGTTGGTTCGTCCCAATCTCCTCCGTCTCTTTCGTAATCAACCATATCAATTTCTCCATTAATAAAATTGTCTTTCTGAAAACACCAACTGTAGTTTATATCTTCAACAATCTCTTTACGAGTTTCTTCGGAATCATCTGTTACATACTCCTCAACCAAAGTTTCAGAATCCCACTTCCCGAACGTCACATAATGTTCAATTAGTACTTCCATTTCTAATCAACTCCCAATTTTGTTTTCTATTATCCACTCTACTTGTCAATATAAATTAATTTATTTCTTTTTCTTCTTCAAAACTCCAGATTGTTGTAGCAATCCCTCTGTCATCAGTATAAATAATCGAAGTCACATTAGGATTATTATTCAACACACCGTTAATAGACACATTGCTTTGTGTGATTGTAATTAATTTTCCTAATGATTCTGCTTTATTTCCTACGCCGCTATTATTAATCACAATATCGACTCGATTAAGAATTGTATCTTTATCAACTGATTTGCTTGTTGTTACATCAAACTCTTCCTCAGACGTAAACTTTTGACTTACGGTAACATAGCCGTCCGAATCAAAATAAACCTTTGTTTTCTCGTTTCCTACAAATGTACGTTCGCTAAAATCTTCTTCCCAAGCAATCTCCAATAACTCTGATAGCCTTACTTTCTTATTAATGTTAATATTCATTTTCTTCCTCCCTTTCAGTTCCTTGCTTAATGTAATATTCTGTCTCACTCATTTTAACACCGTCTAACGAAGAGTATAGATGACTATTATTCACACGTGCTCGTCTACTCCAGTAGTTCTCGTAAAGTTTTTTTGCTTCTCTGAGTGAAATTAACCAGACTCCCGCACTTTTTCTAATTCTATTTTGATTCACTAAACCTCGACTGAAATCTCTAGTTATGGTATTGGGCGGGAGTTTGAAGATAATCTCCGCTTCTTTGAAAGTAACGGAATCTCTTAATTCTGGTGCAAACGCTTTTCTGTTCTGGTTATGTAATTTACTCAACCGCACCAATCTTTCAAAATGCTCGTTTCTTAAATTAAATGAATTATGCGTTTTATAGAATTTTGTATCCTTATCCATTTTTATACCTCTTATATATTAATTTATTTCTATTCTTTTAAAAGTTGGCGTCTAGTATAAGGTTAGAAATACTAAACGCCTGATTACATTTACTATGTGTTTTGGGGCTCACATACAGGAATTGCACCTGTGTATCAATAATACCACAAACTATGTGCATGAGCGTATAGGGAGTTAATCCCTATTAGACTAAATTTAATTATTAAAGACTAATCATTCGAGAATATTGATAAGGTGAGATTATCAACACAAACCAATGATTACTCATTGTTTATCTCCTGTTTTTACCTTATGACTAAATTATATATCAACATTTTTTCTTTGTCAACGTTTTTATTAATTTATTTTTAAAATGGTAAATCATCTAAGCATAATGCACTACCTACTTGTTCTTGTGCCGACTTAATTGTAAAATCTTCAATCATCAACTGTGGTGTATTTCTGCCTTTATAGCTGTTTACACTAGCTGTGCATACCATATCGATAAACACAGTGTCATCAGCAAGTGCGATTTCACTCTTTTCATCTTCCGAAATTCTAAACTTGATACAATCTACGCCTTGTACTTGCAATTTTAGAGTACTACCAGTCTTACCAATAAAATTGAAATCACTTTTCTTCATGTAAATATTCTTTAGATAGATAAGCGGCTCGTCAATGCCATTGCACCACATATCTTTCTGCTCTGCTAAATCAAGAATAACATTCATATCTACAAAGTTTGACCAAATAAAATCAACCTCGTATTCTACATCATCAAAATCAACATCAATTAACTCAGACTCAATAATTGTCTGTATTTCTAATGCATCATTCAGTTCAAACTCGACGCCAAACGCATTTGCATGACCTCTACAAATAAACTTCCCTGTGTCAGTTAAAAACTTATTTAAATCTTTTATTGGCGAGTTGGATAAATTACGTGCCGAACCTTTAAATAATTCTCCTTTTTGTTTAACCAATAACACTGGTTTATTGTACTCTCTCACTAATTTCATAGCTACTAAGCCGGTTAATCCATTATCTTCAATAATACCATTAGCATTAACAATTAAGATTTTGAACTTGTCAGAACCTTTCTCATTAATACGTTCCTTAATTTTTTCCATAACTTCGTCTTCTTGTTTCTTTTGACGACGTTTTACTGACATGGCTCTAAGATATGCTTCTTCAATAATGCTTTGATTTATCTTCTTTCTTGAGTTATATATCTCGTAATCAAACTCACACATTCCATGAATAACCTGCTCTACTTCCTCAGGCTTGCCCATACGAAACACTGAGTTAAAAATTGGTGCAACGTTAAAACTAATATCAGTAGCGTTCAAATCAGCATCTTCTTCCATATTTCCGTTCTTTTCAATAACCTTTTTCAATAATTTGCTATGAATATTTTGTTTCTTTAGCCCACTTCTCATTATATAGTAAGCGCCTAAGTCAACAGAAAAGTCAGCTCTATCAGCAACCAAACCAATAGCTGCTAAATCTAGTAATTCTTTTGGTTCTTTTAATTCATATTTATCGCTATATGCAGTGCAAAAAAGATACGTCATAGCTGAGCCAGTTAGCCCTTTGTTTTCAAACTCAGGTGATAACTGATTGTTTACGATTATGGCTGGCGTTTCTTCTTCTGATGCTAGATGGTGGTCAACCACAACACAATTAATTCCTTGCTCGTATAACTGTCTATGTTCTTTAAAGTCGCTTGAACCAGCGTCTGTTACAATTAATAAGTCACCAGACTCAATCTCATTTAAAACTCTGTCAACGAGAATTCCATGTATTTTTCCTTTAGGCATGATTAATTTAATTAACTCTTTATCATATTCAATGTAATTCACTAAATATTTATAAATAATCCCAGCACTTGTTAAGCCGTCCATGTCAACGTCTACAGTTAATGCAATTTTACTTTTATTTTTAACGTGTTTATTCAATAGCTCGATAGCCGCTTCAATATTTTTTAGTTTGCTGTAATCTGGCATTAAATGACTTTGGGGGCTAAGATAACTCTTTATTAAGTTACTCTTAATCCCCCTGTTCATTAACACCTGTTCGATATTATTGTCAACACTAACATCATTTTTTAATTTTACTTTCATGTTTGTGTCTCCTCTAAGTCTTTCAGTGTTATTAAATGTTTATCTTCTTTCATCATTAACTCTAATTCTTCTTTATTTAAATCTAATGGACTCTCTTTAAGCCACAATCTATTTTTAGTATCAGTTAAATGATACGTTGTACAGTAAGGAGCGAATAATTTCGCTATCTTTCTTATCTTCTTCATATATTCATCATAGTCAGGAGAATCAACAATCATGTATTCTTTATCCATTGCTATGATTACTTCCTCAACTTGTAAATCTAGTAACAAATTAGCTTGGTACCTACTCATATTTGAGCCACAAATTGCTACCACAAAATTGTTATCACCATAAAAAGTGTCAGAAAATAAGCATGATTTTTCTCCCTCAACAATCATGACTTTCTTTTTCTTTTTAATAGCCTCCTTGTTTTGAAACAAACCGTACAATGCATAACCTAACGGGTGATTGAAACCTCTCTCACCAATGTAGGTGGGAATATACTTAGCTTTCTTTATTAAGTCTTTACGCCAGTTTCGACTACGTATGCCAATCAGATTTCCCTCACCATCGAGGTGAGGGATAATAGTTTGGTTCATTTCAGGGTAAAACCTAATCCCGTATTTTTCCATAGTTTCAAGGCTTATGCCCTCTTCTACCCAAGCGCTCGGATACATTTCGTCAAAATACTTCATTATACTTTTGTTAATTATGTTTAAATCAGGAATAAATTGAGTTTTAGGCTTGAGTCTATTCAGCCAAGCCCAATCATCGATAAGTTTGACCTCAAGTTGAACACCTTTAACTTTTCTACTAAAGTCAATCTTTCTTCCTAATATCTCTCCTAAAATTTTTATCGCTTGATTAAAGTCAATTTTACTTCCTCGAGTTTTATTGACTTTAATAATTAAATCGTATATATCAAATGCACCACAATGTGTGTAACAATAAAAAGTATGTGTGTCTGGATAATAATATAGCTTATGTGAACCACCAGCTCTATTGTGGCAAATTGTCTCGGAAACTATTTCACCTTTCGTATTAACGTGGTGACTAGCCCCATAATATGTAAGTACTTTCTGAATTTCTTCTATGCTTAATGTTTCTTTGAATTTATCTTTATCGAACATTTTATGTCACCACTTTAAAATGGTAGTGTTTCTTCTTCTTTTTCTTCCTCTTGAACCAATAATTCAAGTGGTGTAACTTCCATAAACTCATCTCTATCATCAGTCATAAACAAATCTTCCATTCGCATAGTATCGAAGTCAACGTAAAGATATAGTTTACCTTTATATTTTGAGTGACGATTCTTATAGATGTGCCAAATCATATTAGGCTTCTTGTTTACACCTTTTAACTTACCCATAATTGCTTCTATAATCTTGTCATCTTCGCTCGTCGGTCTAGTCATAACAATACCTTTTGTAAATTTGTCTGCCATATTCTTGGCACCACGTAATACGTTTTGGTCTAATTTCTTGCTATGCACCGCTTCGCCATTAACCTGTGTAGAAGTTGAAAGGTGCACGTTATGTTCTTTTGCAATTTCGGCTAATCCGGCTGCAAAGATACCTAAAATCATATCTTCACGGGTAGTCATGCCACGAGTTTTGCTCGCCATTTCCATCATTACTTGGAAATTTAAGTGAATGTAATCAAAAAATACATATTCAACATTATATTGAGTTACGTACTTCTTAATGATTGCGTTGATTGTTGTTGGCTCAAATTGTGGAATGTACTCGATGTAAAATGATTTACAGTCGTTTAACTCTTGAATTGATTCTTCAATAACTCTCACTTCTTCTGGTGATAAGTTATAATCCTTAATACGTTCTTCTGGTACACCACTAATATAAGCCCAAATTGTCGGCTCTAATTCCTCTTGCTCCATCTCGGTAGTTATGTATAACACTTTCTCAGATGTGCCTTTACTTTCCCACTCACCTGTTTTCCAGTTGTACCATTTTGTGATTGCTAAATCAGTGGCTTCTCCTAAAGATGTACGTGATTTAAAGGTATTGGTGGAAGCTGAGCGTAACATTGAAGCACCTAATAATTGTCCTCTGAATATCTTGTTTTGCAGTTTCCCACAAGTTGAAACCCCGTATTGTGGCTCTTCTTTAAAGCTATTGAACAACTGTAAACCATTTTCACCAGCAACTCCTCCTTCAGTCTCATAACCGATTTTAAACTTACTAGCAAACTCATTCACAATTCTTTCATAATGCTCTATAATGTCATCGACACTTAAATGTTCAAATCTATTTTGTAACGCTGTGTTCTCTTCATCATCATCTGACGTTTCATAAACATCTTCAAGACCAAACCCTAAATTTACTGCTTCTCTTAAAATAGTAAACTTACGAATTCGTGTTGCATGTCGATGATAAGAATCTGGGCTTCCTAATGTTGAAATAACATTATATAAAAATTCAACACCGTCGTTTTGTGTGAATATCTTATATGGTTCGTCATAATGACTTAAAAATTCATCAACTGCTGCGGGAGTAACTTCCTCTCTCATACCGTCCATGAACAAATTAGCTATTGCTGAGTAAATAATATAGTAAAACTTACTCTCACCCTTAGCTATAAAATCATTTTTTTCTAATTTTATTTTGCTCTCCTCAATCAACGTAGGCTTTTTCATCAAGCAAGCTAAAGCGCTACATACGTTTGAGTTAGGAAACAAGTCCATCTATCCACTTCCTCTACAATTCATTCAAATCAAACTTTCTCTTTTTATTCTTTTTCACTTTTTTAACGACAACTTCTTTAACTTCTTCTTTGTTTTTTACTTCTGTGTTTTGTATTCTCACTAGATTACGATAAAAGTCTGCCGCTTCATCATAAATATACGGAAGAATACCGATACCTTTAGAGTTTCTAGTAGAATTGTTTTTTATATCAAAGAAATATTCTAGAGCCATCTTAATTGCTTTGTATCTGTATCCGTAAGGTTTATTATGATATGTTTGAATTTGTTTTAATACAAATCCAGATGGTTTATCGGTATTAAATAAAGCACACACATACTCAATTAACTCTTTATATTCTTCTTTGTCTTGTAATTTGCGTTTTTCTTCTTCGTTCTGCTCGTTAATAAATTGTTCTCTACAAGTTTCATGCCAGTATCTTCTACCAACTTTAATCATGTTTTCTTTGCTATCTTGTTGTTCACAGTATGGGCATTTAACGTTAGCCATTTAGTTCACCAACTTACATTTAGGAGTAAGTCTCAGCAGCGTAGCGATACCACTGAGACTTTAAGAATGTTTATTCAGACTTTAATTTGTCTGTTAAGTCATCAACAATAACAGCCATTGCTTCTGTTTGTTTTTCTTTCAGTTCATGTACCCTAGTACCCTCACCAAAAGTATCGTCCATTAACTCAGTAAATTCTTCTAAACGCCCAGCTTCCATATACGCTTTTCCTAAACCAATTAATTTTTCTTGTAACTCACCGAAGTTTAATTCTTCAGAACTTGTATTTTCAACAAATTCCTCATATGTAACTGCTTTACCACCTGCTTGTTCGGCACGTTCTACACCAATACGTACCGCTTCTTCAAGGTTTTCAGCTGTAAATGGTTCAATCATATTAGGCATTAAGTCAAAGCGGGAGCGTGCAAAGTATTCGTCAGTCTCACGTACATATCCAGTAGACAAGATAACATTACCCTCGTCATCTACTCCGTTTGTTTTTAAGTACACAACAATATCAGCTAAATCACGTACAGTACCCATTGAACGAATATCACCTGCTGGAATGATTTTGCCATTTTCGTCCACTTTTTCATGTCCGATAAATACGACCGTGTATCCAACTGAAGTTAATTTATCAATTTCTCCCCAAAATTCTTCCTTGTATTGTTGCCACAATCCATAACCTCCGTTGCCGCTTGCCACATCAGCCGCACCGTGTTGATTAGCCACATATCTTTGGCAATAAATAGCGGCAATGTCAACTGTATCAAAAATGATTGTACTGTATGCTTCACGAGCTTTTTTAACATCTTTGCCAGTTAATTGCTTATTAATCTTTTTGAAATCTGACCACTTAGTTACATAGTGAAAAGGAATACCAGAAATAGCATTCAACCCTTTCTCGAAACCTAAATAGAATGGTTTACTCATTGCGGCTGCTTGTTTAGTTTTACCTGATGAGTTTTGACCGTATAATAAAAACGACTTACCTTCTAAACCTTTCGGAATTACTGAAATAGTTGGGTTAAAAATATCTAATGACATGTATAAATCTCTCCTAGTTAAAAATTATTTTATTTGTTTTGTTATTAATTCGTTTACTCCAATGCTTTGGTCGATATGTATCTAATTTGTCAATTAAATTATTTTCTTGATAATAACTTAAAAACTCTTTAATTCTCTTATTCTTTCTATGTAAATAAATTGTTGCGTTTTGGTACATCAAATTATATATATGAAACACTCTATGATTACCACCGCATTCAAAAGTATGTATATATTTCTTATTTTTTGCTTTGTATATGTTAGAAACATTCCTATTGTATCCGTTCAACTCATCAAGTTTAAAAAACTCTTTAAGTTGTTCACAAAAAGTCTTGTTAGAAACAAATTTGAAAGTGTAATGTTGAGAATCCACATATTTTCCTTTGTTTCTAATCCTAGTCAACGAACCGTCACCATCAAAATATCCTCTTACAAAATGATGTAACAAATGTTTAGGGACTTGAGTTTCGTCAGGAAAACGTATCAATTCCTTCTTTTCTTTGCCAATATTATTGTTTGTAGGAATCATTCCTTTATCAATCAAATCTTCTATCATTTTTGTAGAAGAAACCACCAATTCACAATAAGAATATTCTTTCTCGCCCACTGTCGTGTAATATGTCTTGGGATTATAATGTTCAAGCTCTATGTGTTTAGCAAATAATTTTAAATGTTCTCTATCGGCACCTTGTAAAGCTAGTTTTAATCTATTCTTGACCTTACCATCTTTACCTATCTTGTTATAAGTAAGTGTTCCATCGGCATATAACATTCCTAACCAATAAGCCTTCTCTTCTGAATCAATCATCTCAAAATAATCCTCATTATAACTATGTAATTGAAGTAACTCTTTTGAGGATTTAATAGATATTCCCCATTGTCTTAATCTTGCATTAATCCAACTAGAGCTTATACCAAATCTTTTGCTAATTGATTTTGCGTTTTCATACTTCTTTGAATAAGTGTTGATGATAAATTCTTTTTGTTTATCACTAGCAAAGTAACCATTTCCCTTTTTCTTTAATACAAAGAATTTTTTTCCATATTCTTCTAAGTCGTCTTGAATACGCTTCTCTTTCAACTTATTTATCTTTAATTGTATTTCTGATACCAATTCTCCTCTGTCTCCTTTAATATCAGCAAGGCAAGAATTATCTCACCTTGCTACAATCTACACATAACATCAATTAATTTATTTCTTGATATTAAAAAGGTAAATCTTCATCTGTTAAAGCCGGAGTACTTGCCGCCGTAGATTTCTTAACAATATTAACTCCTTTTTTAACCTCTTGCTTTTTCTTCTCTTGTGAAGCTGATTGACGCTCTACTTTATAGTCTTCATATTTCTTCATAGCGTCTTTCATTTCATCAGTAGTAATGTAATCAACTGATTCTTCATCTTCTACCGGAGTGACACCTTCAACTAAAATACGGTTTTCAATTTCACGTTTAGTATCTACGATTGGTTTACCGATGCCGGCTGGATTAGGACGTTCTACTTGTTTTAGAATATATTTATTAATCCATTGACCATTAATAGTTAATGTCATACCTTTTTCAAGATTATCTTCTAACCATTCAGCAACACCATATTCATCAGTCGCTTGAACTTCAAACGGTTGAGCCATGCCACGATGAATAGCTGCTACTTTGAAACGTACGCTATCTGTTTCGTCCCCCTCTTTATTAGTAACTCGAGTGGCACTTGATAAAGCAAATGTTTGGAAGATAAATTCAGCACCATAATCTTCTTTTTCAACATTACGTCGAGATACAAAATTAGCTTGAATTGTTGGCATCTCCACTAATTTACCGTCACGTCCTTGATACACATTGTTTTCAATATGTCCATTAATACCAATAACAGTTGGACTAACGCCTTGTAAGTTTTTCTCAGCAATGTCTTTAAGACTTACATATTCATCTTGCATAGTCTCAATAGCTTTATAAGCCTTGTTCTCTTCCTTTTTACCATCGTTTTCATAGTATTCCATAGCTGACATTCTAGCTTTATGTACTTCACCTTTACCAACTTGTACAGAGATGTTTGCCATTTTCATTGGGACACCTTTTTTAGTTGTGATTTCTCGTACCTCTAACTCTTTAAGTTCTCCTACTACCGTTACTTTGTTCTCATATCGTTTGTTTTCAGCCATATTATTCTCTCCTATGTATTTTAATTTATTTTTATTGATTTTAAGATTATAACTTCTTCAATTTCTCTTGTAACTTCTCATTATTTAAAGAATTCTTCAAGTATTCGTTTGTATTCGTTGGAACAAACTTTTGCTCAAATAATTCATCGCTATAACGTTCTTTATGTTCAAATGAATCAGACAATGCTTTTTCTTTTTCATACCCTAAACTATCGATAACTGGCTCATCATAATAGTCAATTGTGATTCCGTTAGGTGCTAAGAAAGCATCATTCAAACAATCAATTGTGACTTGTGAACCTTTGAAATCAACTAGAGTTGAATTCGAGTTTAATAGTGCGTTCATCACATTAGCAATATCCTGTTCATTTAAACCAGAATATTTGTTAGAAGTCACTTTGTAATTAGATGTAACAACAACGTTACCATAAGCAACTTCAAACTCGTTGATTAGCATGTTAGGTGTAACGTTAGATAATCTCGTACCCTTAAACGCTAACCCCTCTTCATCTAGCACAACTTCTTGTGGGTCTGCAATCCAAACAGTATAGTCACCAACTTGTCTTGCTAACGCCGGCGCTCCAATTTCTTGTTGAATAAAAGTATCAGGATTACTAACTGATTTAACTGAAACTTCAATAAATCTGTTTGATTGCTTAGGCTTAATAATTAAATAATTCAACTCTACCCTCTCCTTATTTCTTCAGCACAGTAAAATTACCATAATCAACAGCTGTTATCTTTTTAAACTCACTAATAATTTCGTTTACTGGGTCGTTAGTCGTAAAGTTATGTACACCATTCTTGCTAATGACAGAATCAGCATACGCAACAAAATCTTTAAACTTCTCAATCTTAGAAGAAAGAGTTGTGTCATAACGTGTGTGGTTAGGTACATCAACAACTTCTTCAACATCGGCAATTTCCTCAACATCACTGCCAATCAAACCAGTTTCTATCTCATCTTCACCGACAATGTCGTAAATGTCGTCTTCTAAGAGATACAATTCCTCAGAATCTTTAACATTTTCAATCGCTAATTCTTTCTCAAGTAGTAACTTTAGCTCGTTTAATGCTTTTTCTCGCATCTCTAGCAAGAAGTTAAAAGCGTCACCAGCAAAATCAAAAGCGTCACTTTCTACAAAAACGTTCAATGTCTTTAAATCCATATTCTTTTTCCTTTCATCATAATAGAATCAAAGTAATTCAATAATAGTTGTATACTCTTTGTCACGTGTAACTGGAGGAGTATTAACATCAATATCAAACTCGATAACGGTTGAATTTCCTCCATCTTTACTCAAATTGTGAGCGATAATGTGTTTCTTAATCAACTCGTACACACTTTCTATTGCTTCTTTCTTAATTGCTTCGAGCTCTTTATCTTTCAATTTCTTAAAAGATTTGTCTCGTGTAATTCTAACACTGTAATGAGCCAAAACATTTCCCCTTTCGATTAATTTATTTCTTGTAATCTGAGTAATTACAATTTCATAATACAACCACAAATATGATTATACTATCAAATTGGAATTACGTCAACACTTTTTATTAATTTATTTCCTTTGATTTGCCCTAATAATTTTTTAGGGCTTATTCACTATTACTACTCCATATAAATCTTGTAAAGCATCTTGATATTGTTTGATAAACCTAGCGATTGTATATGGTAGTGACTTTTCATAAATGTGTTTACTATATCTTCTCATCACTTTTTCTATTTTCATGTAATCTAATTTTCCGTTTTCTGATAGTAAATACATATAGTGCAATATACCAGAATCAATTACGTTAGTAACACTTGAAATGTAATTGTTAGTTAAGTCTTGTAGGACTTTCATTCGTCTATATACTACTTGCTTATCAATTTGTTCTGTTGTGGTGTCAGTAAACTCGACATTTCTAAAAATATGATTTCCGCCTATTATGTCTTTTGCAGGTCTTCTAGAACTAGGGTCACCGTTCTTGGTGTAATAGATTGTAGCTCTATATGATTTTTCCATATCATCTAACAAAACCTCTGGCACTTCAATATAGCGCTCAATTGTTTCACCTTTCTTATCGTTTAAAAGCCTCAATTTATAATATTGTTCATCACCAGCGACATGTGTTGGATTACTTCTAGCTTCTTTAATATCATCGATGGTTAGATTGATTAGTTCGCTATAAGCCGCCCCAGAAATGCCATGAAAGATTGCTGAAACTAATGCTCTATCGCTAGCATTATAGAAGCTACTAACATGTAGTAGGAATTTCTCGTACGTGAAAAACTTTTGTTTATGTTTATATACAAACTTATCAATCTTATCGTACGTAAACATTCTGAACAAATTAATGTTAGATAATCTATCTCCTCTCTCGATAGCGTAATCAGTATACTTTTTAGCAAATGTTAAATAAGTTAGTAAAGTGTTTTTACTGGAGGAATAGATATTATAAAGCAAAATTTCTATTTCAGAAGTTGTAAAGTTATACAAATCAGTATCGAATTGTTGCTCTACTTTACTGCTGTTATTGAATAATGCAGTATACACTCTTATTTCGTTTTCACGCTCTAAAGATTGTAAAAACTGTCTCTTATACAAACTATTGTAAAACATTATTCCACTCTCGCTTTCTCAAACAAGGTTTTTATATTGTTGGTTGCTTCAATTTGCACTTTCTTAACACTTTGGTTTGCCACTTCGATTCTGAAATTGACCTCGTTATCTTTTAGATAATTAGCCACCTTGTGAGTTTCATTTAAAAATTCTTTAATTGTTAAACCGCTTTCGACATAGTTTTTAAGGAAAGCGTAAATGTAGGCACGAGTATTAAAGGTTTTATTGATTTCTCGCAAGTCTAAGTATGCCAAAATCACTTCTGAAACTTCTTGAGCTGTACTTACTTGGTCTCTCCTAGTTTCTACAGTAAATAATTCATCAATATACTTGCTTAGTTCAGAAAAAGCTATTGAACCACCACCTGTTGTGCTACTTGTAGTTTTAATAACACCTTCAAACACAACATCTTTATCTTTTATTGCCTTAACAACTTTGGCGCCTCCAGATTCTTGTTGTAACTCAGCTACTCTGTTCTTTGACCACGGAGTCGCCTTACTGTGTTGCGCTTGCCATTTGATAGCTTCAGCTGTAGTAAAGTTACTAAACACCACATTGAATTCAAAATTGATAGTCGGGTTCTCACGATAAGCATTTTGTGCTGCTAAAACTCGGTGGAAACCATCGATAACATCTAGTCTAGTTCCCTCAGTAATCGTTAATGTATAACTTTCTGGGTCATAAATTAATTCATCACCACTCACACTTGTCATAGGAGCGGCATTAAAGAAAAGTGTACTTTCTTTTAATCCATCTTCTAAAAGCAACTTTTCCATCTCACTAATGTTCTTTTGGTTTAACATTGGCTTTCTAATAATTTTTCCAATTCGTTTTTCCAATTTTGATTCTCGTTGAATGTCAAAGTTATAATTGATTACTTTAGAATCAACAAATTCTGCAATTTGCTTAACACTTATTTTTGTGCTATACACATTGTTTACCTTAACAACCGGTTGAAAATCATACGGGAAAGTAATTTTGTCTTGCTCTAAGAATGCATGAAAATCAAACTGTTTTGCTTCATTAATTTCTCCGGCTGTTAGATACTCCTGTATACTATCTTCATGCCCCAATATTTTAAAACTTTCTAAAATGAATAATGAAATTAGTCGAATGTCAGTAGTATCGAAAAAGTTATCGTCTAATTCACGATTCAAGAAAGAATGTGTGATACCACTAGGGACTCTATACTTTCTTTCCATTTCACTGGCAATTTTATTAATTGATTTACTAGTGTCTTGATTTTTCAGAAGTGTAATAACCTCTTTAAAAGCCTTGAATTTATTATTCATGCTTTCCCTCCTTTTTGTCATTTTTACTTTTTGATTTATCGATTTTTATTTTTTGGTTTCTCTGTTTTGTTTAATTTGTTTTTTCGATTTTTAAAAACACAAGCATCTATTAGTTGAAACCTATCGATTTAAATCGTAGTTTCAACAGTTGATAGTGAATTCAAATTAAAAGTCAAGCTGAGCATATTTTAACTCACTACTTACATTTAACCACAAAATACAATTATTGTCTATGCAATTTTTCGTATAATTTATTTTATTTGCGTTAATGAAGCTAATTCTTTTTTCAACATAGATTGTGTTGCTTCTGGTAAATTACCTAATGCCTCAATTAACTCAGTTTTACTGTAATCAGAAAATCTAATGTCAGCCGTATCAATTTTCTGTTTATTTGATATAGCACCTTGAAACACTTGCTTATTGTCTTCAAGATAAATTTGAGTAGTGTTGATATTCGCATGATTGCCCACTTGTCTAGCTACTTGAATATCTTTTGTAGCTTCATAGGCGTAGTTTACTGCCCCTTTTTTGAAACTGTGAAAAGTAATATTTCTATTTTCATATCCTAGAGCCTTTTTAGCCCGCTTCATCATTTTATATCTGACTTCACTAGAAAAATTGAAGATTGACTCAGTAGATTCCTTATCTAAATGCAAATCGCTAAACATCGCCGATGCGAATTCTAATGATAAACTTTTAATAAATTGTTTCTTTCCTTTATCTACGCCTTTTAATACAACTTCTTCTTTCTTCCAGATAAATGATTGAGGAGTGATATTGTTTAATGCTTCGGCACGTACTCCAGTGTCAAACGCTAAAGCAGTGTAATAGTATTTCTCAATTGCTTTCTCTTTCTCATTCTCTTTAAACCAATTGATAAACTCAAGCGCTTCATCATAGCTCAATACTTCATATGAATTTTTAGATGTTTTTAATTTTGCAATGTTGTTAATACCCACGAGGTCAATTTCATACCCGCTGTTGTATAGGAATTTTGCGAATTCGATTATAGCCGACATTTTACGATTAATAGTACTTGGCTTTAATTTATTATCAATTAAAACACTTCTATACTGAATTAACTGTTTTCTGCTCATAGTGTAAACGACTAAGTCTACTTTAATATTCTCGCTTCCAAAGACTTTGCTAAGATATTGTTTTAAATCATTTAAGTAAGCTAACTTAGTGCTTTGTGAATTAGCTCCCGCTTCATTAGCAAATTCATTAACTAAACTCATGACACTATTAGTTACACTTTTACTACTCATAATATGATTTTCTAATCTTATAACACTCGCTGTCATCTTTTCCTCTCCATTCCTTTGTTTTTTTGTGTTCGTTCGTTTTATTTATCTTAACTTTATTATAATTTATTTCTTTAAAGATAACAAGTCTTTTTTGATAAATTCCATGCAGAAGTTTTACACCCTGTTATATAGTAAATTTTTGTCGAAAAATTCGAGAATGAAAACTCCCTGTAGATTTTAAAGTCGCCTGTTATATAGCGTTTTTTATTCAACCATACTAACCCCCAAAGTGTTTGTCTTTATATTTTTTTGTCATACCTCCCATGTTGTGAAATTGTTGTTTGTTGTGGCTGGTGTATGTGGTTGTCATCTATCAACCAAAAAGGTTAAAAGTTTCGGATAAAATAAAAAATGCACACACGACGCCTATACGACGCCTTTCAACGCTCTTTCTATTTCGTGTGGGTAGGTACTACCCACTGTAAACGGCGCTATGACGGGCTTTATAAGGGGTCATAATTGCAATAAAATCAGTATTTTATCGTTAAATTTTGCCACAATATTGCCACATTTTCAGTAATTTAATCCCAATTTTTTAAAACAAAATCAATTCACAATATCATTCTGTCGTGTAGCTGCTCACACAATGATGTATAATCATGATTAGTCATATTTCTGTTTGAAAAGGAGGTGCAACATGAAAGTAATAATAAACATCGATGATGATAATTTCAGTTACTTGAATCAACTCACAAAGCAAGATAATACAACAATTGACCATATTATTAATGAGTTGATAAAATTTAATATTACTGATGTTAATAAAGCGTATCAGCAAGCCGATAAACAAGCATTAAATGAATTTGCCAAAATTGCTCAAAAATATTTTCATGAAGATATAGCAAGCATTTATGACGTTCTGGGGACGTCTGAAGAAGTCGAAACAGACAGAAGAATGTTGAACGTATATGAAAAATTGTATCAAGACATATTTCAGCGTGATGGTGTGATGCTCGAACTGTTTCAAGAATATAAAAAAAGACGGTCGTAATTGACCGCCTTTTAATTCTAATTTATCCAATTATTAAATTCACTTATTTTTTAAATAATATTTCAAAGTATCCTCAACATCATTAAATGTATAATATTCGATGTTGTCTGATGTCTGCTCCTCCTCTCCTAAAAATTTGAAATTTAACTCTTTATCACGAACATACAGCATTAAATTATCAACATCACTTTCATTTTGTAAATATTCATTCGGAATGTCATAACTAAAAAACATATTACCCTCTTGCGTCACAATATTAACACTTTCATTTGTTTGATACATTTCGATTACATAAGATTTATTATTATTTTTCATTCTTAGCACCCTCCATCTTCAATAATATTTGTTAAATCTTTATATGATTTTACTTTACTTGCGTTTAAAACTTTGATAAGTCCGCCATTTTCAATATAACTAATAACAAAAATTGGTTTGCTATAATTGACGTTTGGGAATTCTGATTCAAAACATTCAACATCTTCAAATTCTCTTTCGCTTTCAAAAAATTGTACATCGTACTTGTCAACATCACTGTGCTGACGTACCTCATTATTAATTATTTCATTTGATTTCAACATCATGTCAAAATATGTTTTGGGTTCTTCCTCAAACATTCCCATTTTTTTAATTAAATCATACAACGTATATGTTGTATACGTTTCGTTTGTGTCTACCTCCTCAGTATCAAAATAAGCATTTTTCAGTTCATTTTCAAATTCGTTTAAACGTGTTGGAGTTAAAACATCTTTAAAAAAGAAACTACTTTTTGCGATTTCAAGTTCTCCATAATAATCAGTTAAATAAGACACTTCATAATAAAATTTATTGTTTTCATCTTTTTCAATTTTAATATATTTTTTATCTTCCACTTTAATTTCACCTTTTTAAATTAATAAAATGTTATACAATAATCTTCATCATATACATTTTCTTTTTCAATTCGGTACGTGCACAAATCGCCGTATCGTTTTTTTACGTCATACACCAATTTATCTTTTAAGTCCTTTTCATGCTTATAATAGTAAAATGGATAAGGTAACCCAACATTTAAAGCGCTGACAACATTAATTAATATTCTGCTTATTCTTTCTGATTCATCAAAAAGATGCAAAAAACTGTTTTTATAGTCGAGTGAATCCATTTCTAGCATGTGTTTTTCATTTTTCAGCCATGAGCGTAAACTGTAAAAATCTTCAAATTCTTTTGTTTTAAATACTACTGTATCAGCTTCGAGATAATTATACATAATATACTTGATTTCTAAAGGACTATAAAAAGTTTTGCATTTTATTGATAATTTATAGGTACCATTTTTTAATTTTTCAATTTCAGCAAATTCGACGGTATGGCTGTCTTTATTATTAAAACTGTCTGTATAATAGTCCCATTTCAAAAAATAACGGTTTTCTGTTTCTATTTGTTCTAGCAAATCAAGATTGTGCCTTTCCATTCTTTTCATTTTTTGATACTCCTAACACATAGTAATTTTTATTATTCCTTATGCGCTTACTTTTAAAATTTGATAAGCACATAAGGAATAACCTAACCTTTAAAATTCTAACCTTTTAATTTTTAAGCCTCGACACTTAAAATGTCGGCAAGTAAATAGTTTTGGTAACCAGTTTTTTGTGTAACGATATAAGCCCATTTACCGCCGTTTATTTTTTCCTTTTCATCAAGCTGGCGGATTTCTTCCAAATCGTGAAGTTTAAAAAAAGCGTCTATCATTCTTTCAATTTCAACATCATTATATTTTATAATGTCTTGCACATATATTAAATTTTTTTGAATGTATCCCATTTCTGATAATATTTCGTAAACGACTAATTTTAATTGTTGATTCATTTTGGTCTGCTCCTTTATTTTATTTTAAACTGCCCTAATCGGCATAATTACATAATCAAAAGTGTTGCTTTTGTCAGTAATTTTTATTGGTTGAATTCTACCATAAAGATTTAAACAATAAAAATCTTCATTATTAGCTTTGTCAAAATCTTTTAGAAACTCAAAAGCGTTTAACAAGTATTCTGTATTTAGAACAATCTTTTTCACATCATTATTATCTATTTTTTTGTTATAGAAAGTATATGACAATTCTAAACGTTGCGCTTCTTCATCATTCCCTGAGTAAGCAGTCAATAAATAATTATCATTTTCATTCAATTCTAATTGTACTAATTTAACTTTTAAATTTTTAAATAATTTAAGTACGTTTAAAATGATATTGATTTCACCATCAATAAAAATAATAACATTTTTTACGTCGTCATCTTTCGGAATTACGTTTTCAAAATTAGGAAAATTATAAGGGTATTCGCTTCTACTCTTATCATTTTCGTTTTTAGGATTGATTAGCATATTGTTATATTCATGTTGATGGTTTATTCTCACAAGTCTATGACCGTCTGTAAAATCAATAAGATTATCGTTAAGGTGCATATACTTTAAAATTCGATTTTTTGTGTTTTTTGTTATCTTTTTAGCGTGTTTTGTAATTGTCTTTAATTCCATTTTTCATTTCCTCCTCAGCTTTAACAAGCGCCCAATCGTCTAACATTAACGCTAATTTGTAACCTTTTTCGTCCATTAACTCAAATTGTTTAACGTCAAATGGTTCGTCGCTTGCGTCAAATTCTTTATATAAAACCTCTTCATTAACAATAGTAAAAACTGTATTTTTCAAATATTCTTCGCTTAATCGAGGTACGTTATAGTGCTCTGCAAATTCAAGATAATTGTTAATGTCGATTATTTCGACATTAACACCAATTTTAAAATTTTGTACTAATTTCATTTCAAACACTCCTAATTTTATAATTTTTTAATTTTTAACAAATGGCACAATCTCAGTTTTTTCAACAACAACAAAATAGTCTGTTAAATACTCACCGTCTGTTTCGGGTACGGGTAGCCCGTTCGCATCTTCAACGATAGAAAATGTTAAATATGTTATTTGTCCATCGGATGACGTATCAATATCAATGTCGTTTTCTTCAACATCATAGTAATCTTGCAGGACCTCAAGAACATCATAAAAATTATTGCTTTTTGATTCACCGAGGTTAAAACCGCCGGTAGTAATTACGTCCCCGCTCCAGTCTTGTAATTTTTCATTAAATTTTGTGAATTGCTTCATTATAACTCTTACGTTAAATTTCATTTTTATTTTTCTCCTCGTTTTCACAGTGATTTTTTTGTTATTGCGTTATATGTCGATTTACCAGCCGAAACCAGTTCTAACAATTTGATTATCTTTTGTTTTGTGGAAAATGCTGTCGTCCCATGAATTTATTAAGTCGGGCGTTAACTCTTCATAATCAATATATTCGAACAAATCGGGCGCATTGCCCCCACTGATTTCATTTGCAAAATAACCGAGACCATACCAGCCTTCGAAAACCTCATATTGTGCAAAATCTGTTGCGGTCGGGAATAAGAATAATTCTTCGTTTTCCCATTCTCCACCCCCTTTTTCAGCTAGTAATTCATTATAAATTTTTGGGTATTTTGTTTTTAGCTCCTCAGCGTTTTTAAATGTTTTCATTTCATACTCATATAACATCTTATGTTCCCCCATTTTTATATTATTTTATTTTTTAACTTTTTTAGTTTACTTCAATTGATTTAACGTAATCACCTTTGTAAGTGATTTTGTACACAGCGCCTTTGACAAGGTTGTTACTGTAAATTGTATATTGCTGATTTTTGTTCAACATTTTTGAATCTTCCGCATGCTTGAACACTCTTAACCTTTGAGCGTCCTCAGCGATTGCGTATGATGTTGATGTTTTTTGTGTTTGTTCAATCTGTCTTTCCGTGCTTGCGTCGAGACTGTCAAAGTCTGTTTGTGACGCTTGTGAGTTTGGCGAAAGTAATAAGGTGCTTGCTGTTATAAGTGTTTTTAGCATTGTGGTCGTCTCCTTTAAAAGTTTATAATGAAAATGTGATTATGTTCATCATCACGCCCGATATGCGTATATTCGCCACTCCAAAGCAAGTCACGCCCTAACGATTCAAAATCGAAATAAGATGAGATGAATTCATTATCTAGTCTTATTTCTTCAAAATAAGACGTTTCCACTTCGTAATAGCCGAGCGCTTCAAAGGCTGACACATCACAGTCTAAAATTAAAACACGGTTGTTTTCAACACATTTGATGATGTCGGCGTTTTCGTACTCTCCTTTTATTTTAGTTGCGACAAAACTGTCGAATGTCGCTTTTTTGATGACTTTTACCATTTCCCCAATGTCATCAATTGAATGAAACTCACTTACTTCAAGCAAGTCACTTTCAGAATCTGAAATAAACCATTCATTACCTTTACCAGCAATAGTGTTGATATATGTGCTCATTGCATCGAATTCAGTAAGTGCATCGAACCATTTACCAACAAGATTACCAGCATTGTATTCAGTTAAATCGCTGATAAAAAGATTAAACTGAATTTTGTTTTCATTTTGTTTGTTTTCCATTTTAATTACCTACCTTTAGTTAAATAATTTATTCCTAATCGCCAAGTTACTAAAACAATTTTTTTAATAAGTCTTTTTGACTTACTAGGACGCCTAAAGTAAAGCTACATAATAGAGCGCCATACACGCCTTGAATTCCTTTGTATTCAAATGTAATGCGAGGGTGTGAGTAACCTCCCCCGTTATTCGCTTTAGTAGGGTCTGCGTTTTGGTTTGTCTCTTCGACTTCGATTATTTTAAATGTTGTCATTATGAAACCTCTCTTTTATTTATAATTTATTTCTTAACCTTATATCTATATTATACACACGTAAACTTAATATATCAAGAACTTTAACGTAAACTTTTACACTATCGGTGTGTATTTACATCTAATATGTAACAGTGATGTATAATTGTAATATTGCATAAATAGTAATGTTTGTTCACTTATTTACCTTTTAATTGTACCACAATCAAGCGACTGAGTCACTAAGAATATGATGAATTATTATGCATATACATTGTATAAATATGTATATGCGCATACACTCATATAAGCCCATATAAGTGCCCTATTGCATGATAAGACAAATAGGATACGTAATATCTGGACGCTTAAGAATGCGTTAAACGTTGAATATAAAGTTGTATGACGATTTGACAAATTGCGTGAAATGTGGTAAGGTGTATGAATGATTATTAGTGTAATAAGTAACTGTGTTGGTTGGCTAAGTCTTGCAGGATTATTGTATAAGATAGCCCGCTATTTATGATGGGTAGTTATTGTATAGTTATTTGATTAGATGTAGATGTTAATTTATTTAATTGATGTAATTGAATTGATAATCAATTAATGAGTGCAGGATATATGTTTAGATTGATATTAGGTTTATTATTTATCTGGCAGTATTAATATAAGAATGCGTGACGAATGGATATGATTAATAATTGATTGATATGTTAATGTATGTAGGTGTGATAAGAATGAAGTGTTAATGAATATAAGATGATAGTTAATAATAATTGATATTGAGTTGTATATGATAATGAGTGTGATGTGTGAATGAGTATAGAGTGAGATTAGATATATAACGATAATTAAATGATAGTATAATAAATAATGATTGATATTGAGTGTGTAGTTAGATTATAAGTGACTGGATATTAAGTTGATGTGGGTGATTAGTGTAGACGTGTATTAAGTATAGTTAGGTGAATGGTTTAAGTATATATTGAGTTGTGGATATAATTGTTTATTATTATGGATTATATTATTTATAATTATATTATTTGAGTTATTATGTTTTGATTTGTATTTATTGAAATTGTGATATGAGTGTGTGGAAATGGAGTGATGTTGGGGTAGTGTTGTTGAGCGAGTGATGAGTTGTTTGTGCTGGGTAGCTGTTGGGTGGATTGAGCTGTGTGTGATGAGCTGGGACGTATGGGAAATAAGAGTATGGAGTTGTTGGGGAGTATGGAACTGGGTGAGGAAAATAATGTGTGTGTGAGGTGGAATGATGGATACATTTGTTTGTTGGGTGTAGACACATTTTCCACTGTTATGGGTACCAAAATTTTTTAAAAAAATTGATTAAATTTTAAATCATAATTTAATTCAATGATTCACCTTGTGTAAAATTATCCATGTGCTTCTACTGGAAGTTATAAAGCATCTTCCACATGTCCTATTTTCTACTTTCTTTCTCAACACGTGAAAGCCCCAGCAACCTCAATTTTAGGGGGCAAATTTGGGGCTGGTCATATAACGTTTATTATCTGAACGCCGTTTTTGCTCGGGTTTTTGTCCGGGGGGGTGGTTTAGGATTACGACCCGTTTGATGTAAAATTACATCGGTGTACTGTCCAAAAATCACCTCACCATTGACTAAATTACATATCAAATTTTTCCCCATTTTTCTCACCTTTTCCATTTCTCACAAATTACACAATTTTTTCTGCCACATTTTCGTCACAATTTTACCACTCAGTTTTCCCACCTAACTCACCACATTACTCCCTATTCTCCCTTCTTGTACCTACCTTACACAATTACATATGCACTCTTACCATTCATCTCACACTCCATTACTCCACGCACCAAATTTTTTTACCTCCCACCTACAACTCAATGAATCATATATCAATCAACGACATTTTATCCTCAAATAACACCCTTTCAGCATTCATCAAAACTAAAAATCCTATCAGTTTCATTTTTAACCACATGAGTTATGTGTGATATATTTCTATACGCTTGATTAAATTAAACATCAACTCCAAATATCTCACTCGACCAACTTTTTTTATTTCCAGTTTTTTATTTTAAATTTCAGTCAACTCCTCAATCATTAATTGACAACTAAGTTGTTCTATAATCTTTTATCACGTTCATTCCTCTCACTTTTAGAACCTATTTTTAGCATGTCAGTTTCCTGTAATCTAAGCTATAATTTATTTATAATTAATTTGTTGAAAATATTGGCTAATATTGATTTGGTTAAATCCTAAATCAAATTTGTTATAAGATATTTCTTACAAGAAACCTAATATTCTTCCACAGTCATTCACTTTTTAGCTTCCAATTAATCTCTTATTCAATCTCAATATTGTTTCACCCCAATCAATTTACTCCAATTTTCACTACTTTCTCTTAGAAAACTAACTAAAAATGTCAGAATATGTCTAAAAACAAATAAAAAGAGACTGAAATTAATCAGTCTCTTTAATCAATATTACGCTTTTAAGTTACGTAATCTCTTATTCATTATTTTCTTTAGCAAATCAACTAGGTCATCTTTCAAGAAATCTTTACGGATTGGATACCCTTTATTCATTTCTTCAAGATAATTGTTTATGTATTGATGACTTAACAACGTCTTAATTACTCTAAGGAATCTTACAGAATCGTCTTGCTGCTCACACAGATAGTATTGAAATTCTAACTCTAAGTTTCCTTCACGATTAATCACATTCTTTAGCTCAACGCTTAGCATTCTTTCAGTATTATTCTTAGTTACTGTTAGACCTATCAATGAATTCAAAGTTGCCATTACATCTTTAAACTCATTAATCATCGCATATTGCTCCAAGACACTTTATCTGCAATTCTTTCAACTTCTTTAAGCATTGAAACTACATCATTCAAACTAACTTTACCTTTCATTCTTCTCTTAGGACATTCTTTGATATATCCTCTTGTAGCAGCTTGAATAGATGCATAGAACCCTCTAAATTTCCAACTCTTAGTAGTTTTCTTTTTTCTTTCCTTGATGTCAAAATCATACTCTAAGGATTCTAATTCTAAGTTATCTGAATCACCACGTCTAATAATCCTAAAATCATAAGGTAATTCAATTTCTAAAGTTATCTCATTATTTTTCATTTCTTCTTCACCTTTTAATTTATTTTTTTAAAGTATCGCTTACCCTTTGAAATAAACTGTTAGCTATTTATACATTATAATCAATACAAGTTATTTCCCAATGGCTTTGCTTATTTAAGTTTTGCTGTGTATACAACTTGAATAATATGACAAGATTTATTTTACACCATTTCTTTATCAAGTTCAATAATTTATTTCTTATGAACAAAAAAATCTTCCTCAAATTCTATCGTCCATTCTGAGTTTGCTATTTAATCGCTCAGCAAGCGTTAATTGATTTTTGGTACTAACTATCCAAAAAGTGCTATCGTTTGTCTACGTGGCTTATAACGCATTAGTTTTGAAAAATGATGAATTTGAGATTTGAGATTAAAATCAATCATTTTGCTCATTCAAAAATCACCCATGTGGCAATCCAAATTACTATCGTCCATTTCTGATAGGCTATTAGCCCGCTGAGAGCGTTTCAAACACTTTTAGGTAGTTTATATCCAAAAATACTTACTTCGTATTCTAGCCCGTAAAATAACGCTCCTCGTAAGCGATGCCTCTGATGCCCATTAAATCGGGCTTTCTGATAATTTATTAGTCCCTGTGGTTATGCGAATTATAAATCTAAACGTTAGATTCATAGACGCTTTCCTTTTGCTTTAGCAAAATGGGAAGCAAAGGAAAGCCCTGCGGAACGTTAGTGACGTTAGGCTTTACTGAAAGGTTTTTTCAATCAATCCCACACAGCTCTAAAATTTGAAAATCGGCGCCAAATTTGACGTATTTTTTGTCTCGAAGAGCTCTCACCCTTACTCTCCCAAGGGTTTGAGCTGATTGTGAAATTTTTAAAAATACCGCTTGGGGCACCACTTTTTTGACCCTTTTAAGTTATTAAGAATATATTTTTGCTTACGCTCATCAGTTTTAGCTTGTCCTATATTCTCTTATGAGGGGTAAAAAAATTCGCACCCACATGATTAAAATTCAGAGTCAAAAAATAAAAATACTTCGCTGACAAACTCGCCGTTTCTTTTGGTTGTAAATTGCTCAAGTCTGTAATTTTGATTAGTATAATTCTTTAGCTCTCTGTGTTGCTTTTTAAAAGTTCCTAAACTTGCTCCAACCTTTTTAGCAAGAGAGTTCTTATTCACTTTAAATCGTGAATAGCTAGTAGTAATTTTGTTAGCAAGCATATCCTTTACAACACAAGCGAGATACAAACTTTGCACCGACAAATTACCTTTTACGGTATCAAATAATGATTTGTATGTGATTGTTATGTATTTATCACCTTGAACATCAATTGGTGGTTTCACTAATTCCATTTCTTGACCTTTCTTTCGAGAAACGCCTTTAGTGTGTCTAATTGGTTCAATAGACCTAACTGGTAAAGTTAATCGATTTGCATCTATCATTTTTTCTTTTTCGTCCTTACTTAATGATTTAAACATAGTGTATTTACCAAAATAATTCCGTTTCTCTTTATCCTCAACGTACGACACACTATATTCAACAGGGAAATCATATTGAGTGCCGATAAATTGGTTCTCAACCAAATAACTAGATTTTGTGAACAGTTTTCTTAATTTCTCATTGTACTTTAATCCTAAGAATTGACAAATAATTTCCAAATTTATGTGGTGTCTTCTATAAGTGTAGTTCGCTTCTTTGTACACAAGTATAATACCTGCATACAACAAAAGGGATTTGGCTTTAATAGCATTTGTAGTGTCCAAACCTTCCAAATATGTCATAAACTCTTTAGGAATCACTATCTTGAAATGGGAATTACTTTCCCTGAACACCCCCTTTCTCATTCTCTCAATTTCCTCGTTGCTTAATAAAAATCTCCAATTATTGTTTTTCTTTACTCTTTTCTCCATTTTTCTCCCTCTTATTATATTTTAATTTATTTCCTTATTTCAAAAATTCACCCATAAAACATTTTCTGCTTTTACCTTTGTCTGTCTTAATTGCTTGTACAATTGCTCCTGATTCAGCAAACAATAAACATTTATCAATTGTTCGAGTTAAAGCAGTATACAAAAATTGTCTACTCAATAATGCAAATTCGTTAAACGTTACAATGACTAGCAGTGTTTTAAAACCTGACCCTTGAGAACGATGCACACTAATAGCGTAACCTAAATCTAATACACCGATTTCATTATCATTTTCATTCTTAGCGTAGAACACTGGCTCGTCAATTCCTTCAAACTTAATCAACATACCCACGCCTTCTACACATTCTAAAATCGTGCCAAATGTGCCGTTAAACACAGCAGCAGAAGCGTGTTCAGCTTCTTCTCTATCAATAAACTTGTTACTATACATTACAAAATTAGATTGACTCATAATTGTTACACCATAGTTGTTACCTTGTTGAATAACTCTGTCACCTTTTCTAAACGTATGCTTTAAACCTTTAATCTCTTCTTTTCCACTAGAAGCTGGGTTAAAAATTTCTTGTAAATGCTTATTCATATTTAGGACTGAATAGTCACCCTTTTCTTTCAATCCGACAATTACTTGAAAATCTTCATTTCTCATTTCCGGATTATCAGCATAGCGTTGTGCTGTTTGAAGTACGTCATTCAAGATTAAAGACTTATCTCGATAATAATTCTCATAGAAATCATTACTAGCTCCCGAGATTTTTCTACCACTTTCGTTATATTTAATAATTTGTTTTCCTTCACGAACCATGTTGGCAGCACTCAAAGTACCTGAATCTTGCGCTTGTCTATGAACTTCTTTCAATGTTACGTGAGCAAACTCAGTAGAACTTAATAAATAATCAAATACTGCACCGTGTCCAATTGCTGGTAATTGTCCACTATCACCGACAATAATGAGTGGCGAACCTGATGGAATTGCACTGATTAAATCTAAAAATAGTTTGTTATTAACCATAGATGCCTCATCTAAAATGTAGACAGCTGATGGTAACGGGTTGAGTTCATTATGAAAAAAGCCACCAGTTGTAGGTTCGAATTTTAGCAATCTGTGAATTGTACTAGCATTTAATCCGTTCATAGAAAGTACATTAGCCGCTTTACCTGATAAGCTACATGCAGCGTGGTTATTTTCGATACTTTCAACAGCGGCTCTTAGTAAACTTGTTTTCCCCGAACCCGCTTTACCGTCTAGGACAAAAATCCCATTTGTTATAGCTTTCTCAATTCCTTCTCGTTGTTCTTTGTTGAACTTAAAACCTTGTTCCTCTTCTAACTTTTCTACAATCGTTTCATCAATATTATTAGGGATAAAACCGTCTCGTAATCTTCTTAAGTGACCAACAATTTGCTTTTCTTCATTTCTGTATGTATGTAAAGTAATAAATCCTTCGTTATAGTAAATAGCATTGTGGTTAATAATCTCTTCAAATACTTTATCATCGACCTCATCAATACCCAAAATGTCACATAAATCTTTTTCAAACTTATCGATTGGAATTTTTGTGTCTCCGTAACCAACGATTTGCTCAATAACGTACAATGCACCTGCCACAATACGTCGTTTATCTTTAGGAGATACACCTTGTTTTAAAGCATATTGGTCTACAGTTTTGAACCCAAAACCAGATACCTCAGTTAATTTATAGACGTCGTTTTTAACAATCTGCACGACTTTCTCTGGACTACCAAAGTGTTCCGATAATTTGATGACACTTTTAATGCCGGCACCTAAAGGAGAAAGCGCTACAATCGCTTTGCTATATTCATTGTAGTTCAATAGTTTTGCGATTATCTTTGCTGCGGTTGCTTCTTGAATGCCATGAACCGTAGTTAAGTTGATTTTCTTATTAATAATATCCTCAATAATGTTCTCGTTTGGAAAAGATGATAAAATATCTCTCGCTTGCTTTTCAGTTAAGATTTGATATAAGAATTCTTCTTGAGACTTTCTGTCTTTCAAACCATCAGACTTTACTTCGACAAAATTGTAAACGTCAACATTTCTTCTTTCATCAAAGCCTTCAATAAATCTCACCTTATATGAATTACCTTCAATTAACGCCGGTGTATTTCCAACGATTGTAAAATTCTTATATGTAGAATGCAATTTTACTTCTGGATTAATCTCATCAGCGAATTTAAAACCATATGCACCATACATGCTCCCCTCATTGTAAAACAGCTCCTTAGTTACTGTTAATTCTTCTTCAAACTCTCTAAAAGTTTTTTTCATGTAATCTTCCTCATTTCATTTTTATTTGCCTTACAGAAATAAATTATAACACCAAAGAAATGTGTTGACAATAGAAATAAATTATTTTATAATCAAGTCAAGAAAAAGAAATTACATAACAAGGAGAAAATGAAAGATGATTATTAGTTTAGAAAATATTGAAAGTTTAGCTGAAGAGCTAGGATATAAATGCGAGGATTTAAAGAAATTAGAAAAAAATGAATATATGATGTCTACTAAGGATATTAAGATTAAACGTTTAGGTTGGGACTGTTGGCTTAGCTTCGAGAAGAAGAAATCAGAACCAGTTGTTTTAATTCCATGGAAAATTGAGCGTGATAATAAGAGAAGACAAGTATGGAGACAATTTATGAATTGTTGTAATTACGCTTTGAGATATGGTGAGGAACGCACAGAAGCAATCGCTAGAGGAATTGATGAAAGCATGATGGTTGAGATTGTTAGTGACCATAAATTTATCTCTCAACAAATCAAGAAAACAACTACCCCGCTGTCAGAGGAGAATGGATTCACGAAAACCCTTGACAAGATTGCTGACTACATCTTATTTAGCAAGTTTGATAATAAAGAGCAAGAAGAGGAGCATATTAAGTTAAAGAAAGAAATTGCGCAACTAGAAAGTAAAAAGAAAACTGAAAAGAATAAAAATAAATTATTTGATGCTAAACACAAAAAGAAAGATACACCGTATATGAAAGTTAAGCGTTTAAAAAGTTTACCTCCACAATATTTAGTGTTAAATACTGAAGACGATGAATCACAGGTTGTTAAACCAGATTACGTAGTTAATTACACAAGGGTTGACAGACAAATGGAGAAAGGCAAGTTTGATGAGAGTATGGAAGCGTTTTGGGAACGTTTTTCACCTAGTAAACCAAACGAAATTCCGTTTTATGATAAAGAACCTGTTAATTATAAAGAGCTTGCTTATTCTACAATGAAGCAATACATAGCTGAAATTCAGCAACTTGAAGATAAGCCTTTTTCTCCAAACAGAGCAAAAGTTATTTCAAATTTGAAAGGTGAAATGCGAGATGCACTAAAGGTTTTAAGAAAAGTAATCCACTTTCAACCTAGTATCTCAATTGATGAAGTAATTCCAGATGATGCTTGGAATTGTTTGAGCCTCAGAGACGCAGAAGTTTACTCTGTGCTCCTATATAATTACTCAGAACTATACGAAAAGTATAAGCCAAAAGTTAATACAAACATGTGGGCGTTACTTAGAACTTTTGAAGATTTGGCAGAGAAAACATCGTGGAGTAAAGAAGAAGCTCATATTGTCGACTTGATGTTGAATTCAGGTGTTACCAAATTAGAAGAAATACAAGAAGCATTAAGAGAAGATTACAAGTTAGAATATGAAAAATACCAATTGTCAAGAATTATCAATAAGCAATTACCAAAAATATTAGTTGAGACACATGAAAAGCAATTAGAAGATTGGATTTGGATTCATCGACGCAAAGGAAAATATAAAACTTGCAATTCGTGTGGTGAAGTTAAATTAGCCGTCGACAATCGATATTTTATGAAAAATAGTAGTGGTTACCTAGGCTTAAGGTCAGTTTGCAAGTCATGTGAAAAGTCATGATTTAAAAAGTTTTGGTGAAAAATTGCAATTTTACCTACTTTTGTAGACAATATATAGTGAAGGGGTATCACAATCGTTGAGATTCACTGATATTAACCTTAATAAAAATAAATTATTATACATAATCAAGGAGGTTACCCCTTGATTGGCAGAGTAACCTCTGTTTTTATAGTTTTTTAAGCCAGTCAAAAAATAATAAAAGTTATAGGAGAGATTTATAATGGGAGTACGCTTATCAAAGAAATTAATTATTAAGGAATTACAAGAACAATGTTTAGATTTAGGAGTAAAACTAAGTTTAGACCAAACAAGTAAAATTATTACGGCTTTTGAAAATACGATTGAGGAAGCTATTTTAGCTGCGGACTCAAAAGAATATGATTCTTTCGGTTTTTCATTTGGACAATTTAAAGTTATTGATGTACCACAACGTTCAGGACATTCTAGTTTATTCGGTAAGGATTGGGTAACTGGAGCACATAAACGAGTACATTTACAGTTTTCAGCACCACTTAAACGTCGCTTAAAAGAAGAAACTTTAAAACCAGTTGAATAATAAAAGGAGAATATATAATTATGGCTAAACTTACAAATACAGTTTCATTCAAGAACGCAGTTATTGATTTAGAAAACGACACTATCACAGAAGTTACTAAAGATACAGAATCGACTTTCAAGTTATCAGAAATTATCGCTCGATTTGAAGATAAATATGTTTCATTCTCGATTAAAGAAGACACTGAAGTTCACGGGAATGAATAATCATGAACATGTTTCGTAAGGACGGAGAATCATTTGCCGAATATCAGTACCGTTTGTACGAAAATAAAGAGAGTTTGGGGCTCAGTAATCAACAGATTGCTGATTTCCTGAACCACGAAAATGGTACTGATTATGACGAATCAAAGTACAGAAAAGAATATCAAATCTTCAAGAATGTTTGGGAATCAATGTTCAAGAAACAACACACAGCTTCCCTACCTGATGAATTTCTTGAGGAATTAACTAAAGAACAACTCAAGATGAATGAAAAGAATCGTGCTATCACAAAAATGTTGCAAGACCAACGACGAGAATATAGAAAGTTATTAGATTTCTCAGGAAGGTTTGAACACATTAAGGACGAGATTTTTAGCAATATTTCAGCTTTACCAGCAATACCAACACCCCCTACTTTTCCGACCGCTGAGAGACAAGAGAAAGAGCTAATTGTTCTCATGTCAGATTGGCATATTGGCGCAGAGTATGACGGTCGTTTTGGTAAATATAACGTTAAAATTGCGAAAGAGCGAGTCCGTTACTATCTTTCAGAAGTGCTGAATGAGATTAAGACACATGGACATAACAAAGTACATTTAGCGCATTTAGGAGACGGTATCGGTGGAAATATTCACATATCAAGCCGTGTAGCCGCTTCAGAAGATGCTGTACAACAATTAATGATTTTATGTGAGTTACTTACTGAGTTTGTATCTGAGGTTGCTAAAGTTGTAACAGATGTTTCAGTTTATTCAGTTGTTGGGAATCACGGAAGGTTAATCCCACAGAAAGACGCAGTTAGAAGTCATGAAGAGAACTTTGAAAAGTTAATAATTTGGCACCTTCAAGCTAGATTAGCAAACTATAAGAATATCACATTTCATGAGGACAGAGACGGATTAGTGGAAGCTAATGTTCTAGGAGAGAGTGTAGTGTTTGCACATGGTGATTTAGACAAGATTGCTAATGGCTCAGATAAATTAGCACAAATGTTATCATATGTTCCTCAATGGATTTTTATCGGTCATGTACACCATTCTTTTGAGAAAAATTTTGGTATCACGACTGTTATTGTTAATCCAAGCGGAATTGGGCATGACTCTTACAGTGCCTCAGGACGATTTGGTGGTCGTGCTGGGCAAAAGATGGTTACATTTGAGAAATCGAAACTTGGTGGTATTAATCATTCGGTTAAGCTAATTAACTTTAACTAACTTATACATAATTAACGACAACGCCTCCACTCCTTTTTAGGCAGATACGCTCTGATGTGGGGGTATTACATAACGCCTGACGTACGAAAAACCCTCCCGTTCAATCGAACATTAATACCTATGGGAGTGCTGTCTGGTTACAGGCTTGAGATAGTAATTTAACATTAGGTTGGACATGTGAGAGACACCACATGTTGCTCGGCAGAAGCTATATATCTGACTGTTGGTCTCACTGGAGACATCTTCCAGTTAGTGTCTAATTTTAGGAGAAATCGTGCAGGGTTTTGCTTACTCATCTGATTTAAAATCTGTCACTAATTCCGTGTAAAAATACCCTTTTACATCTGTGTCTAAAATCATTTATAAATAAAAATAGGAGAACCATGCCTACTTTTTCCAAACAGGGATAGCTCAAAATTAGGTAGTTCCTTGAGAGCGAAAATAAGTTGGTCAGCTTTTACTCAGAAGAAGCATCAGAGAGTAAAAAGTGATTCCTAAGGATAGTATGGAGGAAAAATTCTATCGGACGCTTGGTGTATAACTCAAGTTTAGGTGTTGTCTGAGTTATAACATACAGGGAGTTGATGCTTACCGTATAACTTGGTGTGTTCCCATAATTCAACTAAACACCTGATTATCCTTTACTTATGGTTTAGGGTTCGCAAAGGTTTTAAGCGTTGAACCGATAATCAGTGCTAGAACAAAGGGTTGTGATAAGTCATCTAGCTAATGCTCATCTCGTCTGAATATTAAATGGCGAGGTTATCATGGCACATATCCATAAAATTTTATGTTTAGTACACTTAGTCAAGACACAGCAAGACTAGCTGTCTATGTCGATTGTAAAGAGTTTTGACTTGTGAAAATAGTCACTTCCTTATAATCGTTCTAAATACAAAACAATGGATAACACAAGGAAATAAACTATATGTTTGTAGGTTCTGTGATGAGAATTATAGAGCTGAGTTAATTCGTTTGGCTATTAAGGTAGACGTATCGAGATAGCTTAGTTTGCTAATGGACGCATTTAGCGAACTCTCCAGTTGTTTAAAAACTTACATTCATTATGATACTTGAAGTTACTGGTTTCATAGTATCATCTTTAAATATTGAAAACTGTGTCTAGGGGATTTTAATTCTTTAGGTACAGTTTTGAGTGTTTAAAAACGCTCTCGTTTCTTTTTCTTTCCATGATAATTCCCCTTTCATTTTACCGACTTATACAAGGTCGGTTTTTTGTTGGTTGGACGATGGTCTCCCCTTACCTCTCTCCTACCATCGCCCACCGAACAAAAAATAATTAGGTGGTGTTTATGTGGCAATAAGAGATGCCAAAGTTGAAAAGATTAAAACATGTGTTCACTGCAACAGAAACCTAGTTAGAGATACTAATTTTATATCAATAAATGGTAAAAACGCCGCTTTCCCAGATGGATATTATCCAGTGTGTAAGCGTTGTATAGAAGAGCTAGTAAATGAGCCTGTTGAGGGATATAAAAACTTTATAAACGTACTTATGGGTGTTAATCGACCGTACAAAGAAGAAGAATTTAATAAAGTAGGACGACAAAGATACAAATACTTAGTAAGAAAAAATCCTACACGAAATAAGGAGTTGTTTATTGAATCAGATAGATTCTTTAACGCATATGAAGCAAAACTTACAGAGGATACGATTGAAAAACTAACCCCCGAAGAGTTAAGAGATTGTCAATTGTATTGGGGAGAAGAATATGTCGAAGATGAATATTTGTTTTTAATAAGCAGATATGAAGACTACTGTAACGCTTACGATGTCGATACGCCAACATTCCAAAATATTATCACTCAGATTTGTCAATTAGAACTCGATATTAGGAAGAAACGTATAAAGTCAGTTAGCACAAAAGATGAAACTAAAATGATTATGGACTTAATGAGGACTGCTGGTATCGCTCCTTCTCAAGAAAAAGCGAGCAAAACCAATGAGAATGAAACATTTGGGGTCATGGTAAAACGTTGGGAGAACGAGAAGCCAGTACCAGAAGTACTACCAGAGTTTAAGGATATTGATAATATTGAAAAATATATGAGAAATAATTTCTTATCTCCTATGTTGACTTCACTAGAAGCTGAAAACCCTTATGAAGAAGAATACCAAGAACATGTGGAGAAATACGGTATCTCTGAGGACGAGTTATTAGGGAGTAATAAAAAATAATGGGTTTTAGTGTAAGTAATGGTACTCATAGAAGTCAATATCACTCTAAAGTAAATTTATTCAAGTTAAGACGTAATCATAGAAAAACAGAATCTAAGTCTGTATCAGCTATGAAGAATATAGCGATATGGATAGCTTATTACAGAGAGAACCCGCATAGATTTGTGTTGGAATTTTTGAACATTAATCTGAAACCGTTTCAATGCGTACTTTTGTGGGCGATGATACAACATCATTACTTTGTATTTATTGCCTCGAGGGGCATCGGGAAGTCCTTTTTATCTGCGGTGTATTGCGTAACTAGATGTGTACTTTTTCCGGGTACAAAGATAGTTGTTACAGCCCCTACTAAGTCACAAGGTATCTTGATTCTTGAGAAGATTGAGAATGAGATTTTACCTAATGCTCCACTACTACAAAGAGAAATAGCTGAATTAAAGACTGGTAACCAAAAGCCAATTATCGTATTCCAAAATGGTAGTTGGATTAGAGTTGCAGCTTCAAATGACAATGCTCGTGGCTATCGTGCTAATTTACTTTTGGTCGATGAGTTTGTAAAAGTTGACCCTGATATTATTAACTCGGTATTTAAGAAGATGTTGACGTCTCAACGTGAACCATTGTTCTTAACTAAGCCGGAGTACAAAGACTATAAACGAGAAGAAAACATGCAGATGTACTTATCATCAGCATGGTATAAATCTCATTGGGGTTACACAACAACACTTAATTACACAAAACATATGCTAAAGAAAAAGAGTGAAGATGCATTAAGGTCATTTGTTTGTCATGTCCCCTATTATACAGGCGTGCAAGAAAAATTATATTCACATGAAAGTATGAAAGCAGAAGCACAAGCAGATGGTTTTACCAAGATGAAATTTGCTATGGAGATGGAAGCTCGTTGGTGGGGAGAATCAGAATCAGCCTTCTTTAATTTTAACAAGATTGATATTAACAGAAAAATTACTGAGGCTTTCTATCCAAGAGAGGTTACTGAGCACACAAACATAGTAAACCCTAAAAAAGAACCAAAAGAAAAAAGAATACTATCTGTCGACGTTGCTCGTATGGGTGGTAATTCAAATGACGCTTCTGTATTTAGCTTAATCAGGCTGGTACCTAAGAATAAACAATACGAACGGCAACTGGTCTATATGCAAGATATGGAAGGAGAAGACTTCCTAACTCAAGCAATAAGAATTAGGCAACTTTATGATGATTTTGATTGTGATTACATTGTGCTTGACTCTAGAAACGTTGGTTATGGTATTTTAGATAATTTGAGAGTGCCATTATTAGACACTGAACGTGGTATTGAATATGAGCCGCTAAATGTTTATAACGACGATAAATTGGCAGCAACATCAAAGTTTCCTGAAGCACCACGGGTAATCTACACAATTAATGCCACTAATGAGAAAAACATGGAGATGGCGAACTTATTAGCGGATAACTTTATGCGTGGTAAGTTTAGACTATTAATAAGAGAAGAATTAGCAGAGGAGCTAATGAGAAACAATAATAAAATAAAATTCTCTCATTTAAAGAATAATATTCAAGCATTATTGAAATATCCATTTAGACAAACAGAAATGTTCATTAATGAAGCTATGAATTTAGAACAAGTTAATATGGAAGGTGGAGCCTTCAAACTTGTTACATACGGAACGGCACGTAAGGATAGATACTCTTCTGTATCTTATGGGAACCAATTTGCTACCGTACTAGAACGTGAACTACAACGTACTGCAAAAACAACAAACTTTAGAAACTTTGGTTCGATGAGGAAACCAAAAGCAATAGTATAGAAAGGTGTGAGTAAGTTCGTTGGAAGATAAAAAAGATATTACTAAATTTCAAGAATACATAAGAAATTATTCTACTGCAAGAAAACTACCTTTAACAAATCACCACAGCCTTTCAGCTTTGTATAACACTTCTAGAACCTCACTTGATGAAGTTTCTAATGTAGACGTTTTAAAGTGGATTAGAAAGCCTGAAAAGTTTTATAGCAACCTAATTAAATTATCTAATATGCTATATAAAACATCTGGTGAATATCGTAGTTTACTAAACTATTACATCAACATGGCTCGTTTTTATTATGTTTTAAATCCGATTCATAATGATACTAAAGCTATGGGAGAAAATAAGGTAAAAAAAGACTTATCTAAATTATCCATACAACTTAACAAAATGAATCTTAAACATGAGTTATCTAAGGTTTTTAAAACTTGCGTCATCGAAGATATTTATTTTGGATACGAGATAGAAGATAACGACAATTACTTTTTACTTAAATTAGACCCTAACTATTGTAAAATCAATGGAATCGCCGATGGCATGTATACATTCACTTTCAACTTAACTTATTTTAATGACCGAAAAGAATTACTAACTACATTTCCTGAAGAGTTCCAAAGAGCTTACAAAATCATGAAGATTAACAATGGTAATAGATGGTTTGAACCAGATTTTACAAAATCGGTATGTTTTAAATTTAATGAAGACGACGTGGAGATATTCCCACCCTTCTCAGCAATGTTTGAACCATTGTTAGAGTTAAATGACTATAAGAAGTTGAAAAAAGCTGGAGCTAAGATTAATAACTACATGTTGTTACATCAGAAAGTTCCTATGTTTGATAACAAGAATAATGATTATCAAGCTGATAACTTCTCAATCTCTTCTGATGCTTTAGATTATTTCAGTATGTTGGTGAATGAGAATCTACCAGAAGAAATTGGTGCTATCGTTTCGCCAATGGAGATTAATCCTATCAAACTGGATAAAGATGATAAGAACGATAAAGTTCAAGAAGCAACACGTGATGTTTATAATTCATCTGGTGTTTCAGCTCACATCTTTAACAATGATAAAAACTCAACTGGCGGGTTACAATATTCTGTTAAGAAAGATGAGCAATTAGTTATCAACTTTTACAGACAGGTTGAGCGTTGGTTAAATAGAAAAATTAGATTTGGAAATATTGTAGCTAAAACTCAATGGCGTGTTACTTTATTGAACGTAACTGCTATGAGTGAGGATAAATATTTAGAACAATTAATCAAATCTGGAACCCTAGGATTTGCGGTTAGAGGCGAAATAGCAGCTATGCATGGACAAGATTACCATACGTTAATGACCACGCTTGAACTAGAGAATGAGATTCTTGATTTAGACATTAAAATGGTTCCACTGGCTAGTTCTCACACTGGAGGAATCAACAATGCTTTAGAGAGTAAGAATGAAACTGAATCTAAAGGCGGACGTCCCCAAAAAGATAGCGACGAGATTAGCCAAAGTGGACAAACAAACATTGATTCATCACAAGGAAGAGATGAAGAAAGTTCTTTAAAAGGTGGTGAATAAAGTGAATAAGTTTAGTAATAGTTTACCAATGTCTACTCAAGTTTTAAAAACATTTGAGTCGGCAGATAACGATTTACGATTTACTAAGGTGAAGATTTGGCTGATGCATTTAGGTGAGAATCTTAACGGTTCTGTTTTTAATAAAGAAGTTGTTGAGAAAGCTATCCCTACCCTAGCTAACACACCAATTATGGGGAGCATCTCATTACTTGGTGAAGGTAACAAAGACTTTTTAGGACATGAAACTGATGTATTAATCACTGATGATGGTGATATAAAATTCATCAATACTACCGTTCCTTTTGGTGTTATTCCTGAGGACAACAACGCTAAATTCGAGAGTCGAGTTGGCGATGATATGATTGAGCGTGTTTATTTAACGGTAGAAGGTATTCTTTGGAACAAGTGGGAAGATGCTATTGAAATTCTTTACGGGAAAAATGGTGTTACTTCTCAATCTATGGAAATTTCAGAAGATTACAAAGCATACTTTGATGGAACTCACTTAATATTTGAAGAATTTAAGTTCTATGGTGCTTGCTTGTTGGGAGACGATGTTGAACCAGCTATGAAGAACAGTACAGTGGAATTAAAATTCTCAGCAAACACAAAAGAATTTATTAATGAGAAGATGAACCAGTTTGAAGCTATTAAATTCTCATTAAGCGAAGGAGGAAACACATTGTCAAAAAAAGACAAGACTAAATTTGACGAGTCAGAAGACCAAGAAGTGTCATTAGGTGAAGGCACTGAAGAACTTGGAGATGATTTAGAAGAAGAGGGTCAAGACGACTTACAAAAAGATACTGAAGAAGATTTAGGCAAAAAGAAAGGTCAAGAAGACGTATCACCTAATGAAGAGGAAGATGATGAATTAAAAGCTGAGTCAGACTCTAAGCCTGTAAAAGAACAATTAACAGTTGACGAGCAAGACGTTGAAAAAGCTGCTGGGGTACATAAAGAAATTCAGAAAGCACAAGAGGAATTACCGAAAGTTGCTGATTTGATTAAAGTTTTAGGTAAAGAATATTCAGTTGAAGATGTCGCTAATCTTCTTAAAGAGCTTGATGAAGTAAAAGAAAAGTATTCAGCTTTAGAACAACAAGTCCATCAAGAAAAAGTTACTTCGTTGTTTAATAATTACTCTAGCAAATTAACAAGTGGTGAGTTAGAGGAATTAAAAGCTAAATCAGATAAATTAAGTATTGCAGAGTTAGAAACAGAAATTTTTGCAACTATTGGTAAAAAGTCATTAACGAACGACCAATCAGCTTTAGCATATTCTGCTAATTCAGCTACATTTAATAAGGTTGGAATTTCTTCTAAAGAAAATAAATTAAGCAAATTCGATGCTATTTTAGAAGAGCTAAAATAATAAATAAATTATCGGAGGAATAATATAAATGGCAAAAATTAACTTAGACCGTGTATTAGGTCACTATGTAGAATCAGTCCTTGCTGACAAAGATTACGAGAATGGAGCTTTAGTTGGTCTTGGAGATTTAGTTGAAGGTGAAGACCGCTTATACAATGCAGTAACAGCTACTGCAGATAACTACTTTTTAGTAACAGAGCCAGAAGTAGACCCAACTAAGAAGGCTTCATCTGATTCTTTAGATTTCGTAATTAAAAAAGGAAAAGTAATGCGTGTACACCGTTTAGAAGTTGGTGCCACAGTAACAGTTGAGCAGAAATTGCACGCTGATTCACTACAAGCTAAAGACACATTAACTATCCAAGATGGTAAGTTTGTTAAAGGTGAAGGCGATTTCAAATTAGAATTAGTGACTGTGATTGGCGCAGACCGTCGCCCAGCTTATCGTATTCGTAGAGTAAAATAAATTATTGAACATATCGGAGGATTAAAAATAAATGACATTATTAAATACTGAATTAAAGAAAATGGCGATTGCTGCCTCTAAAGGGCAATCAACTACAAATTTTTCTAATGCTGACTTATCAGACGCTATTCGTCAGAAAATGGTTGAAGAGTTTGGAACTGACAAATTAGATGCACGCACATTCCGCAAGCACAAAGTTGAATTATTTGAATTTATTGAAGACACAATCGCTCCAGTGGTAAACGACCGTACTGCTGAAGTCTTTGGTCAATTTGCTGAGTACAAAAACTTGAGTTTTGGTGATGAGAACAAATTTATTGTAGAAGACATCGCATTATTCCCAATCGCTACTATTTCTGCTGGTAACGGAAACGTGTTACGTAAACGTTTAGATAACGACGAATTAGTAGTAGACATGCAATATATCGGTGCTGGTGTATATGAAGAATTAACACGTTTCTTAGCTGGTCGAGTTGACTGGGCTAAATTAACTGCACGCTTAGCCGAATCATTCGTTAACGACACTGCTCAACGAATTGCACAAGCATTATATGGTTCTGTAAGTAAATTAGGTTCTACTTATAAGGCTAATGTTTCTGGTAGTGATGGTACTTTGAAAGATAAAGTATTAGAAATTGCTGACCATGTAGACGCTGCAAACGGTGAAGCAATTATTGTTGGTACAAAAGCAGCTTTACGTAAATTAAAACCAGAAGATGTATCAGACTCTCAAAAAGGTGAAAAGAACGTTGCAGGATATTTTGGTTATGTTGACGGCTACCAAGCTATTGCACTTCCACAATTCCACAAAGCTGGTACTGACGAGTTTGGCATTAAGAATGATGTAATTTTCGTACTACCTTCAGCTAACGAAAAATTAATTAAAGTTGTGTTCGATGGTTACTATCATGTGCGTGAAGAAGGCGGTTCTGAGACTTACCGTACAGACATGCAGATGTCTCTTGACGTTATTTCTAGCGTTGGTGTGGCAGTAATCACTGGTGCTAAATATGGCGCAGTAGAAATCACTGGTTAATAATAACAAAAACATAAATTAAGCTCCCTACTATCTTGAGGGGGCTTTTCTATTATTATTATCAAAAGGAGAGCAAATTGAATGGCAATTAGAAGTAAAAAAGAAGAAGAAGTTGTAGAAGAAGCTAAGGTTGAAGAAAAGCCAGTAAAGAAAGCTGCTGCAAAATCAACAGCTAAAAAGACCACAGCAACTGCACGTAAGCGTACAACTAAACCAAAGTTAGACTTAGCTCAAGAAGTATTAGTTATCAATATGTCACAAGCATCATTTATTTATGAAGCTCGTAAAGGTAATGGTTTCTTAGAGTTAGATGAATATTTAGATTCAGATTATATGACAGTTGAAGACTTGCAAATCATGAAGAACTCTAATCGTGGTATTTTTGAAAAAGGTTGGTTGTTTGTTGACGATGAAGAAGCTGTTGAATTTTTAGGGATTAAAAAATATATGGATAAAGTGTTACTTCCAGAACAATTAGACGACTTGTTTGAACTAGACACTAACGTATTAAAAGAAGAGCTAGCAAAGTTCTCACCTTCTATCAAAGAGAATATTTATCAAACGATGAAGTTAAAGTATGAAGCTGGAGAATTATCAAATGTACATGTAATTCGTGCTATTGAAGAATCTTTAAATGTCGACCAAACATTATCAGTATTAAACGGTTAGGAGGTTATAACTCTTGACTGAGTTCAATTTAATTTATGACAAATTTTTATCCAAAATCACCGATTTCTCTTATGCTCAGCTAGATAAAGAAACACTTGAAGAAGATTTAAAAAGGAAATTAATTCAAGCTCTTGCTTACTTCACTCAGTTAGATGATGAAAAAGCAGAATATGTAGATAATGTTTTTATGTCTGATTTAACAGTTTTAGAACAAGAAATTCTAGCAAATCTAATGGTTATCAATCATCTTGATAAGTTTATTGTTTCTGAAGATAACATGAGAATTCTACTAAACTCTAAAGATTATAAGCAATACTCGCAAGCTACTCTACTTAAAGAGTTAAAATCAACAAAAGCAGAATACCAGTCTGATGTTGAGGCTATGAAAAATGCTTACAGTTTTAGAAATAAATTTAGAAAGAAAGATTCATAATGGATTACTTTGAAAGATACAAAAAGGTAAACACGTCTTATGGAATTACGTTAAGTCAGCATGTTATCGAAGCAAGTAGACAAAGTGCAGCCAGAAGTTTTTATTCCTCCCCTACCCTTACTGGTGTAAAGGTAAATGGTGAATCGGCTAAGTCAGTAGTAAGTGTTTATCAAAAAGATTTTTTTGACAGAACTTTCTTGCTTCCACCAGATTCTGAGTATGCGAAGATTGGTAATTACATTGAGCATCGAAATTATACTTATCTAATTATGAAGTCAAATGATAATGATATTTATCCAAATCTGTATGGCAAATTGTGTAACGAAGATTTTAAGCTACCTACTGAGAAAAAGAAGATTAAGGTAAAAGGACACAATGGCGCATTCACTTATAGATATGAATATGAATACGAAAATATTCCCATTGTCGTTGATGTTAAAGGTTATTCCATTTCAGACAATGCTATCTTACCTTTGACCGAAGGAAGAGTAATTATTTATATGCGTTATGAACCTCGATACTTAAATCATGTGGCTCTTAATTATGAGTTTGAATTGTTTAATGACACGTATAAGATTACAGACATACAGTTAGATAAAGTTGTTGGTGATGAAGGATATATCGCTTTGTCGGCACAGAAAGCAGTTGAAAACGAGTATGAACATTAAATACAAAGTTTCCAACAGAGGAGACATTAAACAAAAATTTATCGATGTTGTTAAAAATGATGAGCACATGCTGAGACTGTTGCATTATAATCCACTTGATTCTAATGGAAACTATGTTGACTTTACAAGTGACTCATTGCCTAACATTTTAGAATTAGATGAGGAAGAGTACGATGAAATAGTGTACGACCACATTAGAACTACACAAAAAACTGACGACATTGAAGAGTACAAAAAGACAGTGTTGTTTGTGTATTATGGTAAATCTAAAGCTAAATTTGGTAACCACACATTAGTAGATAGAGAAATCGTTTTTCAAATCTTGTCGCATAATGATTATTCGTTTGCACATAGAATTGAGGAAATTTGTGATAGATTAGATACTTTGTTTGTAAATAAAAACATAGCAGGTATTGGTAAAACTAGACTTGCCAACTCTTTTCCTAGAGAAGCACCAAAAGAATATTTAGCTTTTGAGCAAAAATATTTGGTTACGGATAAGGCTAGGTGATTCAATGTTAGATGCTAATGTGATAGCGGACAAAGTAATATTAGGATTGCCTGTTAATACTCCTTATGGAGAGTTCAAACCTTTTTCAATTGAAGAATATATGAAACGTGTGAGTTCCATTTCTATCCTGTCTTATGGCAAAAAGAAACTATTGGCTGAGTTAGGCAAAGCATATCAACTTGCTAACAAAGAAGTAACAGATGAAAAAGTCCACGAGATGTTAAAAGAATTGTATGAACTTCCCCTGTTCTATCTTTTAAAAGAATACTTTAATGAATATTTGCAACATTATATCATCATTTTAAGATTCACTTTGTTTTATAAGTTTGATGAGCAAAACGAGACTGACGAAGAAAAGAATTTAACTGAGGTTAGAGACTTTTTATTTGGCTTAACTGATGAAGAGTTCGATGAAATACGAAAAATATTAATGACGCTAAACAACCAAACTGAAAAGATAGCCTTTTTAAATCCTAAGATTCAACGTGGTCAAGACAAAAAAGAGCTTTATTTTACAGGTAATACTGATGACTCCCCTAATCTATCCACAATGATTACAACTTGCGTTACATATTCCGGAATTGATTTTAGTGTCATTTCTAAATGGAACGCATTTCAGCTACAACATGCTTTTCAAAGAATTGCTTACTTAATAAATTATGAAACTACCAGATTGTTTGCAACAGTTGCGACTGATGTTGATATTGAAAACTGGACTAAAAATATTGATTTACAATATGAAGAAAAGAATACAGACAAACAGTTCAATGAGTTTAAGAAACAATTATCTGGCATAAGAAACAGTAAGTAATCGAAATAAATTATTAAACATTATTCAGGAGGAATAAATTATATGCTTTATATCCAAGACGTTGCAGACGTACTTTTAACTCGTAAGAGTGACAACTTTAAAATCGCTACTGGTACGGCTCAATCAACAAGTATTTCACAATCAGTAGACGAAGACCAAATCAAAGGTGGTATTGGGAACCGTACCCTTTATACTATCAAATCGAACAAAGAATTAGAAATTGAAGTAAAAGACGCTGTATTTAATCCACAATGGTTAGCTGCTACACAAGGTGTTAAAGTTATGGACGACCAAACACTTGAAATTGAAGTAGTAGATACGGTTGAGATTGGTGAGGAAGGTAAAATCACTCTTAAAGATACTTCCTTCGACGGCGAAGGTGTGTTTGTTGACTCTAAAGGTGATAACCATTCAGTTACATTCGCTAAAGGTGTGGCTACAGTCGCCGATATTGCTAACCAAAAAGGCAAAGAAGGTCAAGCAGTTTATAAAGAAGAGCGTGAAGGTAAATCTATCTCAATCCGTGCTGACCGATTTGCTGAGAAGTACAAAGCTCAGCTTAACACAATTATTTATGAAGCTGAAACAGAATCAATCGTTGAAGATTTATTCGTTGTGTTCCATAACGTAACACCTTCAGCCGAGTTTGAATTAGGACTTGAAGCTGGTGAAGCATTAGCACCAGAAATTAAATTGGTTGCTTCAGCAGACCCTAAAACAAAAGAGATTGGTAACTGGTTCATGTCTCCTCATAAGGACGCTGCTGAAAAAAAGTAAGTAAGCCGAAGTCTGAGTTAGAGGAAGATAACGGTGACTCCGAGGAAGATGAAGAGGAGCCACAAGTTAAGGCTTCGGTTACAATCAAAAATAAAACTAAGACATTGAAAGTTGGCAATAAATTCCAGCTTCCAGTTACAGTGACACCTGAAGAACGTGTTGGAGATGTTAAATACTCTTCTAGTCATGAGCAATATGCTACTGTCTCCCCTACTGGAGAAGTAGAAGCTAAAGCGGCTGGTATCACGACTGTTACAGCTACTTTAGATGGCTCTAGTGCTAAGATTACTATTAGTGTAGAAGAAAACGCTGACGTATCTTCAGATGAAGAAGAGGACGAAGTGGTTTAATTTTTAAGGGGGCATAACGCTCCCTTTTTATTTTTGATTTAAAAATGGGATAAAAGGAGAATTTTATTGTGACAAACAAATCTAAGAAAAACACTGAATTTACTCGAGAAAATTTAATAAATATTACCGATATAGTTAATCAAGCATCTAAGTATGATGAGGTTTCTGATTACACATTAAGTAATGGCGAGACGATGCAATTCTATCCATATTTCTCTCGAACTAAAATTACAGAGATTATTGAAGAATTTCAAACATATGCGCAATCAGAAAACAAAGAGGATAAAAAGATTATGGAGTCAATCACAAGTGGTGAAACTCACATTATCTTATTCTGGTATTTCTTAATGATTAAAAAATTCACTCACTTCGGTGTCCAAATGGAAAAAGCTAAAAATTTAAGTGAATTGATTAATTATTATAACGCTTTGTTGGAAACTGGGTTGTTAGAAGAAATCATTAACGATGTCTTTATTTTTGATGAAGTGAAAAAAGTTAATAACATGTTTGCAAATAGTACGGCACTAATGACAAGTACCGTGGAATTCTTGAATACATATGAAGATAAATTAGAAAATGCTCGTGAAAAGTTTAAAGAAAATTTAAGAGAAGGAAACTTCGATGGCAAGAAATAAAACAGTTTCAGATTTATCTCAGTTAGAAGCAATGTTCGCTGTTGCTCTAAGAGACACGATTAACAACGAGGTATTCGAGGTTATTAGAGATGAATTAATAATGGAAATGGAACGACGTGTGTATGACGTGTATGAGCCTAAAAGGTATCAACGTCGTGGTAGTTCTGGTGGTTTAAAAGACCCTGATAATTATGTGATTACTATGCCTTATATATCCGATAAGAAGATGTCCTTCCTGATAGCAAACTTAACTAAAGGAAATGGAGACACCTTAGACGATTTTATCAATGATTTAATTGAAGGTGTGGACGGTTTCGCTGGTGACCCAAGTCTAGGAATGCCGGCTCGTCCTTATACCGAATATGCATACTCTAATTTGATTTCATCTGTAAGCAGAAATGACATGTTGGAAGCTCTTTATAAAGGTTTAAGAAAAAGAGGCTTCAATGTAAGCGTTAAATAGAAATGAGGAAATGCCGTGACAATAAATAAAAACATGTTGCGTCAACGTGCTCAAAAGTTACCCGAAGTCACTGATGAAATGTGGCAAAAAGTAAATCCCCTGACCCGAGAATTAATTGATGAATTTTTAAATTCGATTGATGCTTCAAAACAAACTAAAAAACAGTATCGTTCAGCTTTAAAGCAATTTGCATATTTTGTTTACGAGAGTTTGAATGACAAACCATTATATAAGATTAAAAAACGAGATGGATTAAGATTTATGAATTACTTACGTGAGAATCGTAAGATGTCCTCCTCTGGAATTAATCTTAAAAAATCCGCTATATCTTCTTTTTGCTCATGGATTGAAATGTATTTAACAGATGATGACGAATATGTGAATGAACATGGAGAGCCCCTGTTTCAAACCTTTAGAAATTTTATGAAAGGTTTGCCACCAGTTGTAAAGAATCAAACATATCAAAAAGTAAAAATTACGTATGAAGAATATTTGAAAATGATGGAAGCTCTTGAAAGTGATGAAAACTATTTAGGTATGGCTTGGCTAGCTGTGGCTTTCAATGCGGGAGCAAGACGTGCTGAAATTATTCAACTTAAATCTGAGATTGTTAATTACCCTTTTAATAAAGAAGGCAGCTATATATTATCACACAACATAAGAGGAAAAGGTCGAGGAGAAGATGGGAAGATGCTTCAGTACATGATAAACGACGAAGCATTGAAATATATTAACCTTTGGCTTGAAAAGCGTGGTTTTGAGCATGAATATATCTTCGCTTTAAAACGTGGTGATAACGCTCGACAAATGAGCGTTAGTTGGGCTGATTATTTTTGTGAAAGTGTTTTGTCTCCAATATTAGGACGACGTATTAATCCGCACATTTTTAAGGCAAGTTGTATCACCTACCTTTTAGAAGTTAAAGGCGTTGATATTAAAACTGTATCAAAACATGTAGCACATCATGAATCAGTAAATACAACTCAAATTTATGACTTAAGGGACTTTGATGACGAACGCAACAATATTTTTAACAAATGATTCTATTACTGAATTCTCTCGAGAATACTAAATTGTCGAGAGACTTGAATAATAGAAAAGTACGGTGAAGAAAACACAAGGAGTGAAAATTTTGGCAAATGGATTTAATATTGGAATTTTGTCAACCTTAGACGTTGATTCAAGCTCCTCTCGTAAGCAAATAAACGAAACGATTAAAGAAATCGAAAAGAATATAAACAAGGTTTCTGTTGAATTTGAAGCCAGACAAACTAAAGGTGCTTCAAATGATTTAAGAAAAAGTGCCAATAGTGTTATAGACAGTTTAAACAAATCAAGTCAATTGAGGAAAGTTAAAGTTGACTTAGATGTAAACTTAACTCAAAGTAAGCAAAATATTAAAAAAGCTATTTCAACGCTATCTGATAGCTTATCAAAGAATAAAATTAAAGTTAATATTGATGCAAATGTGGATACTAATGCCGCTCAAAAAGCTGGTAAGTCAATATCAACAAATGCACAAAAAGGTTTTGGCGCAGTATCCTCCACGACTTCTAAAGGGCAAGCTCAAGAAATTGAAAAAATAAATAATTCGATGCTACAACTGCAAAAAACTTACTCAGATGTAAGCAAATTAAGTAGCGAGCTTTCTAACGTAAGAGATAATTCTTTACGTACTGAAATTAAGTCTATCAAAGACGCTAACGGTGCATTACAATCATACCAAGTCAATTTACAAAGAGTAAGCGAATTAGGAAAAACATTAGGCAGAGAAAGCTACAACTACAAAGCAAACGACGACGGTTCGTTAAGTTTAGAAAAAATAGCTAACTTAAACTCTCAAGAAAAAGCACGAAAATTAACTCATGATTCTATGGTTAAATCTATGGAGCAAGAAGTAAGTGCTTTAGACAGAATGGTTGAAAAACAAAAGTTATCTACTTCTCAAGCCGAAAAGATTAAAAATGCATATAGCCAGCTAAGCCATTTGGCTAAAGAAAATAAAGTGATTAGCCCAGAACAATTCACTAAAGCTAAATCTGAAGCAGACATATTGCTTAAGAAGTATACATTACAAAACGAGCAATTGAAAGAGCAAGAAAAGATTCAATCAGCAATTTCAAAAGAACTTGAAAGAATTAATAAATTAGAGGCTCAAGGTAAAATTAGCAAAGGTCAAGCAAAGGACGCTACTAATAATTATACTGGGCTAAAAGAAAGAATAAATAGTGGCGACGTTACAAAATTATCAACCGAGTTCAACAAAGTAAAACAAAGCGCAGATGGCTTATTACTTGGTTATTCTCAACAAAATAAATTATTAAATCAACAAGTTTCATTGTTAGCACAAATTGATAGAGCAGAACGTCGTTTAACAAGTACGATTGATAAACGTGCTACTTCACAGTTAAAAGGTCAACTACAAAACCTTAACTCAAATGGTAGTGGTACATTTGGAAAAGAAGCAGCTTTTCAAATGTCTCAAATTCAAGGACAAGTCAGAACTATTACGGCAGAAGCTGAACGTGCTACAAGGTCACAGCTAGGTTTTGTTGAGTCGTTTAGACAAGCAATGATTAAATTCCCTGTTTGGATGGGTGCTACTACTCTGTTTTTTGGTGCGATTAGAAGTGGTCAAAACTTCTTATCAATCATCTCAGATATTGACTCTAAAATGGTTACTTTATCAAAAGTAATGAATGATAATGCTGATTTAGAATCTGTATTCTTACGAGCTAATGATGCAGCTTTACAATATGGTCAAACTATTAGTAACGTTTTAGATGTATATGCGGAGTTCGCTAGACAAGGTTATGACGAAGCTGATACCACAGTATTTGGTAATGCAGCCTTAATAGCTTCCAATGTTGGTGAAATTGATGCAAAACAAGCATCAGAATATTTAACGTCGATGTCGGCTCAGTGGGAAACATCAGCTACTGACGCTATGAGACAAGTCGACTCGCTCAACCAAATCTCGAATGAATATGCGACTACTGTTGAAAAATTAGCACAAGGTCAAGCAAAAGCTGGTTCTACTGCTAAATCAATGGGGCTAACTTTTGACGAGACTAACGCCATTGTTGGTGCTTTAACTGCAAAGACTAAGCAATCTGGTGACGAAATTGGTAACTTCTTAAAAGCTGTATTACCTAAACTTTATGTAGGCACAGGTAAAAACACTATTACTGATTTGGGAATCAATATGAAAGATTCCAACGGACAGCTGAAAAGTGCAATTACCTTATTAGAAGAAGTATCAGAAAAAATTAAAAATGTTGATAAAGACCAACAAGCTGCTGTAATACGTGGACTTGGTGGAACGTACCATTACCAACGTATGCAAGTATTATTAGACGACTTGTCGAAAGCAGACTCACTATACAAACAGATTAAAAACACATCAGAAAACTCTGCGGGTTCCGCTATTGCCGAGAACCAGAAATATTTAGAGTCTGTTGAAGCTAAGGTCAATAGAGCTAAAGTTTCAATTGAACAATTTGCAGTTGCTATCGGCGATGCTTTTGTTAAATCTGGAATGTTAGACGGACTAAGATTATTCACTAATTTAATGACTGGTTTAACAAGACATGTGCAAGAATTAGGTTCAACCTCAGTATTAATTGGTACACTAGCAGGAACGATGTCACTATTCTCTAAGAATGTTAGAGGTGGTTTTGAAGACGCCAGACTTAGTATTGCTAACTTCATTGCAGAAGCTAACGACTTAGAGTCAGTTACTCAAAAAATGAAGAAAAATGATGGCACAGTTATTGAGAGAATGGTGCTTGAAGGCAATAAAGGTAGAATTAAAGATAATCAAGTTGGAGCAGTGTCTCAATTAGTGATGGACGAATCACTTGAGAAATATGACATGGCAGCTTCTAAAGCAAAAGCAGCTAGTACATCTACCCTAGCTTTTGCGGATTCACAAAAAACATTAACCACACAAGCCCTACTAACTTCAAGTGCATTAAATACTAACAATATTAAGACGACAGCTACTGCAACAGTTAGTAAAGTAGCAACTGTTGCGGTGAATGGATTTAAAGCAGCTATGCGTGGATTAGCTTCAGCCACTTTAGTCGGTGCAGCAATTGCTGGTATATCGTTTGTACTGGAAAAGGTTATCTCCAAATTTGATAGTGCTTCAAATGCCGCTGAGAATTATAAAATGCAACAAGATACGCTCAAACAGACTATCGAAAGTATGGGCGGTACTGGTGAAATTGATAAATTAATTGATAGATATACAGAACTTGAGAACAAAATGCGTTCGGGTAAATCGTTTGATGATACTGAAGCAGCTCAATATAAAGAAACTGTATCTCAAATTAAGAATATTTTTCCGGATTTAGTATCTTCTGAAGGTCAATATGGTGCTACTCTATCAGCTAATAGTAATACATTAAAAGAGCGTGTCGAGCTCATGAAACAGCAACTTGAGATTGAGAAAGAAAACGCTCGTATTAAAAATGAAGCTGATTTACGTAAACAGTATGATGATTCAGTTAAAGAAGCTAAGAATATAAATAATGGCGGTTTTTGGGGGCTAGGAAAGAATCCAGAAACAAAATTAAGAGAACGTGCTGGTTCAGTCGGGACACCAAACGGTAATAATAACGAGATTTATCAATTACAAACTAGAATCGATAAAGTTAAATCTCTAGAAGAAGCAGAAAAAAGACAGGCAGAAGCCCAAAAACTTTTAGCTGAAGCAAGAAAAAATGGAGACCAAGAAAGTATTTCTTCTCTTGATAGAATTATCAGTGCTCTTGATACGTATAAAAGTAAAAAAGCTCAAGCTACTGCTACTGACAATGCAGCAATTGACGCACAAGCTAGACTATTTACCTCTCAAATCGAACAAATTAAGACAGCTAATTATTCTATTGGTGATTCTGGAAAAGCAATCCTAATTTCTTTAAGCACATCTGTACGAGAGTTTGCTAAATCGGGTGAAGATGCAAAGAACACATTTTCTACATTAAACGGTTTATTAACACAAGATGCCGGTTTTGCGAGCAAAATGCAAGAATATGAAGCTGCATTAAATAGTTTTAAAAATGCCAAAAATGAGACAGAACGAGCAGATAGATTGCCAGTATTGCAAGCTGCTTATACCAAGGTAGCACAAGCAATCTTAGACGCTGCTAGAGCTGCCAATTTTTCAAAAGAAGAGCAAAATAAGTTAAAACAAAGTTTAGAAACTAATATTGAAACTGAGACGGGTTATGCCGCATCAATAAGCAAATCTGGTCAAGTTTCTATTGACACTGCAAAGAAAATTGATGCTAATACAAATTCGGTGGACAAGAACACAGTTGCGAAAGAAGATAATGCAGAGGCTAGTGAGAAGCAAGCAGAGGCTAATAAACAGCTTGCTAATTCACTAAGAGAAACCGGAGACACTCATGAGCTTTTAAATAATTCACTTAAAGAATTATCTGAAGGCGATTTGTCGTGGAATAATTTAACTAGCTTGGTTGAAAAATATGGTGAAGAAGTTTTAGGTGTATTTAACAACCATGAAGCATTAACTGAGTTTATTAAATCAAAGCAAGATGAAGAAACTGAAAATTTCAATGCTAACTTACAAAAGAAGTTGGACAATAGTGAAGCGTATTATAAGTCTGTAGCTGGAAAAGGTACAGAACTAGCTGACCATTTAATGCAAACTTACGGAATTGATGCAAGTAATTATAATACTTTAACTGAATTAAAAGCTGGAATTACTGATGTATACAACCACGGCTCTGCAAAACAACAAGAAAAATTAGTTAATCAAATTGCTCAACATTACGGCGTCGATTTATCGAACTACGGAACTTTAGGAAAGAAAAAAGACGCTTTAGAAAAAGCTATTTTACAAGCTCTAGGTAAGAAATGGGCAGCACATATTAATGAATTGCGTAGGATTGCTGACGAAGCATTCGCTGATATTCCTGAAGCCCCTAAAGATACTAACTCCGCAGAATACGCTGATTATATTGAAAAGAGTTGGAATGCTGCTAAAGCCGCTACTGACTCAACAGTTGCTAACTTAACTTATTCATGGCAAATTGGACAGACTATTGATGGCGCTATTGATAGTATAGTTGGAGGAGACAAAGTTTTTAAACAAGCAGCTGACTCAGCTGGTAAATTAGGCTCGGTAGCAAAAGATTTAGGTAATGGTCTTGATAAAACTGGTAAAGGTGGAAACAAAGCCTCCAAAGGCTTAGGTAAAGCCGGAAAAGCAATGGACAAAGCGTCTAAAGAAGCAGATAAGCTCGAAAAAGAAGCAGCTTCTGCCGGTGTAAGTGTTGAGAAACTATACAAGACTTTCACTGTTACTACATATGTCGCTGATGAATTGCAAATGGCTTTAGATAAGGTGAACTTCCAATTAGAGAAACAGAAGCTAAATACACAAAAATATGCTGTTTGGTCTCAAAAATATCGTGACTCATTGAAAGCAGAAAATAAGTTAATTGACGAGAAAACTAAGAAACTTAATGAACAAATCAAATCCATGCAAGAGCAAATTAAAGCTGGTCAAGTTATTGAGTATGGACTGGTGAATAGTGATTACAATGTACCATATTTGAAATTTACAGCTAACGGTTTAGATGGTGGTAAAACAGCTTCAATTGGCGCTGTTGGCTCAACCACTCAAGAGAAAGTTTGGAATTATTTACGTGGTAAAGGATTATCTGAACATGCGGTTGCCGGTATTATGGGTAACATTGAGCGTGAGTCAAGATTCCTACCTAATGCTAAAGAACCTAATGGTACAGGTATCGGTTTAGTACAATGGTCGTTTGGTCGTGCTGATAACCTCAGAAACTTTGCAAAAAGACGTGGTAAATCTTGGGCTGACTTGAATACACAATTAGATTTCTTATGGCAAGAATTACAAACAACAGAACGTGGAGCACTAAATGCGTTAAAAGCATCAGGTTCGGTCATTGGCGCTGCCGATGCATTCCAACGTAAATTTGAACGTGCTGGCGTTGTTGCTCAAGGACAACGTAATTCGGCGGCTAATAGGTACTATAATCAGTTTAAAGGCACTAATGGTGGAAGTGCTGTTAAAGTTTCTAATGCAGGACAAAGCATAGTCGCTGGTTGGAAAAAAACGGCACCATTCGGACATTATTATGGAACTAATACACCTCACTACGGTGTCGATTATGCATCTAGTGTCGGCTCACCTATTAAAGCCTCACGTGGTGGTATAGTGTTATCATCTGGTTGGAGTAACTATGGTGGAGGTAACCAAGTAGTTATTTATAATCCTAAATTAAACAAAACTTTTACGTATATGCATATGTTAAGTGATTTACGTGTTAAAAAAGGTCAACAAGTTGTAGCTGGTCAAATGATTGGTAGAATGGGAAATACTGGTAATTCTACAGGTCCCCACTTGCACTTCCAAGTCAACGAAGGCAAAGGTTTTACTGCAGCTGGCACCTCATTTACTGGTTGGAACAGAGCAATTAATCCGGAGCCGTATCTAAGAATTGCTGGAGACAACGGAAAATTTGATTTTAGAAGCACTGGTAATCTAGATATACCTGCTGGCGAGTTATCACAAGCTATGGTCGATAGTTATAACCAAGCGCAAGAACAAATGTTAGCTGAAATTGAAGCCGGCATTAACGAACATAACGAGTCTGAAAAAATGAAGCAAAAAGTTGATGAGTTACGTAAAAAACTCATGGATACACAACTTGAATTAGTAAGAAATATGCAAGCCAAAAAAGAGAACTTGTTTAATATTCATAAATCTAATATTGCCTCTTTCGACCATTCTAGAGAACTACAAGCAGCTAAATCAGCTAAATATGAATATGAGCTTAACAAAATTGAGTTTGAACAAGGTCGCAACAGTAAAGAATGGCGTAAAAAGAATGAGCAACTTCAAACTTCTAAAGAATTAGAAAAAGGTTGGGAACAAGATAAGATTAAATATATCGACAAAGTTATTAAACAGAATAAAGGCGGTATATTAGGTAAACAGACAGCTTACAGAGACGAATTGGAGAAAGTTAAACGAGAAGCTCAGCAAAACGTAAGAGATATTGCTTCAGGTATCATGCGTGCCCGTGGTGAAATTATTGCTTCATTAATTGACCAAATTATTGAGGATTACACTAAAGATACGGAAAAGATACAAAGAAGTATTGACTCAATTGGTAAGAAGAAAGGTCATCTTGACCCAGCTAACGTAGACCAAGCCAAAACTTTAGTTGATTTAACCACTCAACAACACAAAGAAGCAACTAAACTTGCTGAGAAAACAAAATTCTACATAACTCAACTGGAAACACAAGCTAAGAAAGTTAAGAAAAATGCAGAACTTAAGAAACGTTTAACTAATCAAATCAAAGATATGAAGACAGCTTATGATGACGCTACCCTCTCGGCTCATGAGTTCTTAAAAGAAGCAGCTGACGTAGCAATCGAGCGCCAATTAACTATCAATGCTCGTAGGTTAAAAGAATTTCAAGCTGAACTAAGAAAAGCTGAATATAAAAATGCATTTGTAAACTCAGAGTTCCAAATTGATTTATTTAGAGACGGTCAAGAAAAAATGCTTAACGGCTATGCCAAAGAGCAACAAGCATTAGAGAAGAACAAAAAGGAACTCGAGGAACAATTAAAGTTGTACAAGAAGTTACCAGCTCAGTCTGAAAAGATTAAAGATTCAATTGAAGAAATTACTAATGCTCTTCAAGAGAACAATAAGTCATTACACAACCTAAGATTTGAGTTAGCAAACAGTATTATCAACTCAATGAAATCTGTTTATCAAAAACAATTAGAAGTTGCTACCAAAGCGTATGATGACGAGTATAAAGAATACGAAAAATTAATTAATAAGAAATTAAAATTAATTGATGAAGAAGCACAACAAGAAACATTCCAAAAAGATGTTAAGGAGAAAACAGAAAATCTCAACAAAATTAGAGATGAGATTGCACAACGTCTTGGTGATGATAGTTTAGCTAACCAGAAGAAACTTAAAGACTTACGTGAACAACTCAGACAAGGTGAAGAAGAATATGAAGCCTATTTGAGAAACAAGAATCGAGAAGACCGCAAACAAGCGTTGCAAGATGAACTTCAAGACAAAAACGACCAATTAACACAGCAGAAAGAAGATTTAAATAAAGCGTTTACTGACTTATTAGAAGACACAAGAAGATTCAATAGTATACAAGAAGAGCTTATGGCTGGTCAGATTGATAAGTATAAATCAATGGTTGAAGATTTAACTAAATTTGTTTCTGACAATATGAAAGATATTGGTAATTCAGTGGGACAAAATATTATCGATGGTATTGATGAGACGTTTAAAAACTTGTTGGAAGTTGCACAATTACTACAAAAACAAGATAAAGGCGGCAATCCAGTACCTAATTCAAACCTTAAACCTAAGCCTTTAAGTGAAGCTACTGCCGCAGCTATCAAGCAAATTAACGCAGTAGCGCCTTCAGCAATCCTCAATGGACTACAGATTAAAGATATTGTTAAACCTAAAGACATTGGGAAATCAACTAATGTTACTACAAACAATAATACTCAAGCCAAGTCATTAGTTAATATCGAGAACTTCAATGGAAGCAAAAAAGAAGTTGATGATTTAGTAGGCACATTAGAAAACGCATTAAGAAAAAAAGGAACGATTTAAAAGGAGATGAAATCTAATTGAGGAACTTATATTCTATGGAATATACAGAGTTAAGCAATGCTCCTCACTTCATCTTTAATGGTCAACATACAAGGGACTTTAATGTTATTAATGTTCAATCAGACAGCGGTTTGGCGAAGGAAACTTTCCTTCCCGACCGTAACTTGATTGTTGAAAAAACAAGATATAGTGATAAGGCATATTTACTAGGATACAACGAAGAGCCTTTAAAATTTAAAATAAGACTACTATTTGATGAGCACAAATTAACACAACAGAATTTAATGGCTTTAAGACGTTGGATTGATACAAGCACATTCAAAGAGTTAAAGTTCGATACTGAAGAAGAATCAAATATGCACATTGTTGTTTATGCAATGGTTACTGGTACTTCTGAGTTATCACATAATGTTATCAATGACGGCTATGTGGATTTAGAATTCACTACCAATAGCTCAAGAAGATATTCAGAAATATTAGAAGAAGAATATGACTTCTCCACAAGCGCTACTGAGAAGCTAGTTAATGAATATAACGGCGAATTCTCAAGAGTGCGTCGCTTAGCTGATTCTTTAGGTAAATCTTTAAAACAGTATGTAGCAAGAACAAATTATGCAAATGTTGAAGAATTTTTTTCTGACAAGAATAAAGACAGAATTCCAGACGGTTGGAAAGTCGTGTCGGGAGATAAGTCTAACATTACTTTTGATAATGAAACCAAGAGGATAACGCTCAACAATGTGCATTTAAGAAAAAGATTTAACGGCATTAATGGACGTAACTACTACATGCGTGTACATGGTAATAATGGTAAGATTCGTATTCATGAAAAAGACTATGAAATTAATGGCTTAGGCGTTCACGAGTTTGTATTCAGACGTAATCTGTTAGGACACCACGGAACGTTTGATATTGACAGTTCAAGAGATGGTATTGGTGAAGGTTGGACTAAAGTTGGTTCTACCGGTAATTTCACGTTAGACACACAAGAAGAAGTTCAAGTTATCAAGAATGGCGGAGTATTAACCTCCCCTATTAATATTGTTGAAGGCAAAAAATATGTTGCAATAGCTTATGACCCAAGTCAAAACACAACAATTCAAATTGGTGATACGACTTCAACTAATGAGGATAACGACTTTAACGCTTTTAAATTCATTGGTAAAGCAACAGATAACTCAATCACAATCAAGCAAGCTAAGAAAAACAAAAATGCAAGATTAACTTATATTCGTGTGTATATGGTAAGTGATGAGGAATACGAACGATTTAATGATTTGTCGGTTGAAGAGATTGACAATCTTTATCCTTACTTTGATTTTCACTCATACTTTGAACTGAATTTCAAAGATACAGAAGGATACATTGATTATATTGACCTTTGGGAATTAAATCCATTAAACAAGAAAAAACTTGATTCTGGCACTCCTATTGAGAAATTAGTTTACTTTAATTACGAAAACTATTTGAAAATGTTAGACGGACATAAAAGTGATTTAGACAATCTAACTAAAGATATTGATGAAACATTTGCTAAAATAAGCAATATCAGTGGTTTAGAGGTTACAGAACATAAAAATAAAATTACCATTTTATTAGAAAAAATCGGCTCAGAAATCGCTAAATTACGCAAAGGTGACAATATGAAACTCTATCAGTGGGACGATATGCAGCCACATTACAAACAATTTAAGCAAATCATGACGGATATTGTCCCAGTAATGAAAGAGTTTATCAATTATATTGAAATTAATCATACATTGATTGACGGCTCACACGAAATTGGAACAGATAAAGTTACTATTTTTAATTATGGTGATAAGCCTGTCTACCCTACTTTTGAATTTGAATCAGTAGACGGTTCAGACATTATGATTAAAAACATTGATACTGGTGAGAAAACAATTATCACTGACAACATCAAAGGTGAAAAGATTAAAATGATTGGCTCAGCTGAACAAATTTATTCATCTCGCCCTGCTCCGTACTATAAGTATAACTCACATGATGATGTGTTTGTTAGGCTTAGACGTGGGTATAACGATATTGAGTTCAGTGGAAACTATCGCTTAAAGATTAAATACCAGTTTGTGTTGTTGTAATATCATCTTATTTTGACTATAATTAAGCTGTAATAATCATAAAGAGGTGAGCGTCATGCAAACTATGACTTTAAGTGAGTGCTTAAACAAAGCACAAGAGAATAAAGAGCTAGCACTTAGTGTTGTGAGAAACTCATATGACTCACAATTTAATTATGGTGATAGAAAGTTCGACAGACCTCGACGCAATCCGGACAAAGCAAAGGTGTTGAAGCAACTTGAGAAAGAGTTTAATTCAAGACGCAAAACAACAACTAAGTAACATTAATCCCGATGAAACCTTAGCAATTAGAATGTATAAGACAGCTGCGATAATCACTACATTAATGGACAAATTAGATGACCACCCTAAGAAAATTAATAAACCAATTGTGGTGGGTGGTCTTTCTATGGAGTTGTATACTTCTAGTAAGTACACAACTAATGATATTGATTTTATTACATCAGCTAGTTATGAATTAAATAATATTTTGCTTGAATTAGGTTTCGTAAGAGAGTCTAGAATTTATGAATATAAAGAGTTAGGTATTGCTTGCGACATTGTCGGCAATGTTTTAGAAAGCGTTGAGTCTTATGAGAAACTAAGAAAATTAGATGTGGAGAACGGGACATATTTTTATGTAATAAGCCCTGAAGATATAATTATTGATAGAATGCTTGATTTCAAATACGCTGACAATCTTAGATATTGCGCTATATTGACAACTAATTATTTCAGTTCTTTAGATTTCGACTACATAAAACGTGAATTAAAAGTCGACAAAGAAGCGTTATCAGAATTTAACTTAATGGTCGAAAACATAAAAAGCACAATCAAATAACTTTTAATTAGCCATGGCATTTATAGTCGTGGCTTTTTATTTTTGCACAAAATAATTGGAGGGAAACAAATGGCTTTAAATAAACATTTTACTTTTGATTTTGAAGATAGACCAAAGCCAAAATTATGGTTGTTAAAACCAGACTATACACGAATAGAACGTATTACAGGCTTCACCAAATTACAAGGAACGTTTAAACACACGAATATTAACCAAATCAGTTTTCAAATCGCACCGGTAGTGTTCGATGAATTAGAACATGAAGAGAAAAAGAATCCTATTTTTGATTTAATCAAGAACAAATATCTAATTGAATATCAATATAATGGTTTTAAAGATACATTTGTAATTGATGACATCAAGAAAGTTTCTACCGAATCTGATTCAATTGAAGTAACAGCCGACTCACTTTGCAACGAATTATCTAAAAAATCGGCAAACGAGGTTGAATTATTAGGTTCTACTTTAGAAAATTCGATGAATGAAGTGTTAAAAACATATGCCCCTTTATGGTCTGTTAAATCAATTGACAGTAAATTAAATGATGTAAAGAGAGAATTAACAGCTCAAACTACAACCGTTATGGGATTGATTGAGCAACTTAATGGATTATTTGATTCGGTGGCTGTATTTGACAACAACAACCGTGAAATATCGTTCTATCATAAAGAAAACGTAGGTGTGAATCGTGGTCTAAGAATAAGAGAAAATAGTTATTTAAAATCATTTGAAGATTCATTTGTTTCAAAAGACATCATAACAAGACTATATCCGTTTGGCAATAACGGTTTGACAATTCAAAGTGTTAATCCTGCCGGAACTGATTATATCGAAGACTTCTCTTATTTCCTCCACCCTTTCAAAAGAGATGTAGAACGAAATGTTATTAAGCATAGTGATTATATGTCAGATGAGTTAGCTCACGCCCTATTGGATTATAAAGAATATTATGATTCTAAAAAAGAAGAAGCTGAAGCATTCAGTAAACGATACACTGATATTTTAGCTGACCATTCTAATGAAAAATTTAAATTAAATCAATTAGCAGCTACATTTGAACGATTGAGAGAACGCAAAGAGTTGTTGACTCCTAAATCTGAATACATTGATTTAGGTATCAAGTCTAGTAGTTTTGATATTATCGTTGAGAAATCATCATATTATGTGTTGATGATTCAAAACTTAGGTCACCTATCACGTATCAGATTCCAAGGTCAAGTCTATGATGTTCCAACTAACGATTGGTTATACCTCAAGATTGACGCCGGTGATTTTCAAGACGCTTTAAAGTATAAAGATAAATTAAAATATACGATTGAAACATTAAGTACTAGACCAGAATACAGAGTTGTATTAACACGTTCTTCTAAAAACGATTATGAGGATTTAGAAGGAGAAAAATTAGAAAGAAAATACAACTATGAGAAGTACAAAAAGTTAGTTGACGACCAGTCAAGAGTAGTTGCTACTATTGAGCGACGTATGAAAAACTATGAAGACGAAAAGAAATCATTGATTGAGTCAATGAATCCTAAGCGTTTTCTTTCACCAGAATTGTATAAAGAGCGAGAACAATTTGTGTATGGCGCTATATGGACAGAAGAAAATCATACAGAAGCTAAAGAGTTATACGATGACGCTATCAAACAAATGAAGAAGCAAAAAATATTAAATAGAACATTGAACATTAGTGTTGTAAACTTTATTCAGTCTTTAGAAGATAAACACAGTTGGGATAAATTAGTAGCTGGTGACATTATCACTTTCTCTAATAAAGCATTTGACGAGAAACTTAAGGCATATATCACTGATATTCAAATCAACTTTGATGAGAATAATGTAACTCTTACTGTAAGTGATGTAATTGATTATAAAAATAGTGCGGAAGTTGTATCAGAATTAATCGCTTCAACAGCATCTAGTGCGGCACAAGTTAATTTCCATAAAGAACAAATTCGTGAACAAAAAGGAAAATTAACTAGAATGTCTCAATTAATTGAAGCTGAGTGGGACGCTAATAAGAAACGTGTACTTGCGGGCAACGAAACAGTTGACATTGGTTCACACGGCGTCAAAGTTATTTCTAACGAAAATCCTAGTGAATTCGTCATTATGGTTGGTGGCGTAATCGCTATGACTAAAGATAACGGTGAAACTTTTAAAACTGGTATTACACCTGATGGCGTAAACGCAGAGATGCTCATTGGTAAAATGATTGTCGGGGAGTCATTAACAATGGAAAATGAGTCTGGCAGCTTTAGATTCGATAAAGATGGATTAACTATTGATAAATCATCATTCCATTTGACATCTTCAGAAGGTGAAGATTATTTCGATAAACTCAAGAAAGAGATTGCTGAAGAAAGTAAAGTTAAAAATGATTTAATTCGTGATGAGTTCGACAGAAAATTGAATGTTGCTATTAGTGAAGCTATTGACGTTGAAGGTATTGTCAATGAAACTAGCGATATTATTAAAGAAACTTTTGCTGACGGTATTATTACAGATGTGGAAAAACGTTTAATTAAAGATACTTTAACAACACTTGAGAAAGAGAACAGTGAGTTTAAGCAACAAGTTGAACAAGCGTATAATCACCCTTACATTCTAAGTGAAGATATTATTAAATTAGACGAAGCAATTGCGGTATATAACGGTATTTATGAATCTTTAGTGACAAACATTAATGAATCAATTAGTGACTCTAAGATTACTCCCCAAGAATCAAAATCAGTAAATGATTCATTAATTCAATATCGTGAAGAAGTAAAAGATATTCTTGTTATTCTTCAAGAAATCATGGAACGTAACCTGAACAATCAACTTAATCAAGTAATTAATGAGTCACATGATTATGCAGATAAGATTTCATTAGATATTAAAGATGAGCTAAAGGATTTAAGCAAGTCAATCAATGATGCTGACGAATACATTAAGGGTGCTTTCTCAGATAATATTTTTGATAGTATTGAAATCGAAAATATCAAAACGATGTTATTAATTGTTGTTAGTGAACTCGAAGATATTACAAATCGACACAATACAGTATCTAATAATGAAAAATTACCGACTGAGTTGAAATCGACTTTAGACGCTTCTTATTCGACTTTACAACAGAATCATGAAGAGTTTGTAAACTATGTACAGTCAATGATTGAAGATGGTCGCTCAGATGAGCAAGAGAAATCGAATTATAAAGAAAAATATGAGAACTACAAAACTTCTATCGCTACTTTTGAAGATGAATATTCTAAAGCAATTTTAGCTATCTCAGATAAATATTCAAAAGATGCAGAAGGTAGACTACAAGGTAAATTTGATAGTCTTAAAGAAGAGATTGATAATGACCTGAGGGATATAAAACAAAACATTACAGAGTTTGAATCGTTGTTAGGAGATTCCTTTAAAGACGGTATTATCACTGCGCAAGAAAAAATTAGAATTCAAGTACATTTAGACATGTTAGACAGAGAGTTTACTGATGTTGAGGAGCAATACAAAATATTGTTAGCTAGCAAATATATCAATCAGAATATACGTGATTTAGTTTCAGCTAAACGCTCCCCTTATGTTGCTACCCATACTAATTTACGTAGATTATTAACTTCTGTTATTGAGGACTCCAAAGTCACACAAGAAGAAAAAAATCAAGTTGATGAGTTGTTAAGAACATATTCAACTAAGTTAAGTGAATACTCAGCAGCAATTACAGACGCATTAAACAAGATGTCAGTTAATATTGCAAGTGACGTAGCAGCTACACAGTTAGAAAAATTTAATGCAGTGGTTCAACAAGTCAATGAAGAAATTGATAGTTTACAAAAACAAGTTGATGGTGCGATAGAAACGTTCTATTACCCATATGCTCCTACTCTAACAAACGTACCCGCAAAGGATTGGAACACAAACACATTAAAAGAAGCTCATGTTGGAGACTTCTTCTTAAATACTAAGTCTGGTGTTGCATACAGATTCGTTAAAGAAGGCGGTAACTATTCTTGGAAAGCTATTGAAGACCAAGTTATTACTGAAGCGTTAAACAACTCAAAGAACGCTTTAGATGTTGCTGATGGTAAAAGACGTGTATTTATAAGTGAACCTACCCCACCTTATGACTCTGGAGACTTATGGACTCAAGGTCAAGCTGGAGATATTTTAGTATCTATCGGTAAAAAATTACAAGGACAACTTTATAACCCAAACGACTGGGTGAAAGCGTCTAAGTATACAGATGATACAACTGCAAATAGAGCTATTAGTGAATTAAATAGCTTCAAAGAATCAGTAAACGGTGATTTAAGAGATTTAAAATCTTCCTCTGAGCGTTTACAAAGAGAAGTTGTTTCATCATTTGAAGATAAAATAATTTCAGCTGAAGAAAAAGCGTCGCTAAAGTCTTTAATGCGCATTATTCCAATAGAAAGAACTCGAATTACTAAACAAGGCGAAACAGTTAAAAATTCTAAGAACTTACCTCTTGAGTATAAAAATAGAGTAACGAACTCATTACAGACATTAACTGATAATTTAAACCAGTTATCAGAAGCTGTTTCTAATGCAATCGCAGACAACAAAATTACTGAGGTAGAGTCAGCAAGTGTTGAAAGACTATTTACCTCATATAATAATTCTTTAAATGATTATGAGAAGATTATCAATGAAGCTATCGATGCAATGATATTTAAAGCTGCTGAGTCTGAAGCTAAGAAAGTCCAAGATAGATTTGACCAATGGAAATCAAGTGAGTTCTCAGTTGAAAGTGAAAGAATTGCTTCACGAGTGTCTGGTTCAGAATGGCGAACTACATACTTACCTCAAATTGAAGGTAAGATTGACGGAATTCAGATTGGTAATCGCAATCTATTACCAAGTTACCAAACTAATAGTCAAATTTATTATAAGTCTAACGGAGTAAGTGTCACTGGTAAATACACTATTTCGATGATTAATGGACAACGCCTTGGTATCCGCTTATACGATGATTACAACTTGTCTCTTGAACCAAACACAGACTATGTTTTTAAGGTGCATGAGAATAGCGATAATGTTACTGTTGGCGTGTTTTACAATAAAGGTTCAAACACAATTGTTGCTTATAGTAACAATAAGACAATTAAGTTTAATACTAAAAACTATCAGAACATTTACATTGTTATTCTTTCTAACTCAAATAGTCAGACAGTAGGAAAAATATCTTTATATAAAGGTAATAAAGAATTAGATTGGACACCTTCTCCTGAAGACTTCGAGAGTGCTTTAAGCGAAGTTGAAACTAAAATTCAAAACAATACATCGTTTATTGAGCAAAACAAAGAAAGAATCACTTCTTCTGTCTCACGAACAGAGCTTAACACACAATTAGAAAAAGTAGCATCTTATGAGCAATCTTATCAAATTACACGCAACAATGCAGAAACGTTAATTGAACACTTAGGTAGTACTTTCGAAGATAAATATTCTTATGAGGTAACTGCTAGGACTAGAAATAATTCTACTGCTACATCAGCGACAGCAATTTTCACAAGTAAAGGTGTCGGCAGAGGATTCGAATTAACCATTCTAGATGAGAAAGGTACTACTGGTATCCACCCTAAATTTGAGTTAAAGAATAATAGTATACCAGCTATTAACACTTATGGTAACTATAGTAGCGTTACTACAATCGATGTAATTTATACAAAATACTTAGGGACAGAAACTAATATTCAAAAAGTTAATTCTAAGATTGAGCAAGCAGCAGATAGTATTAATATTGAAGTTAAAGAGCTTAAAGAAAAATCTGAACTTAGAAATATGTTAAGTAACACTGATTTCGCTGTTCCTAATGCTTATTGGTCAGACACTAGCACAAACCCAAACTTTAGTTTTCCTGAGTTAGATGAAATGAGTATTAACTCTAACAACAACTTATTATTAAACAATGGTTTTAATAACACTGTTGTTGGTTCGAACAATTATAAACGTGTCGAAATGAAATTGACAGAGCCGTTAGAAGTTGGTTCTACATATACATTGCAGTTCGAAACTGAGAATGATGCAAATATTTCAGTTATTTCTGTAATCCCCCACTTTCCTGAATCACAAAGCTATACAGTAAATATTTCGGGGCAAAAGAGAATCACATTAAATATTAGAGCCACAGCAGCTAGTACATCAATGTTATTCTATGTGGGGCAACAACATAGTACAAATAATACAGCCAGCATGTCTGTGTCAAGAGCAACGTTAGTCAAAGGAAATCAACCACTACCTTATGAAGCTGGCAAATCACATCGAGTCACTAAGCTGACATACACAAATAATAATAAATGGGACGCACTCGCTACCCCTATGTTACCAGTTGGCGACAACTTAGAATACTCAGTTGGTGATGAATTAACATTCTCGGCTTACTTATATGTACCGTCAAGAGCAAAGGAATTGATGAATGGCACACCATATATTGAGTTAGCGACATACGAAAATATTAGTCAAAGTAGTAATCCAAATTTTACAAGAATAGCTGTTCAGCCAAGTGAAATCGTTCCTGACAAGTGGTTTAGAGTACAGACTACAGGTGTTATTCCGGCAACTTCACCTAATGGTAAAACAAAGTTTATGCGTGCATTATTAAGATACGAAGGTGTAAACAATTCTCCTGATTCTGACTTGTTCTTCTACTATGGATTACCAATGTTAGAGAAAGGTAATGAAGCAATGAAATGGACATTATCACCATCTGATTTATTCGACCCATCTGGGCTTGCTTCAAAGATTGCTTTATCACCTAGCAGTATTGATTTAATTTCAAAAAATTTAAATATCAATACTGACTTAACTGTTATTAAGAATACTGAAGGTAATGTTGAGATTTCTGGAGATACAATTAAGATTTCTAAAAATTCTAAAGAAGATAGCGTTAGTATTTCACCAGACGGAATTACAGTTATTAAAGATGGTGTGACAAAAATTCAGAACAGTTATGACACAAACGTTAATAATGTGCAAGCGTATGAGCCACAATTCTACTCTTCCAATGCGATTTATAGTATTTCAGACACACGATATAATCATAAACCACATGTCAGCACTGGAGCAGACGGATTGTATGGCTTAGATTGGGGTACATACAGTCTAGGTAGGAAATATAAGCAGCTCATCGAAAGTAGTGGGAAATCATGGGCTCGAGTAAACCGCTATACGTATGAATACAATAAGAGATATTTGGTTGTCCACCTCTCTTGTTATACTTCAGATGATGATATAATGCTTCATTTAAGATGGAGAACTGAGACTGGTGGCGATACATTGCATGAAGAAAAGATATCTTCTAAAAGATATGTGTTCCCACGAATCACAATTGATTTAGAAAAGAAACTCGGCAAAAAGCCTGATAACTCAACCGGTTACTTTGAGTTACAAGCTGGTTTGTCTCAAGGAACCTATAATGCACAATATGGTGGCTTTCGAATTACACGCATGACTATGACAGATTCTAAATAATATTGAGTAAGGTGAGATTATGTTAAGACCTATAAAAACGTATGATAGCGTACAAGATGAAAATGGTAAATACATTACTGAATTGTACATACTAGCCATTGCTTTAAATAGCATTGATGAAGAAGGAAACTTTTCAAGATGTTCAGTTGGGACAGATAATTCTTTAGACGTCCCATCTATCACTTTTATTATAGATGAAAATATATACGAACAATTAGACGATTTAAGAGTGAAAATTATCAACAATAAATATGAACTTGTTCCTAGAGCTGGATATGATTTTGTGCATAAAGAGTTAGAAACTCCAGAACAAAGACGAATTAGAGAGCTTGAAGAACAGTTAGCAAGATTAAAAGCAGCTCAAGGAGGATTATAATGGACAATAAAGAGTTAAGTGCTGAAGAATTGAAAAGTCAATTAGGCTATCTTAGAGCCAAATATGACAAAGCTATGCGTAGTATGACCAGCCAACTTGATTATACTATGGAGCTCGAAGTAGAAAATGACTTATTAAAAACAAGATTAAACGAATTAATGAAAGAGTCACAGGGATAATTCCTTGTGGCTTTTACTCTATAAATAAGGAGTGCTATTAGTGCCAAAATTTAATAATACATACGTTTTAAAGTTAGACGTAAAGCAACAAAATCCTAATCCTCAAATTAAATTTGTGCAATATGACTCAGCGTATTTATACATTGAGTTGTATGATGGCGGAAGAAAAATGGAACTTGAAGAAGGTGAGCGTTTCACTGTCTCTATTGAACATGAAGAAACAGGCACACGCAATACTGGATTAGCGCATTATGACGGTGAACAATTTGTTGTTTATGAATTGCGTCATGCCGATATGCAATATACAGGTAAATATAAAGCACGATTTGCTTCATATAAAGACAGAGAACGTGTTACATCGCTTGTATTCCGTTATGAAGTATATGAGGACTTAGAACAAATTGGTGACGTTAGTGAACTTACAATGTTACAAGAGTTGTTCATTGAGACTGAAGAAATTGGACGAGTCACTCAACGTCAAGGTGAATATGCTGAAGACCGTGGAGATTATGCAAATGCTGCTGGCGATTACGCTAATACAGCTGGTGATAGTCGAATGATGAACTGGATTCCTTATGTGAAGACAATTCAGGAACGAAGTGAACAATATCCTAATCCTAACAATGGTGACACCTTATATGTAATTGATGAAAATAAAGTATTCAGATATGACGGAATCGACGCAATGGATTGGGAACCAATCGCTGGTTGGGACACTTCGGTTATTCAAGATATTTACAGAACTAAAGAAGATAAAGTGGTCGTAAAGAAACTTACAGACGACTTAAGAGACGAGCTAAGAGCTTTAACAGTAGGTGGAAGAAACTTACTAGGTGGAACAAGTTTTAAATCTACCTTTACCCCTACTACATCAGATAGCGCATTTACGTTTAATCAATCTGACGAGAAAGAACTTACCGTAACTCCAACTGGTAGCTATACAACTTCCTCTTATTATGGTATTAAATTAGAAAAACAAGTGGAACCTAACAACTTTGCTTCAGTATCATTTTATGCTAAAGCAAATACACAAGGAACATTCAATTTTAAAATCGGTAACCTAGAATGGTCTCAAGATTTAGAAATTGAAGCATCAAACGAATTTAAAAAATATAAGTTAAGTATTCCAACTACTCATCTTACTGAAAGAAAAGATTATGTTTATTTCAAACATTCTAACGCTATTGTTATCCAACCGATGAGCTTAAAAGTAGAAGAAGGTAACCGTCCTACTACTTGGACACCATCATATATGGATATTATGAATGAGTTCAAGAGAGTTGATGGTGAAATTCGACGCATTGATGGGACACTTGGTTCTCATAATGATAGAATCACTGGCTTAGAAACTGAAATGAGTACTAATGTTGTCAAAAAGAACATCTACGAGCGTGATAGACAAGCTAACACAGAAAAATTCGCACAAATCACACAGACCGCAGAAGGATTAGAAAGCGTTGTCGGTAGAAAAGTCGGTGCCGAAGAAGTTAAATCATTAATCAACCAATCAGCTGAAAGAATCAAAATTAAAGCAAGCAACATCGACTTCAATGGTATGACTTCGTTTAAGAACACAGAAAATAAACTTGACCCTAATGCTTTTATCCAAATTAATGGTGGAGCTATTAAATCACGTGGTTATTATGAGCGTATATGGCGTGATGGCATTAAACGTAACAGGATTCAAGAGATTAACATTGAAGATGGTATGGTACGTATTTCCGACCCACAAGGTGACTTAATCGATAATGAAACTTACGGTTATGACTTTGTGAATGACTTGCAAAAAGACGGTACGAGACAATACAACACATGGCGCTCATTGTATTATTCTTCTGATGGTATTTCCACCTTCCGTGATGGCTCAGGTAAGAACTATGACCACCAAGGAAGAATTGTTTCTTCTGGTACTATTGAATTCTTCTCACATGCATATTCAAAAGCACGTGGGCTTACAATGTATTCGGCTTTTGGTGCAATTGGGTTACAAGCTACAGGTGGACAAATTCATCTTGATGCCGCAGCAACAGTTTACGGACGTTCTCGCCAGTCAGATATTAGATTAAGACCACATGAAAACTTACGTAGTGGAACGAATGAATTTGCTTTCGGTGTAAGTTCAGATAACTCAGGTAGATTAGTATTTGGTGATTTATCCAAGAAGCTAGGTGCAGGCTTCAGATTTATGAAGTCTAAGAACCCTACTATTTATGGTTTAGATGCATCAGGTTCAGCTTCAGCAGCAGTAACTTTAAACATCGGACGTGTACAAGCAGATAAGATTACATCACGAAACGGTAAGAAATCAGTGTACTTTAACGGTGAGGGTTCAGGTAACTTAGCAAACTCAAACGTGTTAATTTCATCTGGTATTAAGACTGGTGGTAACTCATTCTACGTAGGCGTTGATGGTGAATTACGTGTAACGGATAAACGAGGGTACAACCGAGGTAAGTCAATCACTTACAAACCAGTTCGTGCGAGCAAATTAAATTCTGTATCTTCACGTAAATATAAAACTAACATTGAAGATTTAAAATTAGACACATTAGAACTGTTGAAGAAAACTAAAGTGAAACAATATAATCTTAAATCTGATTTAGAAGAAGGATATAAAAAAACTAAGTATGGTGTAATCCTTGAGGACGTAGATGAAGCTCTTCAAGAAGGAGATGCTATCGATGTATATACAATGACTTCATTGTTATGGGACGCCGTACAAAAACAACAAGCAAAAATTGAAGAGTTAGAAAGAAAATTAAAATAAATATAAAGGTGCTCATTCCACTATATTTATATTTAGGAGGAATAATAGTGTGCAAAGTTTAGAGGTCAGAGTGTCTAGCGTTGAGAGCGACGTTAAAAATATAAAAGCTGATTTAAAAGACTTGAAAAGGGAAATGTCTGAGCAAGATGAAAAAATAGAGAGAAAGATTGATGAGAAGTTCAAAGAGATTGAAACCAAAATTGATAAAAACAACGATGCTCAAACAACAAAGTCAGACAAAATAGCTGATGGTGTAGATACTATTAAAGAAACAATCTTTACAAACACTCTTACCCAACAAAAATTACAAAGTTCAATTGAATTACTACAAGCAGATAAAGAATCCGAAAAGCACGAAAGAAATAAACTTAAATGGGCTATTTACGGTGTGGGTTTCTCATTATTAGGCACACTTGTTTGGACATGGGTTCGATTGACTTTTGGTTTAATGTAAATAATTAAAGGTGGTGATTTTATGTTTAAATTAGCAGCTTCATTCTGGGCATGTTTCTGGTTTGGTATTTGCAAATAATCAATTGACTGAGGTGGTCTTTATGACTACCTCTTTTTATTTAACTATTAAATATTATGGAGTGATAAATACTTATGGATATTAAAATGATTATTAGAACGGCATTATTCGTGTACGCAGCAATTAACCAAGTTTTATTAGCACGTGGCTATAATCCTCTCCCATTCGTTGAAGGTGATGTTGAACAAGCGATTAACTTAATTATTGGTGGTTATTCTTCTTTTATGATTTGGTACAAGAATAACAACGTTACTTCTGAAGCTAAGCGTGCGCAAGATAAATTGAACAAGTACAAAGCAGAAAAGAAATATGCTAAAGCAACTGGTGGTACATTATCACAAATTAAGAACAGACCATTAGGCGATGATATTGATATTCGAGAAGGAAACAAATAATTATTATGTTGCCTCATACAGAATATTCAATTAAAGGAGAATTACAAAATTGGCTAAAAATTTATTAAATGAATTAATTTATGTGGACTTCAAAGAAGTGTCATCTATTCAATTAAAACAAGGTGATACTTCCCCTATCTTAATTAAACTTATCAACAATGCGGGAGTAAAGTCTCACAAGTCATTAAAAGAGTATGCAGCTGAAAGTTCGAGTCAGCGAGCCACTGTTTACTTATCAACAAGTAAGAACACAGTTGTGTTTAAACAAAGTTTTGAAGTAAAGAATGGTGCTATTGCATTAACTATCAATCAAGTATTACCTGTCGGAACATATTTCTTAGAGATTTTATATGATGGTAAAGTTTATCCTTCTGCTAATAGTTTGAGTGTCAGAATCAACCCGTCTGCTGATATTGCTCAAGAAGATATTATCAGCCTTGAAACTGTTGAAGCTATTGAAAGTAATATCCTTTCTAAAGTTCTTCCACAAGTACAAGAGCAAATTGACGCTTTATTATCAAACCAAGTGCAAAAATATTTAGCCGAGAATGGTCACAAGCTAAGAGGAGAACGTGGTGAAGCCGGTATTCGTGGTTTAACGGGTGAACGTGGAGCTGACGGTACTAGCGTAACAATATCTAATACTGAGACTTTAGGCAATGGCGATAAGAAAATTACATTTAGCACTGGCGAAACTATCACAATTCCTAAGGGTAACAAAGGTGAAGATGGCATCTCATTAACTATCAACAATATAGACAATGATAGTGACCCATCTAATGTCAAAATTACGTTTTCTGACAACACTGTCATTTCTATTCCAAAAGGGATTAATGGCGAGCGTGGTGAAAGAGGACTAAAAGGTGAAAATGGACGAGACGGCAGTGTCGTAACTATTGATGAAGACACTGGATTCTGGAAGATTGATGATGAATTAACAGAAGTTAAAGCACGAGTTGAAGCCTTGAGTGATGTTCCAATGGATAATGTAGCTGGCTTAAAAGAAAAGTTAAGTTTAATTGAACAATCGACTGAACAACAAATAACTCGCTTAAGACAACAAGAGTTAGCTGAAATCAATCGTAAAATTGAAGGTGTCGCTCCTCAAGTAACTCAGCAAAACCAACAGTATGTTGATAGAAAGATTGAAGAGCTTATTGATAGTGCACCAGAGAATTTAAACACGTTAAACGAGATTGCTCAAAAATTGCAAGAAGATAGTGCATTAAGTGCCTCTCTTGTTAAACAAATTTCATCTAAAGCAGCTACTACTGAGCTTGAGGAAGGATTACAATCAAAAGCTAACAAACAGCATACTCACAGTATCAGCGATATTACTGGGTTATCAGAACAATTGAGTCAAAAAGTTGAATCAGCATCTACTGAAAGTTTAGAAAACTATAAAGCTGAGGCAGATGAAAAGTTTGCGTTAAAGAATCATAACCATAACGGTGTGTATGCCCCACTATCGCATAACCATGAAGTACAACATATTACTGGATTGGAAGAACGCTTACAACAAGTTACAAATGGTTTAGACGGTAAAGATGGTAAATCAATTACAATTACCAATACAGTTACAAATTCAGACGGCAATGTTGTAATCACATTTAGTGACAACACAAGAGTTACTATTCCTAAGGGTGCTAAAGGAGACGCTGGTGCTACAGGTGCTACTGGTGAACGTGGACTTCAAGGCGCTGCCGGTAGAGACGGTAAGAATGTTGAAATCTCAAATATTGAGGAAACTTCAATTACTACGGGTGGTTGGGGTTGGTTAGGCGGTGGCACTACTACCAAAGTGACTCGTGTTACTTTTTCTGATGGTAAGACTGCAGACATTCCTCATGGTGCAAAAGGTGATACAGGAGATAGAGGTGCTAATGGTAAAGATGGTACCTCAATTTCTATCAAGAGTATTACGCCTACTGCAACGGGCAACAGAATCACATTTAGTGATAATAAGTCCATTGATGTAAAGAATGGTACTGACGGTAGAGATGGTAGAAGTTTCACCGTATGGACAGGTTCTCAAGCCGGTTATGACCGCTTATCAACAAAAGATGATAATACTATTTATCTGATAAAAGGGTGATTTTATGGCAATTTTAGACCTCAATAATACTGATAAATTGTTCTTTCAAGGCGTAGAATTTGATAAGTTATACTACGGAGGGGTCGAATTATGGAAGAAACAAGTCAACTTCACCCCTCTTCCGCTCCCAAACAATAAAACTCCCGATTATATGAGCGGCACAACTGCTAACTGGACTATTCAAGGTGTAACACCGAACAAAAATTATCATATAAGTGTTTCAAACGTTAAAAATGGAATTATGCGAGTGTCTCAAACACGTTTAGGAAACACTGACTTAGGTGTATCGGGAGTAAATGGTGGTGTTGCCGCAATTATAAAAACTGTAAGCAACCCTGAGGGTGTGGTTTACGTAACAATGAGTGAAGTATACACTGGCACACCAACATTAACAATATCTGAAATCTAAAAGAATACATTAACGCAAGCTGGCTAATTACGGTCAGCTTTTTTTATTTACACAAAATGAGGTGATTTAATGGCTCCTTCTAAAACAAAACAAGAAGCAATAAATTATGCACTTAGCTTAGAAGGCAAAGGTTTAGACTTTGACAATTTTGCTGGTTGGCAATGTTTCGATGTTGCTAACTATTACTGGAATTATATCTTTGGTCATGGTCTTAAAGGTGAAGGTGCAAAAGATATTCCTGACCCGAGATGGAATGACTTAACTCAAGAAGCATACATATATCCAAATACGCCTGAGTTCTTGGCTGAAAAAGGTGATTTAGCAATATTCAGTAGTCGTTTCGGTGGTGGATATGGACATGTAGGAATCGTGATTGAAGCTACTTTGGATTACATCGTCTTGCTAGAGCAAAACTGGTTTGGTGGAGGAATGAATAAGACCGAAGTAACAACACGAAGAAAACATAGTTATGAATACGATATGAAATTTGTAAGACCTAAGTATAAAAGCGAAGGAAGTGGTAACTTGTCCAAAAAGAAAATCTTATTAGTTGCTGGGCATGGTTTAGGTTATTGGTCTAATGATAGTGGTGCTGCTGCTAATGGATATAATGAACGTGACTTTATTCGTAAAAATATTGTGCCTAATGTAGCAAAACATTTACGAAAAGTTGGACATGATGTACATCTTTATGGCGGAGAAACAATGAACCAAGACTTATTCCAAGACACTCGATATGGCGAAATGGTAGGTAACTATTCAGACTATGGTATGTATTGGGTAGCTAGACAAGGCTTCGATAATGTAACTGAATTCCATTTAGATGCCGCTGGTGCTCAAGCTAGTGGTGGTCATGTTATTATTGGTTTAGGATTAGTACCTGACACTCTAGATAAGGCTATTCAAAACACTATCTATCATTTTGTTGGCACTATTAGAAATATTGACCCTAGAGATAATTTATTAAACGTCAACGTTGCAAAAAATAAAGGTGTAAACTATCGTTTAGCAGAGCTTGGTTTCATCACAAGTGTTAAAGACATGAATAACATTATTAACAATCTTGAGTCGTACACTCGTAGTATTGCTGAGGATATTCATGGTGGGAAACTAGAGTCTGTTAAACAACCAACAAAAGATAAAGCAAAAGTGGCAGTGAAAAAAGTTGTCGCTAAAGTGACTAATAAGAAACCAGCGCCTGCCGCTAATAATAGGAATAAACCTAAAACTGAATGGGCATGGAAAGGTCGATTTACTACATTTGCTAGTAACAGTCAGCCTATTGTTGTTAGACGTTCAGTTGGATTAAATGCAGCTAAAGTAGATGTAAATTCATGGATTTACCCGAACCAATGGGTGCCGTTTGATAGATTAATTAAGAAAGACGGTTATTGGTGGATTCGCTTTGAGTACCCTACTAATCCGTCAGCTGGTAAATTTTATATGCCAATTGGTAAGATTGGTAAAACTGGTAAAGTTAAAGTTGACAAAACATTATGGGGTACTTTAAATATTAAATCTTATGGATAGAATCATAAAAGGAGTTAAGCGCTTATGCCTAACTCCTTATCTTTTTGTTTTTACAACCTCTTAGAGACTAACCCTTCATCACATCATACTCAACCTTAAAACTATCCTCATTTTTAAGAATAATTGTATTTCCCGACTTGCTTCTCAACATCGTAATCACATCAGCGATATTGTCTTGTTGGAACATTAACTTTTCTTGCTCAGTCATTTTGTTATTGATTTCTAATTTTACTGCTACATTTGGCATTGAAACATTCCTCCCACTACATACGAACTTTCGTTCTTATAACGAACACATGTTCTATATAAATAATATAAGCTATAAAACGTCATAAATCAACTACTTAATTTGAATTATTAAAAGTTTGTGTGGAATGAATATGCAAACAAGACCATCATGGGAAGTTAGCCGATTGGTGGAAAATAATTAGTAAATCATCTTAAAGTAAATTGTAATTTATTCAACTTTTGTGAAAGGAATATCTCCTATTATTAATTTATCTCCAACAAGTTGAATGTCAACTTTATCTCCTTCTTCATCGATAGCAAGCAATTGTTCTCCCTCTTTTGTTATTTTAAACTTATGTGGTTGTGCTTTAGAATCTATATTGCTTGAAGAACCGTCATTTTCTAATATTTTCCCTTCACCATTTTTCACAGTGATAATTGCTTGAGTTTCCCCATCATATCCCTCCCATTTACCATTTAATTTCTTAATTTCTGAATCAGTGCAAGCACTTAATACAATTCCAATAAATAAAACAGTAAGCGTTAATAATAATTTTTTCAT